AATAAAGGAGGAGGGGACACCCCCTCCTCCTATGCCGGTTCGTATAAAAAACACACCTAAATTACCCAGGTGAATCACTTACGATAAGGAATGTTATATGTTCAATTTTGGGTTTTTTAAAAAGCCGCCTGTGTCCCGCACTTACAGTCACGACGCCCTTGCCTTCATCGAAGCTAAGTTCGATGGACGAGTGTGGTCGCCTAACAACCAGTGGCGTGAGTTCCAAAAAGCCGTAGAGCACAGTGGTGTTATCACCGACTCTTCCTCCTACGTGAAGGCTGGTTTCCATGAAGAAGTTTATGTGGTACTCAACACCAAGCCGTCGATCAGCTTCGTTAGTAAGCTGCACGTCTTCCTCCGTTTCGCTAACGGGGCGTGGGGGGAGGTAGATCAGGCTGTGGTTAAACAAGCTTTGGTGCGGGTTTTGGACGACGATCTAGATCCCCACAAACTGGCTTACGAGATCTATAACCTAATCGACGACGACATGGAGTTTGGTGGGGCTATTATTGAAAACTGTAAGCTGTTGAAAGGACATCATATCCGTTTTGAATACAACGGGATCATGGGACGCGCTGTTACCAATGAAATGAGTATTCAGCAGATGTTTGCGCACATCGTGTCTCGCAACAGCATTCCGTCTACTTGGGGTGCGGTGAAAAGCAATTCCAGTTACTTGGAGTTGATTGTCGTTGGGTTGCTGGCGGGTCAAGCACATGCTGGTCACGTCGTGCTGAAGCTAATCCCTGAGGATTTCATGGGAATGTTTTCCTAGGTTCGAAAAATCCACAGGTCTATATTACTCAAGTGCAATAACTGCACTAAGGTTTCTAACAAAGGAATAAGTCATGGAAAAGCGTATTATTGTTTGTAACTCTGGTAGTGAGTATCTGTTGTCTGAAGAACCCATCGTAGCTGGGACTCGTATCTACGAAGCCGTGGCTGTAGGTCAGCCCGATAGCAACCCCAGTAGCTGGGGTCCTGGGATGATCTGGAGCATGCTCCAGACTCCGGTTGAGTTCGACCTCGACACTCTGGAAGAGGAGAACTACAAAGAAGTTGGTTTGGATCTGCTCCGCGTTGAGGCTAACTCAAGCGACACTCCGGCGTACCGCGCTTACATTCGCGGTGAAGTGTTCGAAGTGGATGACTCTACTGCGGCTCTGTTTTCACAGCAAAACAATACCATCCAGGTTTTGACTACTGAAACCAAGGAATTGTACCTCCTTCAACCCGGAATGTTTTCTGTGATTCCGGGACGGGTGTTGTGCAAGCTGTTTGCTGTCGCCGATCCTAAGGTTCGTGAAGAGTTCTTCCGCGCGGGCGTGGTGGTGGTACAGCATGATTTCTGTAAACCTTTGTGTGACTACCCCGCCAACAGTCCTTGGGGTGTAAATAAGATCGCGCAGCTCTCCACACCCGAAAACATCAGTATGACCGGTTGTATTGGTTTGGTGGCAAAATATACTCATTCGGCGGATGGCTTTGGTGTCGCCTACGAATACGTATGGGACTGGATGGAGCTGGTGGAGCGCGCAGCCAAAGAGATGGGACTGGATGTCGAAACCCACAAGATCGGGATCAGTCATGCTCTGTTCAACAACCAAGTGTTTGGTTCTGTTCGACTGATGCCGTTGCCTGTGGTAGCCGAACTGCATCGTCAGGTTTGCAGTAATCCTTTTGGTCTGTTCACTCAACCCCAGTCAAATGGTCTGGTGTTCCATAACAACCCTCACGATCCGAACCGTGGTTTTACTCAGATGGCTCCGCAGCGCAATCCGCACGAACCCTGGGGCCAGGCTCAACCTCGTCCTGTTTTCTAAGTAAAAAATTAATAGTCACGTCCAGGTGTGACTGAAGTAGTATACCCCTAACAAAACAATGCAAGGAAATTGAAAATGTCTAACGAAATCAAAGAAAACATCCGTACTGGCGCTGACAAACTGCTGGAACTGTTCAAACTCGGCGACGCTGGTGTTATCGAATCCACTGGCGCTTTCGAAGCGATCAAGAAAGACACCTACACCATGGATCAGGCCCGTGACTTCGTAGCCGACGTCGGCGTGTTCACCGAAATGGCCGCACTGGCTACCGGCGAAGTTGCCAACAAAGCCTGGGGTACCAATCCCGATCTGACTCAGGTCACCAACTCCCTGGAAATCGTGAAGGGCCTGAAGGTGGACGTCGGTGTTCAGCGTGACTACATGCGCATGGAAGGTAAGCCGGGTGAGCAGACTCAGGTTCCTGCTCACAACCAGGTTAAGTCCTCTGTGGTACTGGCCGTCTCCGGCGCTGGCATGAAACGCGTGCGTACTCACGTAAGCGGTCTGTTCCAGGACTAAACGATTACAGCCTAGCGCTAGATAGGGAGGCTTCGGCCTCCCTTCTATTCACTTTAATTTTTTGTTCTAGTGGAGTGGGTAGTGATACTTTCAACTAAAGTTTTAACTGTAGGTAACGATTCTAAACGCATCATTGCTCTAGAGAAACTGGTGGAAGAGTTCATTTCCGATAGTGTTCTGGAAGATACGGTAGAACACTACACTAAGCGTGGTAAGCAGATCCTCGTTATGTACGGGAAGGATTATGCTGGTTTCCTGAGTTATGTACATGTAAGGGGCGATGTCCACATCTCTGGGCTTTATGTAGCTAAAGCATATCGCGGTAAAGGGTTGGCTGGGGCATTGCTAGATTACTGCGTTCGGTGGTGTGGTAGAAATAAAGGTGGTAAGTTTATTATAGGGGTAGCAGCTGACAACACATCGGCTAAAAATCTCTACATCAAGCACGGTTTTGTAGTTAAGCAAACCGGTATCGAGGATGGTATCGAATTCAATTTACTGGAAAGAGTAGGAGACTAATATGCTGGATACTAAGATCGCAAAAGGAATTCTGGAATGTTTTCGTGCTAAATCCTACAACCGCGACGTGGAGTTCTTGACCGCTTGCGTGGTTGTGGCTATTGACACAGGTCGTCATCCGGTCAACCTCGACAATGCGTATACCACTTACCTGCGTTTGGCTGAGCGCAAGTACAGTATTTTCTCCAAACAGAAGTTTCGTGAGTTGGTTACTTACCTGTCTCCCGACGCTATGCTGGAAACTCGGAAAGCTATTCTGGTCGATGGGACTGCTATCGTCGTTACGACTGCTGTTACCGGCATGAAGCCTTCTGGTTGGGCGGATCGTTATCTCGATGAAGTAGCGGCGAGTGGGGCTCAAGAGGCTGTAGATGCGGTGGCCGAGTAAACGACATCGGTTAGTGGTGGAGTGTAAAAGCTCCACCGATATCACTACTAGCTACGAACAGCTCATGCCTCCTCGTGGGTGGTGTCGTATGCCTTTGGCTACTCGCAAGAAATGGCTAGAAGCTCGTCATCGTTGGGAGTTGTCGGTCTACATCGAGATCGAATCTGGTACTGAGGAGCGTGTGGTGGTGGTATCCACTCCTACGCAGTTGCGTGAAGTCAACCACGTAATCAGTCAGATCATCGAGGAAGCCGTAGGAAGCTCCACACAGGCTTTGTATGCTAAGGTAATAGCTCTTACAGTCTAAGGAGTCGAAATGCGTGTATGGACGATACAGATGGCTAAATGGCGCATGCTGAGGTTGACTGAGGTGCACCTGATAGACATCACTGTAAAATCTGGTATAAAAGCTCTGGCTCCGAGCTGGGACTTACTCCAACGCTATCGCTCAGATCCAGCTAGTATGGAGCAGACGTATCGTGAGGAGTTTGCTGAGTTAATGGTAAAGTCTCAGTCAGAACATCCTGAGATCTGGGATGACTTACTGAAGATGGAATCGATAGCACTGGCCTGTTACTGTAAAGCAGGTAAGTTCTGTCACAGGCACCTAGTAGCTGATCTGCTGGTAGAGTGGGGAGCTTCTAGAAACGTGGAAGTTAAACTGATGGGGGAATGGGGAGATGATCCTGGAACCGAAGAATGATGGAGTAGATCATATCAACGTTTACTCCAAAGGAGCTACTGAGTTAGGTCGTCTTCTGACGAACTTCTCTAGACACACCTTTACAGTACACGGGGAGAGTTTTAGCTCTCTAGAGGCTTGGTGGTATTGGGAGTTGTTGCGAGAAGCTGGAGTGGTACTGCGGTGGCGTAATGAGGAACTTCCGGTAGACGTAATGGCTCTTATGCTGGAGCTTAAGTTTACCTGGGGGGTTAACGCTAAAACGATCGGCACTAAGCTGACAGCGATGTACATACCTAACCGAGGTGCTCCTAGCGTGGAGTTTCGTAAGCGCTACGCGGAAGCTGCTGCTGAACGTTTACAGTCCGATCTGAAACTGATACGTTTACTGAGAGACTCTCACCTACCACTGGTACACTACTACTGGTACGGTCGAGCTCAGAAGATCACAGTCGTACAGGATCTAAAGCATCAATGGGTTCTGGGAGTGTGGTCTGATTTCCGTAAGCAGTTGCAAGATGAGCTAAACTCAAACTGAGGGGGAGTGGGGTAACCCCACTCCCCTATTCTTTTTTTTTCGGAACGCACTGAATCTCAGATACATATTACTTAAGTGCAATAAAGCTATAATGCTTTTCAATCCCTTAAGGAGGGAAGTAAAATGATCAATTTCTTAAAAGATGTTGGGTACGTCATCCGAGCCACTTACTGGTTCCGCATCATAATGGCTCGAAATGGCTATAAGACTCTCCCACTTAGAAAATGGGAATCGCGTCCCATAGGGTGTGAATATATACAGATCACCATACTGACACCTCGCGGTAATCTACTCCCACAAGAAGTAGTGGCGGCGTGGACACTGAAAGCCTCTATCGAAGAGTGTTTGGAAATGCTCTCTCAACACGGGTTACTCTGGACTGCTGGTGCAGTCCAAGCTACTAATGTTGGTAAATACAACACACATGCTCTAGCCGAATGCATGAAATACAGAAATTACATGTTAGCCTAAAAAGGGATTTACAAAATGACTATCACTGAAATCAAAGCAATGCTGTTGGAGTCCTCTCTGAGTGAGCCACAGCAGGTTAGTTTACTGAACCGGATTGAGCGTGCTAAGCGCGTAATCGTTTCCGTAAGAGGTGGTCGTTGTCGGAAGATCACTAACGGACTGGCGGGGAAGATGTCTCCACTGGATCACGGGGCTTGGTTCTATCGGACACAAGGTCAGTTGGCTATCGTAGAAGCCAAACGGATAATGGTCGATCGGGTGTTGGTTCCTTCGGTGTTCCTGGAACTGGCTTTCGTTCGGGTCAAAGAAAATAACAAATGGGTCGACTAAAGGACTGAGGAGGTCCTATGGGTGTCGTGACACTTAGTGGGACCTTTGAGTCCATCTTTACACGGAAGTTTGTAGTGGAGCGTACTGAGATACTGAGCTTAGGTAGCTTGGCTCGTACGCTTCAAGAATCTTTAGAGGCGATGGGATTGCGAGCTACTGCTTCAGCATACCCACCAGAGCGCCGTAAAGGGGCCTTGGTGCTCTCTCGAGGTAATCGGAGTGTGTATGTACACACTACAGTCAAAGATGCCGACGATTACTTCCAGGAGCTTCGTCCTGTAATCTTCCGTTCCATTCCGGTAAAGGGATTGGAACTCACTGCGATATTTGGAGAATAAAGTCATGAACTGCTTTCGCACTGATAACGGAACACACATCTGGAAATGTGGGATCTGGTTGATAGGTAGTAATGGTAAGGATATCTTGCTGTATTCTACTCTTCCGCATGATGCTATTCCGGTAGATCAAAACCACCCCGTAGGGATACGTAATGCGGTGGACTATCTTCAGTCCAACTACCCCAATGGGTTTGCACACAACCTGCTTACTGAGCTTTACTACGTGAAGCTCAGGGAGTTTCTGAAAATAGCAGAACAGCCTTTGCGTTACTGCTACAGTAGCTACTGGCAGACCTGGTCTAGACTGGTAGCTGAGTGCGATGGGAAGTACGTGGAGGTGAATCTGTCGCCTCTTAACGGCTGGAGTTCTAAGGCGGGACTGGATCACGTACTTGGTGTTCGGGTACGCTGTCACTGTACTCCTAAGACCCCTAAAGACATCGTGACTGACCAACTACCACCTTACCTGCTCGAAGAGATGCGCGAGCACCTGGGGGCTGAACTCACTCAGTTTATGCTCACAGCTGATTTCGTAAACCTTGTTGACTGGCAGTCTTACCGTAAAGCAAACAACGGTGGGGCTAGTTTTTACCGTATTGCAAAAGGAGTTCCTTGTGTCTAATACAAACACTATCGACTTTACAAGCATAAAGTCTTATATTCGTTACAACGTTATAGATTCCATGGTAGTCACCTACTGTTGTCCCATTCGACTCCGAGAGTATCCTCAGTTACTGATGATGGCCCGCAAGTTGGGTGTGGTCGTTACCTCACACAGACCAGAAGGTAAAATGTTCACCGCTCTGTGTAAGTTAAAACTATCTGGAGAGGTGTTGGTTTGTTATCCCCGTAAACCCCTGAATCTGTATCAATTCAAACAGAACGTCCGGATGCTGTTTAATCTCATGCAATCACTTCGCCCCGATATTGGGGCGTTGTCCGACATGGAGTTGTGATGAAATTACCTTTGAATAAAATTCGTAAGTTGGGACTGCGTGTAACCACTCAAACCCCAACGACTGGAGAGATGATAACTCTTGCATTGGATAGTGATAAAAATTCATTCTACCTTATCGCTAACCGTGCTCTGAGCATCGACAGTTTCAGTAAACGGGTAAGTGTAGTTCTAGGATTGGTTGGTGGTATGATCGACCCGTTGTGGTTTGGTTACACTCCTTACCATCCGGAGTTAATCCTGAGACGTCAAAGATTCATGAAGGGAGGGTTGGGAATTGAACAATCGTGTAAATCTGTATCTGGTTGAGGATATTCAGGCTATACAGCTGGCTATGTACTACCGAGCTGCTCGTAAACTGGGTTTGGTAGTTAGTACTGTCGACACTCTACCAGGTCGTAGTTTGGTGCATCGCACTCCTACAGGGGTGGAAGTAAACGTCTATGCTAAACGACCGATGTGTTACCGACGGTATCTGCGACGGTTTAATAAGCTGGTTGCTCTATTTCCCAATCCAGTAGATCTGTCGAAAATGTTCTAAGGACATAAAAGGAGGAGGGCGCGAGCCCTCCTCCTCTGTTCTTTTTTTTTTTGGATTACTGACGGATGAACACCTGAGCAGCTTCTTCCATTTGACCCATGTATCCGTTGTTGTGGCGAGCCACTTCCGGATCGATCTCTTGGATAAAGCTCGGAGCCATGTTCGGGTTGACACCGGTCCGTACCATCTGATCCAGCAGTTTCTGGCAGTACAGACGTACGCCGTAACCATACTGAGTCAGAGCAGTAAACGGAATGCTCAGCTCGTTGAGCTCACCACCAGCAGTCAGGTCGCGAGAACCTTCGATAGCACCGGTAGTGGTCGGACGCATGTTGGTGCAGACCCAACCTTCGATTACACGAGTACCTGACGGGTCAGTCTCGATGAAGGCACAGCTTGCGCCAGTGTACTCCGGCAGCAAGTCGATGTTCCGAGCCAGACCACGAGATACAACCATCGGGGTCTTGGTGCTGGGGTCGCCTACCAGATACAGGATCCAACCTTCCAGCAGATGCTTGAAGGGTTTCCCGTATTTCTCAGGCCAGGTAAAGGTCGGCTCAGAACGCTCACGAGTAACGTTCGAGGGATCTTGTTGCATTTCACCGGCACCGCCGACTGCAACTTCCTGGTGCTCTACAGTCAGCGTAGCACGCAGACCTTCGATGCGAGTGGCGTGACGCTCGAACATCGCCTTCAGTGCAGAGATCCAAGCGTCCGGATCCGGAAGATCCAGGAAACCGCGAGGAGCCTGCAACATGATGCAGATGAGATTACGGCGGACGTAGTTAGCGTCCGCGTTGTGTACGGTCAGGTCGGGCATGAAGCCTTGTTGGCCAGACTCGATGATGTTAACCATCGGAGAAGTAGCCTGGGAGGCAAACCCGCGCTGAGCCGCTAGGATGGACTCTTTAGTACTCATTGATCAAGCTCCGATCTGCGGTGGGCCACAACAGTGAACGAGGTCACTGTCTTCATGTTGTTACCGTACACGTGGATCTTACAGGTTTCGCTGTAACCACGTTGTTCGTCGTACTTGGTTTCGTAGGTATCGGGAACGATCACTACACGCTCGTCGAAACGATCTTTAACCAGTTCACGAACACGACGGTTGATCCGGTCAGCGCGCTGAGCCGGGGTCAGATCAGAACGACCGGTGAAGTCACGCCACACACGGAAGTTGACCTTCTGAACTTCCACGCAGATGATCATGTTGATCAGAGCATTCAGGATACTGGTATCGTCACGATACACAGTCTGCATGCCAGCGTAGAAATCAGAACGAGTGTCGTAGGACTGAGCCCAGATCATCCCGTTATCCCAGTCTTTGATACGGTTCGGATCAGACTTCCAAGTGGTCTGGAGACCCTTGAGCAGTTTGACTTTGTTGTTCGGAGTAATGTCAGCAGCAAAGCGGCCTTTCATCACACCGTCACCGGAACCACAGTACTGAGACAGAGCGTACGCGATTTCGAAGGTGCCCGGAACCAGCTTCTTCCAAGCGGAGTTGATCAGGTAACCCGACTGACCTACGATAGCAGCACGTACCACGGAAGTACCGTAGAGTTCAGCTTCAGGGAACTGCTCTGCGGCAGTGCGCAGCGCGATCGCCATACTGGACTCGGTAGCCTGGTCGTTCTGCTTGAGCGACACGTCCTGAGTGGACAGACAGACCCAAACGTCTTTACGAGCGCCGAGTACTTTGAGCATCGACTTCTTGGTATCGATGTTAAAGCCGGTATCGACGTAGACAGACTGCGGGAACCGCGCGATGTCCAGGTACTGGTTGGCCAGACCGCCGAAGTTATCGAACTGCTCTTTAACAGAGACGTTGAACGCTTCGTCAGACATTTCGCCATCAGCACCGCCTTGCAGATACTGCACGGAGGTCTCGCTGAACACCACACCGCCGTCCAGGGTACCCTGTACTACCAGTGAGTGGAGTGGGTTGTTGTAAACATCCCGACCAGTCAGTACGTTAACCAGGTACTTGGATTCCGGAACATCCGGCCAGGTAGGTTGCAGCGCGTGCTCTTTGGAGTAGATCTTGGCCAGTACGGCGTCGACGTTAGCCTGGTACACGTGGAACTCACGCAGAGGACCGTAGATCGGCGCGAAGCCAGAGGTCGGGTCTACTGAACGGTAGCTCGGGATCACTACGTCATCCGCGTGGTATTCGCGGTTGGTACGATCGTCGTAGGAGTTCGGACGCAGGGTGAAGTCCACGAAAGGAGCGGAGTTCAGATCCTGAGTGATCACCGGGGTGCTGCGAGCATTCGGACGCTTGAGCATCTGGAGACGATACATAAACGCACCCAGGCGAGTCATCAGAGACTCATCGGCCGGGGAGGAACTACGCAGGGTAGGAGCCATCAGGCGCACACCTACGTTGTCGCCGTCTTTACCGAAGTGGGCGTGATCCAGATCGAAGAACGGATAGAAGGTAGACTTCTCACCAGCACTGCCGGTCAGAGTCCCTTCTTTGGTAACGCCCAGACCGATACCATCGGGGTTGTCTTCAGTACCAGGACCGATGGGTTGCACGGACCACTTGACGATCACACCGGGACGGGTTTCACCAGTATCGACCGGTTGACCGTCTTGACCCAGTTTCAGAGAACCGTCGGGATTGCGTTCGTAGATCTTGACCACAGACTCCACGACCTCAGCGCCGAAACGCAGATTCGGACGCTTAGCACCAGTCGGGATAATACGCTGATAAACAGCGGACTGACCGGACTTGAGGAGAACCTCGTTGATGAAAGCTGTGGAGTGGTTGGCGTATGGACTGCGATAGTTCAGTGCATCGTCGCCGAAGATGCGCTTAGCATCCGCCGCGTTCAAGTGCAATGCATTCTCGTCGCCACTGGGAGCGTAAAGGAATACGTGAGGGAGGAAGATAGGGAGCTGTTCCGGCTCCGGATCTACACGTCTCCCGGAAACGTCCTGGATGCCTTCGAGGATGGCAGCCGGAGACGCGTTTGCGTAATTGGACATCGTTGACTCCTTGATCAAGGGTTCAGTAGTTCGTACTGAAAACACTTAAAGTGGCACGAAACCGCCTTAAGGGTATTTATAAGAACACATAGCACACCTTTACCAAAATGGTATGGTTGTGCGTATGTATCCGGGACGCACGTCATAGAGATTAACGTTTATTAATACTACTCTCTTCATTTATTTCCCAGGAAGGTAAACCATGTTGCTGAAAACACCATACGACGCACCGGTCATGAAAGCCTATGACCTCAAAAAAATCCAATCCCAAGTAGCTGAAGCCATCGTAGCTGGTGAGTATGCTAGTCGTGAAAAACTCGACGAGTCTGCTGCTATCTACAGAACTCCTAATCCGATGTGGGATTTTGAGCTGGCTAATGACGTCGTGGCTATCGTGAAAAATACTGACTGGAAAACCACAGTCGATCCTTTCCCTATTCCTTTTAAGATGCGCACTGCTGCTGGTAAAGAGCTGTACGTCCTGGATGCTCGGATGTACACAGCTCCGGCCAACCACTACCGTCAGTACGGCATTATGCACAACCCGTCTGAGATTGGTGTGTATTCCGACATTATCTCTTGGATGCGTTGCTGGGATGCCCGTGAGGGTGGTGACATTCGTCGTGTGCATGACTACGTGACTGGTACTTTCGCTAACTGGATTGCCAGTGCTGTTTCCAGGATCACTGGTGTGAACGGTGGTGAGGATTACGATATCATTCGTTTCCTGGCAGCTTACTGGTTCCAGGCTCAGTTCTCTGAAGTACCTTACGAGGTTACTGTAGAAGAGCGTCTGCGGATGCGTCGCGTAATGACCAACTGCTGGCCTCGCCCGGATTCCGTGGTAGATCTGCAAACCAAGGACTTCGGTTACATCGGAAACCTGGAAGACTTCCTGGAAGCGGTTAAGAAACAGCTTCCTAACAATCGTCGGGTACACATGCTCAACCGGGCTTACTTCACACAGCAGATCGCCAACAGCTGGCGCGGCTTCCATGCTGGTGTGATGAGCAACGTGGCTATGGAGTATCCTCCTTTCTTTATCGCCATGTACTACTACTCGCTGACCAACGGTTGGGCTAAAGATGTTGGTTTGGGTAAAGTAGCACAGAACCTGCGCGATACTCAAAAGCGTGCAGACTTCCTGGCCTCCTATCGGAGAACTATCAATGTCTGGAAACAGCCGTAAATTTCTATCTGATTTGGTAGCGCATGCTCGAGCGAACGTGTGGTGTACTCCACGCCAAGACGAGCAGGCTATACTCAAACTCACTAGACTGACCCCGGATTTCGGGGTCTTACGACGGTTTGCTCTAGACTGGAATTCATTGGACCTGCCTGAGTCAGGTCCTTATTTCCATGTCTATCAAATCGGTTCTAACCTTCCTACTGATCTGGGGTTAGGTAACGTAGGACGTGAATGGAAGCGAATGGATCAGATTTGTAAAGATGAGTTGCTGTATGCTGATCTCTACGAGTCTGACGGATACCACTTGCCTTTAACAGGTGCTTGGTTCTGTCGTACCGACAACCAGAATTTGCTGTTGGCTGTACGCATCCATCCTAAACTTCCAGATCTAAACCAGAACTCAGTTTATCTGCGCTTGTATTCCAGTGCTTGGTTCCGAGTGGAGTCTAATCCCACTGCACCTCACGAGATCCGAGTGCGTGGTGGGGTAATGACTAGTGTTCCTGAGATTACCACCATTATCACCGAATACAACTCCCTGGTGGGTTTAGGTCGTGTGGGTGTGTTCCTGTACTGGAACGGTGTGTGGGTTCGTAACCTAAGAGCTGCTTCGGTAGCTATCGGTGATGTACTGGAGTATGTTTACGATTCTAGTGTTTATCGTTCCGTAGGTGTGGAGCTGAAGAACCTGGATCTGTTCACCAGTATTATCGACACCACCAACAAATACCTACTGCATGTTCCGAAGTCTGAAAACAATCAGATAGCGTATCGTGACGACGTGGAGGTGGTGGTACATCGCCTAGCTGCTGATGGAGATACTGAAGCTGGACTGTATTACCATCGTAACAATGAAAACGGCATGCGGATGGTTACTCATAACGACTATTCGTTCCCGGTGCATCATGTTACTGCTGTAGCTAACCGACTCACCCCAGCAGCTCCTATCGACGCTGTAGGGGTGCGTGTGTACTTCCGTCACAGTGGGTACGACCGTCCGTTAGTGTTTGAATCCAACCGCATACACGAGCTCTACAAGCTCAGCGACACGCAGATCCGTCAGGCGATGACTGGGATGCATGCTACTTTACCAGAGTGGCAAGCAGCTCATCTCGAGAACTCCTGGTACACGTATCTGATGCGTAATACCTTCGGTAACTTTACATCCGATGATGTTATCCGTGCGTACGGGTATAACGCGATGTCTGTTCTAAGTGGGATGTCTCCCATGCCTCCTCGTAAAGACGAATCTAACTTCCCCGTTCCAGTGGGGTGTGAGGCTCGGGTTTGTGGTGTGTACGAGTATAAGGATGGGGTACTGTCTGGTGTGGTGTCTGGGTATATGGGTGTTTCCTATACTCCCAACTACACCGGGACTAACTTGGTGGAGTATGTGCAGGCCGAACCTACTAACATAGGGATCGAACAACCAGGTACGATGTGGGTACTGGAAGATGACCTAGACTATCGCGTGTATCGCACGCCGTCTGGGTATCTGCCGGGTAAACGCAAGTGGGTGGATGTTACTGAGTTAGATGTAGTCCAAGAAGACTGGCCTGTGGTGGAGGTTAAGGATACTACTGGTATCTACGACTACTGCTTGAAAACCGATGAGCGCTTCGTTACTTATGCTTTTGATTTCAATCCAGTGGATCGACTGTTTAAGTTCGATGTCTTCCATTACACTGAAGATGGTGGTGTGGCTACTATGGAGATTCCTCCGGGTAGTTTGGAGCTGTGGTTGAACAACCGTCGTTGCATTCGGGATCTGGATTATCACGTAGAGTGGCCTACTGTCGTGATTACCAACAAAGAGTTCCTGATAGAAGGCGTAAACCGTGTTCGGGTACGCGCTGTAGGGTTCTGTACTGCCGACGGGGAGTTGGAACCATTAGGCGACTTCGGTTACGTAGAGAATGGACTAGTGAGTGTTAATAACCGGTTTAACATTCGGGATGATAAATCCCAAGTCCACATAGTCTACGGTAAGGTATACGATCGAAGTGTACTGAAGTTCTCTGAAAAAGACTCTGGGGTGTATCTCGACAACGTACGAGAGGGTGCTCCTTATCTGTGCACTAACAACTGGGTGCCGGTGCGTGGGGTAGGGGCGGAGCGCTCTGTGAAACTCTACCACGCTGCGCTGGAGCTAGATACCAGGGTCGAAGCTTATATGTCTCGATACCTACCACAGCCCTCGCGACCGAACTCTCCAGGTATCCCTGAGTTTTACCAGCTTTACAGTCCGTGGTTCAGTAAGCTGACCTGGGATCTGAAACTGGGATTACTGCGGCCTGAAGAAGTCACGACCGACAAACAGCTCCTAGATGCCGTAAAACGCTACGAGGAGTTGCTGGGGTACGATCCCCTCAAGACTGGTGTAGACACTCACTACGTGGCAGTACACCCGCACTCATCCCACAACGTGGTAGAGGTTACTGGTGAGCAGTACGACGTACTGCGTCGAGCTAATCGCCTGGTGTTCAACAACCAGCTTCTGCTGTCTCAGTTCTATCACTTGGTTTAAGGAATAGGAAATGTCTGAAAAACAACCTGTATACAATCCCCATCGTGGATGGCGGGAATGGTTCCTTCCGGAAACCTGGACGGGACCTGGTGGTAGTGGCGTTTACGTGCCTAACGTAAATGACCGCTTGTTCTCTTACGAGAAAGGTTTTGAGCGTGTTACATGGGTTGAGGATACCTATCCTCACCGCTACACCTCAGAGCCGTGGAACCCTCCACGTAAAGCGGAGGACATTGAAGGCCTGGATCTGCTGCGTGGTAGTGGTCCTGGGTATCGTAGTGAGTCTTATCGTTTGCTGGTAGACGATTCTCAGATGCCTGCTCGGGCTGCTGTGAAGGGCAGTGCGTTTGTAAACGCACGAGACGCCTCTTACGCTAAACTGTTCCGTGGTAACGACTTCGAGAACGGTGAGGTAATCTCTAAGTTCTTCGATGACTCGATGACACTACTGGGTGAGAACATTCCGCTGGAACTGGTAGCGATGCCTGATCACCAGAACTACGGAGTGAAAACTGTCAAGCCCTTCCACATCACTCACTCGCTCACCGAACGGGAAGAAGTTACTCTGGTATTCTACGGAGCTAACAACCGTAAGTTGAGTGAAGCCAACCTGTTGGTAACTAAGACAGGTTTCGTGCGTGGTATCGAGGCTGGTCAGCGTTACATCACTGACCTGGAACTGATTACTCCGTGGCGGGACGTGAACGATCCGAACCTCTTGGTGTTCCCTGTGAATATCACGATGTCCAGTATCAGTTTCTTCGCTAAGGCTGTCTACTCCGATGGTACTAAGTCTAAGAACCTTCCGATCGACGGAACTAAGGTGCGATTGGATGGTTTGGATTCTTATCTGCCGACCAACACTGGTGATCCGGTGAATCTGGTACTCTCGTATCAACTCGGGCCCAACGAGAACGCTTACGGGATGATTGGTATTTCCAACAACTTCCCGAAGGTGTATCGTGCTGTGACTGGTCCTGTACAAGGAGCTTACTCCGTACGTCTGTTCGGTTTCCCTTGCTGGAACCGAGACATCAGTTCTTACGAGCTGCATTGGTTCTTGTACAACCTCGATCGAGATCAGTGGTACTCTTGCGATGACAATGTCGAGCTGGCTCAGAACTCTCCTGCTTTCGATGGTCGGAAGTTCGGTGAAATCCAGGATATGACATTCGTCGTAGACCTCAGTAAGATCGATCGTCGGTTTGCTTCGTATCGTCACGAGCAGAAGCTCAGACTGACGCTCAAACGAGCTTACGACGCCAACGAGGAGCTCTGGGAGCTGTATCAGGAAGTTGGTCAGAACCCAGGGTACGGTAAAGGACTGGCTGCGCTGTTTACTCACGTCAGTGGTGCTAACTACACCGTGCGGTTAGACAGTGGGTTTACTCTGCTGGATGACTGGTTGCAACACGTCTACTACGACGTGAAGCCTATCATCAATCCGCTGGTAGAAACCAAGCCACCTCGTCCTACTCACTTCGTACTGAACACCGGTTCTGTTACGCAGGAGTACACTCTGGAAGCATGGAACACCGAACTGGTGTCTGTGCAGGAAGTACGTCCTGGCGAGAACGTGTATCTGCACTGGATTCGTCGTGATGGTAACACTGACCTGCAATTGGGTGTGTCGGCTATCCCGGTAAACCACGCCACAACCGTTTAACGTAATACGGAGGAGGGGGACTACCCCTCCTCTAAGGAACGTTTATGATTCGATTTCACAGTGACTGGGCTAAGTACCCTGACGCGATACCACATTTATCCACCAAGAATAAGTCGTTCCTTAACATGGCGAAGCTTTATCGCGACATGGGTAAAAAGAATGCTTACTTCTTGTTGGCTTTACATCAGCCAGAACTACAACACCTAGATCCTCACGCCGATGATCTAACAGAAGATGAAAAATTCAAGATAGGTATTGAGTGTAAATACAACATCTGGTATTTCTTGCGGGAAGTTGTACGCATACCAGGTGGTGACCACGGCGTGCCTTTCAACGCCAACCGGGGGAACATAGCTCTGGTGTGGCTGCACATCTGTAACGTTGACGTGGCGCTGATACAACCACGTCAGACTGGTAAGTCGGTTTCGACCGACGGCATTATGCTCTGGTTGTTGTATTTCGGTAACTACAACAAAACGATAGGACTGATCACTAAAGACCACTCCCTGCGGGTAGGTAACGTTGAACGTCTGAAGAAGTTCAGGCAGTTACTACCGACGTATCTGTACTCAGTAGCTCGTGAAGACACTGACAACCAGATCGAGCTTACCAACATCAAGATGAAGAACAAATACGAGACAGCTGTTGCTCAGAACTCTGAGATGATGGCTAACAACGTATTTCGTGGTAAGACGCTCCCGACTATCCAGTGTGACGAAGGCCCGTTTATTCCTTGGATCAGTATCACGCTGCCTGCGGCGCTGGCGGCTACTACTGAAGCTTCTCAGCAAGCAGCTCGTGAAGGGAAACCTCACGGTAACATCTTCACTACAACCGCAGGTAAGAAGGACGACCGGGACGGTAAGTACATGTACTCGCTGATCCACAACGGTCTCCCATGGACTGAAGACTTGCTGGATCTGGAAGATCGTGAGCAGCTCCATCAATTCATCAAAGCAAACGTACACGCCGATGAGAACGGGGTGCGTCGGATGTTGGTAAACTGTACGTTCAACCATCGTCAGCTAGGCTTTACTGACGAGTGGCTCTACGAGCGGATCGGTAAGGCTGGTGGTACTGAAGATCAGATCAACCGTGACTGGTTTAACGTTTGGACTAGTGGTACTCAGAACTCTCCGCTTAGTATCAAACTCAACGGCATCATTAAAGACTCTGAGCGCGATCCTCTGCGCACTGAGTTCACCAAGGAGGGTTACGCTATCCGTTGGTACGTGGAGCCGTCAGAACTCGCTACAGGCCATTATTTCATGGGTCTCGATACTTCCGAAGCATTGGGAGGTCAGAACGATGACATTGCGATGGTTCTAGTAGACATTCGTGATATGTCTGTAGTGGCTCAGATGTCTGTGAACGAGACTAACCTGTTTAACTTTGCTAACTGGTTGGCGTTGTTCCTGATCGATCATCGTAACGTAACGCTGATACCTGAGCGTAAGTCTTCTGCTACTAGCATCATCGGTTTCGTATGTCTGATCCTGCAACGCTACGGCGTAGATCCTTTCGAGCGGATCTTCAACCACATCGTACAAGATCAGCATCAGCATCCTGAGAAGTTCAAAGAGATCCAACTGTCCTTGAGTCGTCGTACTGAACTGTTCTACGATGATTTCATCAAGTACTTTGGTTTCGTAACTGGTTCCAACAACCGGGACGAGCTCTACGGGAATACGCTTCAGAACGCCGCTAAGCAAGCCGGGCATTTGGTAAGGGATAAGATCCTAGGTGGTCAGATCCGTGGTCTGGTGGTGCGTAAGGGCCGTATAGACCACGCTGCTAGCGGACACGATGACTGTGTAATCGCTTGGCTGCTGACTCACTGGTTGGCTACTCAAGGTCGCTACCTCGAATACTACGGTGTAGATACTCGTCAGTTGATGAAGTTCGTGACTGAAGAGAACCGTACGCTAAACGAAGTAGAAGTACGTGTGAAAGAAAACCAGGCTAAGATGAAGCAAGAGATCGAAGAGTTGGTACAACGCTTGGGTAAAGGTGGTAGTCCGATCGAGCAGATGCGTATCGAGCATCGGTTGAGATTCCTCTACCCACAGGTATCTTGGACTGAAGGTAGTTACTCTTCTGTGGATGAGTTGCTGCGCAGTATCAAAGACCAGCGTAAAGTCAACACTCGGATGAACTCACTGAATCGAGGGACTGGGTATCGTCCTGCAAATCGTGCTTGGGATTCCAATACTCAAGTGTTTGGTATGCGTTGAGCATAAAAGAGGAGGGGCTTGAGCCCCTCCTGCTATGTCGTTAGTCAATCATCGCTTGTAATACTCTCTGGTGAGCGTACGAAGCACTACATACAAAAAGATGGCCGTACGTACCGCTGCAAGTACATCGCGGTTAGAACTCGATACAGCCTCTTTTACGATGAGGTCACCTTCGTTACGGATTTTGAGCACCACTTCGTTTACAGAACGAGAAGCTGTGTACATAAACCGAAGTTTAGAGATGATCACATCGAGTTGAGTAGCTCGATAACCTTTGGACTGGATGTAATCGAAGGCATGGATCAGTACATCGTCCACTAGCTCTACGATAAACGGGTACTTCTGGTTACCGTAGTTGGCTTGTAGGAACTCCAGTCCTTCGACGATGTGTTTGGTATCCACACCAGTCATGGCTTCTGACACGACTTCTACTAACTCTGATTTGATAAACGAGTTACGATCTTGCAGAACCGATTGTAGGTACCTACGATAGATTGTAAACGCGTTTGCCTTGTCCCGCAGTACTACCTCACCCTCAATCTCTACTGTGTTGCCACGCGCGCTTATACGAGCGTTACGGTCACGTACGTTGTAGAACTCAGCAGTGAGTGCTTTTACTACTTCACGTATACGAGACTGGATGTCGTTCACCATGTACACGATAGCTTTGTCTGAGTCGTAACGTGTGTAGGTTTGGAAGTGTAAGCCTTTAGGGGAAGTGATCAGTTCAGCACGTGCTTGGATCAAGGCTTCCCAGCTACCGAAGACTTTGATGTCGAACTTCTTAGACAGCGAAGCATAGGTAGCCAGAGCTACTTCACGATCAGCCGGAAATGGGAAGTAGTGCGCCATCAGACTCGATACGAATTTGTAGTGCATGATCTTGATCAGATCGATCTTGGCTTGCTGCTGCTCTTTAGGAGAGATCTGTTTGGAGTTGTGGATCTGGTAGAGTAGCCAGATGATCGACTGGTTCATTGCATCCGAAGACACTACGAAGTTAGGGTCGATACCTTCAGCTGATTTTACAGCTCTTCCTAACTGGATGTCGTCACAATCCAATACGTCGTCAAACCAAGCTAGACGGTCGTCTTCTGTAAAGCGTACAGGATACACTCCTATAAGCGGATTACCGAAGAACTGGATGTGATCCGCATCCTTAGTCACAAAACCTAAAGCAAAGCGTCTAATCGCTTTACAGAGCTTTAGATCGTACTTCAGGTGACCTAGGTGTTGTTCGAATACTGGACGTAGGCTACACAGTCTAGAGTCGTACTCTTCTAAACTGAGTTCCCATTCCCGTTCGAAGCGGTGTTCGAATGATTCATTACTCCAGACCAAGTCTGCGAGTAAAGTGTTGTCGAGGAGTTCCTCGAGACTAGGCGTTAAGTAATCTATCATCTTAAGGGATCCCATTGGTTTTCAAACCCATATTATCTCAGTGTAATCCAACTAATAAGGGCTTTTAAAATGTTCTACGCTAACACTCCGATCACTAAGTGGTCTCGCATTCAAGACATCAAATTCCCGATGGTAGTACAACACCATCTTCCTGGTAACTGTTTTACTGCAAACTACCACGAGGGTCACTACAACCTGATCACTCGTCAGTTCGCTTACGAAGACAGCGGTATGGCACGTGCTGTGCTGAACTGGCTGGGTACTGTGGGTATCTCCAACGCCACTACAGTAACGTTCGATATCCAGCATCGTCTGCTGACTACTTCTCAGTCCAGAGAGATGGTTATGGATGAGATGTTGTTTGCAGTTCCTACATTCGAACTCAACGGATGGTTGGTGCGTATCTACGACCACAACGGTGTGGTGACTTCTCCTGAAACAGTAGAAGAGTATCTGATTCCGAAAGTAGAGGTACACGACGACCTCGAGCTGGAACATCAGTATCGCTGTATTGCAGAACTGCGTGGCGTGCTGGGCTTCTACGTACACGCTCAAGACGGTGAGGTATACAACCTGCCGGTACGTCGCTGGTTGGCTGTGAAAGGCGACTACGATCGTCGTAGCGGTACTCTGATGGTACGTGGTATCGAAGATCCTAATTACATTGGTCGCTTCAATACCAAAATGAACCGGGTACTGGAGAAAGCATTACAGGACAGTCCTGCAAACCTTGAGTTTCAGGTTTCCTATTCCAGCCTGGCTCGTCAGATAGATGGTCGTGTGAATATGTTCGGACTGCGCTACGACGGTCATAATCCTGACACTTCTAAAGATCATCAGCTGTGTGGGGTGTTCTGATGCACTTACGAGCTACACTGAACTTACAACTCAACACGGTACTTCAAGATCCGGAGCTCTCTACTGTAGAGCAACTGAAAGAGGAGTATCCGTTACTGATCCAGAACCTGAAGGACTACTGTTTCGATTCAGGGTGTCCTGAACCAGACTCTAGACTGGAGTTGCTGGAGTCTAAAGGTATTATGTGTTGGAAGGAAGAGGATGGCATGGTATTCAAATTCCCTTTTGGGAATCTGGTACTGTGAAACTACAACCCGTGTTTGCTTCGTGTTGAAGCAAGGCCCACTTAGGTGGGCTTCTTTTTTTGTAACTATCTGTATAGACTCGGTTTTATATCGAGGCGTATTGTAACAATCCAGGAGGCTTCTGTGTTTCCTATCGATTCTACTTAAGAGGTAAATGAAAATGTCTAGACTAGCTCGAGCTTTCCGTTCTCTGGAATGCAACCAAGGCGTTACTGTGGTATTGGATCTCAATCCTGACTACGCTACTAACGAAGTATTCTTCAACTCTATCAACCAAGGCAGCGGGAGTGCCCAGGGACGCATTCGACATCATCTGGCTAAGTTCGGTATTAGCTACTTTGCTCTCACTGGTATCAACTCTCTGGAGCAGTGTCACGAAGTCTTGGCCGACTATGGAATGAACAACTGTGGGTCAGGTCGTATCCTACTGATGTGGGATCGCAGACCCGTGGGGATCGAACAGATCGTAGGGAGCTTTAACAACAAGATTGCTGATGTGGTCTTCTGCTAAGCGAGGGGGCTTCGACCCCCTCTAGTTCTTTTTTTTGCCCTCGTGCGCCGAGCCGCCCGATCGCGCCTGGCTGCGCCGCGCCCAGAGTTTAGTTGCTAATTCGTATTTTTTCTTTTAGAGTATACAAGATACTCTAAAAGCCTCTGATGAGGTTTACTATTTGATTTTTTATTTTATCACGTTAGTGATTCTTCTTTTCAATTTAAAACATTAGAGTAGTGTGATACGTAGTAATCTAAACTACTCTAATTTAAACATTCAACTAGTTAGCTAATTGGTTTTTTTAAGTATGTAAAAAATTACATAGTCTTATTATATGTGAAGTGCTATTAAAAGACGACTGAGTGAAGAGACTGAGGGTATCGAAGATACACGAGGGAACGGAACGAAGGAGATCAGAATGGAACGACGACTCTGACCCACTCTAGCGAGGAGCTAGAGGGGGGAGGTGGCGGAGAGGCAAGGGGTAGGAAGAGATAGAGAAAGGAAAAGGGGGAGGAGGGGCGCAGCCCCTCCGTCTGGGGGAAAAGGAAAGAGAAAGAGAAGGAAGGGGGATTTCAGCAAAAGCTGAATAAATCCCCAGTAAAATACTTTTTTATTCGCTTACTTAGAAACGACTAGCTAGTGGTGGCTTTAGCTAAACCACGAGAGCTAGGAGTCGGATTGCAGTTAGTTTCAGCAGGTTCCTGGAAGACAGCGGAACCCACTGGATTTCAGATACATATTACTACAATGCATCTAGGAGCTTGGAGCTCCTAGCTTTATTTCCCAAAATAGAATAAAGGGGTTTTAGAATGCAAGAAAAGATTCAAGAGCAACTCGATGCATTACAAGGAAGCTGGATCCTACAGTGCGTAAGAGACCACGGAAGTCCAGAGGCGTTGGATGACGATACGGTACCTGGGTACGATGTAGTCGTGGGGGAGTACAGACTGTCACTACGCAAACAGGAACTGCCCAGGAGGTATCTGAGTAGCTACAATCCAGTGAACATTACAACTAATCTCGAAGTAGACGATAAAGCTCCTAAGCTCCTGAAGCTTTACGCAGAGCATCTGAATCGCAAAACAGACGAGACTTGGTTAGCTGTACTCGAAGAACTCGTACAAGTAGAAAACAAACTCAATAAGAAGGAAAAGAAAATGTTGAAACTGCATTGGGATCTGAGAATTGAAAAACTGAACGACAGTAATCCTCACAAAGGAGTAGTACTGGGGGATTACGTTCTGTCGATAACCAACGCACCTAGCTTTTATCCAGGATATAAGCTTCACTGTCCTCCAGTGCCGCCGAAGCTGGATGATGGTGAGATTTTTGAGTTGGTAAGAGCTGGTAAAATCACAGAGCTGGAAGCTGCGGTTTTGGAGTACAGTAAACACTGCGGTAATCCAACTTCGGCTACAGTAGGTGAGCTGGAAGCTGCTCTCGAGAAAGCTGGGGCTGAGTGGTTTGCTATGGAGCAAGAGATCAAGCACATAGTAGGTCAGATGCAACTCCACTGGCACGCCGGGGTAACTGATAATAAATACAAAGACCCAGTCAAAAGAGAAGTAATACGCCAACCAATAAACGATACTCAGTGGTTCGTTTTGAGTTGTATGGATCCAATTGCTTTTCATCCGAAGGGTTTTTGTTTCGAACCGCCTGTTTGCTTGGGAGAAGTCCTTAATGAGCACCTGGGTGTGGTTGCGGGACACTATCTAGATATCGTAAATGTCGACCCGGCAAACCCTCGTAGTATGAAACGTTATCATGCCCTCGTAAAACAAATTTGGGCGTTGGAGAAAGCAATGGATCAGTCTAAACCAGCAGACACCCAGCTAGGGTTCACTCAGGTCGATGATGTTACTGTAAAAATCGAATCGCTGCGTAGCAAACTTAAGTACGATTGGTTATTCCAGATAGTTGATGCTGGAACTCCGGATCATGCAATCTGGCCCGAAGCTAATATGTGGTGTCGCGACTCTTTAAGCAATGGTAGTGACTTAGCCATCCTTTATCGTCCTAAAGGAGAAGAGTTACTTGGCTTTTTGAAAATAGGCGGGCATCCATTCCAACAGTTCCACAACGCTACGATAACAAACCGACTTACTGAAGAGTTTTTGAATATGATTGGTAGACATACCACCAATGTACCGGTGTTTGAGAAAACCCCCGGTTATGTGGATCTGCTCGAAGCAGTCTTGGAACAGGAAACCAAAATGGGACAGGGGTGGTCGACTGAGGGAGCAAGCCACCAACACTCACTCAAACTCAACCCAACACCTACCGCGTACAGCTACCTGGTGGTGTTCCAGGATCTGATGGCTCCGCAGAGTACTGTACTCGGTGCTGACTGGGTTGGTAGTTTTGAGATCAAGCCTCTTTACAACGTCGCTGTGTATCGTGCTCCTTCTGAAAGCTTTGCGCTGATGTTTACACTGGATGGTAACGTCCGGGTTGATGCTCTAGAAGCAGGTGCTAAAGGTACCGGTCTGGCAGCGCAGCTCAGTAAGCTGGCTGTAGCGCACCTGGGACACACTACATTAGAATGGAGAGAGACCACTAAGCTCCTGCGTGCTTGTTTCGAATAAACCACTCGGAGAGGAGCCTAGACTCCTCTCCTTTTATACCTTCAGAATAAGGGAAATGAAAACATGATTTTAGTAACCACTAACGAACACTCCAAGAACGTGTACTGTTCCGATGAGCTCGTAAACACTCTCAGCAGCTCTGTAGTAGCCATCGGCACTTCAGGACGGTGTTTGGTAGATCCTGCTATCGGAATCTCTCTGGAAGGTGTTAGAGAGGCATTGGAGGACATTGGACTGCGGCCTGATGAACTCGAGTACGACTCCGAGCGCTTCCAACGTAAGTACGTCGTGGCTACTCTTACTGAAAACATGTGGTATTTCGAAACAACCACAGAAGCTCCTGTACGGACTCCTAACGAGTTCGAGTTCATTAGAGTCGAACTCCACGACTGTAACGACGTAATCACTCGTATGGTGTTTGCATCGCACGTACGTGGCGATTCGAGTTTGCTCGATGATCCGATGATCGCAGACTACCTCGCACTGCAACAGTACAGTCAGTATCGCTGTCTGGTATTAAAATAAAAACATTACATCATGGTAATGACAGTCGTCCAACTAGATAAGGAATGTAGAAAATGATGATCGCAATTGTAACCCCCGAACATGTCTTCGACCGCCTGAGCGATAAATCCCGCGTCCATTACGTCGATGATGTCGCCGTCGTACTCAATCCTTCTATCCGTCCTGGTTTTGTTATCGATGAGGAGATAGATCGCTCACGTATCGTGAGTATTTTATCTCAGGTCGAAATCCGGGGAGTTACTGTCGACACCTGGGTGATTCCAGAAGCATTTAAGACAGTAAAAAAGGTCGAGAAGATTCCTCTCGAACATTACCATCTTAAAGTGTTCCTTGGCAAACCCAATAAAGACAAAGAACACATGATGCGCCAAGCCCATTGGTTCATCAATAAAAACGCGTGCCTCATTGCCGAGATTAGTCGCGATCCAATTGATGTTTATGAAAACCACCGCATCCTTCGCGAGTTGAGAAACTTCGACTTGTCAGAACTTCCACCGCATATGAAGTTCGCTGTTGGCAGTATTCTTTCTGGTAATGATGATATCATCTACGATCCGACACTGATCTCTTTCACTTCGCAGGAGATCACAGATCGCGGCTACGCTTCTACCAACTAAAACATTCGGAGAGGAGCTTGAGCTCCTCTCCTTTGCACCTACTAATAAGGGATTTACAAAATGAAAATCTACGAAACCATTCGTCCCCTGGGTATCTGCCATCCCACCATGCGTCTGTTGTCTGCTATCTCAGAATCCACTCTCTGGGTTTGCGAGGAAGAAAATCTATCCGAACTGGAGATCTGGCGTGATCCTAAAATCGATGTCCCACGCCTCACGGGTACTGAACTTCTATCCAAAGACCAACAACAAGCTTTGAAAGACGTGGAACCCACCTACCACGCAATACAAGATCTTCCTGAAAAGAAAGGATATGTCGTAACGCTTGCATGTGTGGAGCATCGGTATGCTGCCGAAATGCAGCTGTACGCGCACTCTAATGATCGCCGCTACGTTCTCGGAGAACATACCCTGATCGTAGGATGTCGCGTAAGTGATGATCCGATGATAGTGCTGGACTTCCAAGCAATACCACAAGCCACACTACCTCTGTTCGTATCGGTGCTGATAGATCACTGTGTGCGTTCCAACCCTTACTTGGTCCCAGAAGAAACCTACAATCAGCAGGTTCGTACCTACAACAACCCGCTCCTGAACGCTCTGATCGAAGCCTGGTTGGCTTCTGGCGAACTCGTACTCTCAGAATAAGGAAATACAGAATGCGCTTTGAAATCCACGTATCGGAAAACATCCACCATCTTCGTTTGACAGAAGACACACTCGTATTCAATATAGCGCCACTTTACTTGAGCGTAACTTCTATCGAAGATGAGGATCGTATTGATGTGGATCTTCATCACACCAATTCGGCGGTTTGGATGGAGGTCCTGAACAAATACATAAAAGAAGATGAACCCAAGCCGGAAGTGCATGATAAACCTCTGTTGATTTTGTCTGGACCCGATACACTGGACAACTATCTAACCGACTGGTTGAAAATAGCCAACAGCGTAGTTATCAACCAACCTATCAATCTAAGAGACATTCCACACCACCCACATCCGCGTGGGAACTCCACCAGAAGGAAAGAAGTTTATTTTATCGATAATGATAAAGTAGAACTCGGTCTCGGAGAACGGAACTTACGTTACCTGAACAAACAGCACAGCAATGCTACAGTAATCCGTAAGTTGCTGGAGCACATGCCTTACTTGTACGTCTACACACCACCTAAACCAGTCTATGTGGAATATGAGTTTGTTTTGGTAAAAGCTGGGGAAGAGTTGTATGATCGTCGCGGTCTGATGGCTGTAGAACACAACGTTCTGATCGGTATCGATGTCTGGGTCTATTCTAAACAAGTAGAACAGTTAACAAATAAGGGAGTGATTGCGAACCGTTTTCCAAACATCTCTATTACGAAGATAACCCGTAAGACCGACGTACCCTGTGTGGGATATGCTGATGTGGACATCTGTGGTGTGGCTGCGTCGGATCTTTACGAATTTTATTGTATTAACCAAATGGAACTGAAGTACGAGGAGATCCCGAAAGAGCAACAGGGTGATCCTTTGTACTTTTCACCTGATTTTAAATAGACGACACGGAGGAGGGGTAGTCCCTCCTCCTTTTATACGCCGAGGTAACTCTGTATGAATTATTCTCACTTTACACCTGAAGAACTTGATCTTAGCATACCGCTGGAGGAGCCATGTTGGTCAGAACAGGATTTGGAGCTCAGTCGCTTGCACACAGGGAGTTACTTGCCCTCTCGTTTAGTCCGGAACGTTTCCCGACACCAATCTCGATCACAGACTCCCCTCTTAGAAGAATTACACTAACCAACCACAACGTTCGCTTCTATTCAGACCTGAAACTAATGAAGGCATCCAACGCATACGTGTTGACTGGTCTAAGAAGCGGATACACGGAAGAGATCCTCGCAATCGGGTACAGTAACCCAGAACCCCCTAGAGGGTCAGCGCCTGTACCCACTGAGAACGACTACTTTAATTTCGTAGACACCACCACTGAGTTTATACTGGCGATCGAGTTTCCTTTTCGGTCTTCAGTAGCTGGACTTCTGCTGATGGACTGCATCCTAGGAGCCGATGAAAACTACGTGGATGTAGTACGCTACGAAGAACTTAGCTTTTGGGCAAACGGCGAATAGGAGGAGGGCTCGAGCCCTCCTCTGTTTCTTTTTTCTTTTAGTTCAAACCACCCACACGACTGCGTAGGTCACGAGCATGACGTTTACGGTCGTTCATGAACATCAGCTTACCACCCTTCTCTTTGAGGAGTTCTCGGTAGGTTTGGTTAGCGTCAGCATACTCGGAGATTACCTCACGGATCACCCCGAGTTCTTGACCAGCCATTAACTGACCCTGGTCAATTCCCACACGCAGTTTAGTGTAGATAAAAGCTTTGCAAGCCAGTACCGACAGTTCAGCAATAAACCCGTAGTAAGCCGGCTGGATGTTTTCCATCTCACCTGAGTTAGCTACCAAACAGATCAACCACGAATGAGGTGTCTTAGCCACTACGTCACGCACTAGGATAGTGTTAGGAGCTATCAGTGTAACGTTGTCCGTAGAAACCAGAGGAATAGGAGAGTGTGAAGCCATTACACCTATTACCTGGTTAGACACAGCACTACGACCGGGCTCAGACCCTAAGAACCCAGAGTACTGTGACATCCCGTAGTTGTAACCAAAGCCACCATTCTGACCGTAGGAGACGTTCAGAGGCTGAATGATCTCACGACCACCCGTCAACTCCATTGGGATCGTATACACCTCAGCGTAGGATTCTACTAGCTTAGGCTCCAGGCCGCTGAGAGGCACTCGGATCTCAGCACCACCGATCAGATTCAGATCTCGACGTACACGACGTTGGATGATCTGCTCACGCAACATCGTTTCAATACTGACGTGTTGTTGTAACCAAGGCGAGTTACGCACGTCATGATCAACGAAAGCTAGTTCGAGGATCTCCCGTGGGATCTCGTACATGATCTCGTCTATAGCCTTACCTGTGGGTCCCATCGCAACCCCTCCCCATCGTATGTGTAAATAAAAACCATCCAGGAGATGGTATAGAACTCAGTCATACCATCTCTTAAGGATATCGAAAATGGAAAAGACCCCTGTCGACCAACACACTGTAGTTGGCTATGCAACTACCATCGCCCAGAACGTCAACGAAATGGCGAAAGCGCTGGTTCCTGAAGTTTCTGGACTGCTCTGGCAAGCCGGCAATCTCCCGCTGGAAAAGCAAGTAGCTCTGAACGAAGCTCTCCTGGGTATCCAGTCCCTGACTCTGGAGCTTCAACAAAGAGTTAAAGATCTGCTGGAATCCGACCTGATCCAAAACAAACAGTAAGATAAAGGAACCATTGTCGTGGAAACTACAGCACTCGATATTTTGCGGACATTGATTCTCAACAACCAATCTACAGCTAACGAAGACCAGGCATTGCTGACCTCACTGTACACCAAGTACGGTCAGCTCGATTCTTCTGATCAGATCTGCCTACATCAGCAGATTGTTAATCTGATGGAAACTCGCCGCACCTACGCTATGCAGCTTAACGACCTCCAGGAATCTTCCAAGAATCTTTTGGAACCGACCCAGGAAAAGGTAGATGCCGGCATGCCTTCAGGTTTGTTTGTTTCTCTGCGCCAGATCGCTCTCCCGGAGACCCAGAAAGCCGTTTACAACGACCTCGTAGACCAACTCGAGCTGCTCCTGAAAACCAACGGTAAGATCTACACCTGGGAAGACGTTGCGGCACAGCGTCTCCAAGATCCTCAACCGGTTAAAGTTGATCTTAACACTCTGTAAGGACTTCAGATGAAGAACACTGTTCGTATCTACGCCTGTGGCGGTGGTGGTATCGCCCAAGCTCAGAATCTTCCTGCGTTGGAAAACGCGGTAGGACTGGCCACTCCGAGTATCGTATATTGTGATACCTCAGAAGCCAACCTCCTGGCTCACGACACTACTCAGACCTTCCTGATCAAAGGAGCTAAAGGTAGTGGTGGTTTGCGTTCTCAGAACGCTGAACCCATCGTGGAGTCCGTAGGTGACCTGTTAAGGGAACATCCGCCATGCGACTTCAACATCGTTCTGTTCACTGGCGGCGGCGGTTCTGGTAGTGTGTTCGGACCGATCGTGCAAGGTGAGTTACTGCAACGTGGTGTAGCCACGGTTGGGTTGATGATCGGTTCTACCGAGTCAGCTCGTGTCACCGAGAACGTTCTGAACACTTTCCGGTCTCTGGAATCTGTACGTGGTGAGCTCCCTCTGGTGATCATGTACTTCCAGAACCAGGACAACGCCTCCCAGGCTGTAGTAGACCAGCAAGTAATGGCAGCGCTCCCTCTGCTGTTGATGCTGGCTTCCGGTGAAAACTACAGTATGGATCCGAACGATCTACTGCACTTCTTGCGGTACGACCGTGTGACGGATGTTCCCGCCCAACTCACGCTGTTGGACATCTTTACTGATGCGGAAGCGGTTGCTCGCGCAATCACTCATCCGATTACCAACGCCAGCGTGTACTCCGATCGCGATGCTACTGTATTGCAACTCGGTTCCCAGTACGACGCATTCGGCTTCCGTCCGAAGATCGATGCGATGGATGCTCCTGAATCAGTGCACTTCGTTACGCACACTCAAGAGCTTCGTGAAATCCTGGGTGGACTCCAGTCCGCTCGTGAAAAGTTCCAGGAGACTGCCAAGTCGATCCGCCCTGCTATGGATCTGCTGTCCGGCGTCTCCCAGAAAGGCCCTGGTAAACTAGTCCTGTAAAAGGAGAAGGAGTGTCGATGTTTGTATGTGCGTCTTGTAGCTGCCCAGAGGAGCTCGAACTCATCTCGGTTGCAGTGACTCCACGAACCGATACTCCGCTGCTCTGTTCCGTCTGCATTTCCGTGGGGGAAGATGTAGGGGGATTACGATCAGTGTCTAGTGGGCGACTCGGGGTTACCCCGAAGCAGTCGCCAGTACCAAAGCCAGACAATAGGAGGTCTGATTGCTGCTAACCGGATTCGGTGTGGTATTAGGATACCCACTGGCTCTTGCTGAACCGCAAGAAGTTTACGTCCAGGTGCAACCAGACTACGTAGCAACCTCAGTCGGGATAGTGAACGACTCTCACTCTCCTTACTTCTCCGGACGACCCACCGTCATGGGTAGAGCACAGGCTCGCAGGTGCCTGTAAGCTCACCCACCGGAGGAGGGGTTGCATACATAGCCTGATACGCACACTTGGCATACAGCCCTATGGTATGGAGTCACAGACTCTTCTCTAACAACTAGGTTAAGTTCTCAGCCGAGAACGCAAAGCGCAGCAGTGATGCTCACGGGTAATAAAGCTAATCTGTCTAAAAAGGTACAAGGATTGCTCTGGTGTCCGTTGCGACGGTTCGACCTGATCTCGAGTCCGACGAGCAGTCAGCAAATAATGCCTAAATCAGGGAGGGCGTTCAGCCCTCCCTTATGCCGCTTTTTATTTACGTCACCAAACCATCTATGAACGTCATAGAGCCATTTTAAAACAAACCTATATTACCCTACTGGACTACCTTAGGAATGCGTTTAAAAAGGTTTTAGGAGCCTCTGCGAATGAAAAGAGTATTGGTTATCGCATGTGGATTTTTTAAGCTAAAGCATACTCCCAGTTTAGGGATGTCGTTCGACGACAACCGTGTGTTAAAAGTACAAGTACTCACCCAAGCTGAATTCGCCACAAACGTAGTAGCTTGTGTGGCTAAAATACTAAACGACGAAGGATACGACGTTAGAGGCTCTTATGGGTTTCTGTCTCGTGAAGCTCTACAACAGTCCTTACGGATTTGTTCGGAACACAGAGACCGTGTGCTGAGGCTTGTACAAGAGCTCAACTGGTATCGTTCCAAGGATATACAGCTACACAGTAACGACGGGATCAACATTTATATAACCTACGAGGAAGTGTAATGTCCAACAAAGCTTTTGCCATCAACACAGCCAACGCTATAACGTACCTAATCGGGGAGATGCGACAGGTATGTGAATCATCCTCGTGTTTGGTAGACCGAGGGTTTCTGGCACGCAGTCTTACTCAAGCTGTGTGTGATTACATTCAAGAATGCGAAGCGTGGCGCAGTACCTACAACCCAGGACGAGCTCGCAACTGCACTAGCATCCGTGGGTTGACACACATCCGCAAACAGTTCGACAGCCACATCCGCGCGCTACAGACACGCGGCCCCCTTCCTTTCTCTCGTGTGCAGTACGAGCGAGCAGTGCTTGCTTTTAATAAAGTAAGAGAATGGATTGTGGAAGCTGTGGCCGAATATATCACCGTAGAGGAATGGCAGGTCTGCTACACCCGAGCCCACACCACCACTGTTACAGTGGAGTTGTTGGGAGACTATCGGATCCTGGATTGGGAGTACCGTCGTAAGTGTGGTGAGTTGGTGCATGACGGCGAACTTACCACAGCCCACATCGATCATCTGGTTCGAGCTAAAGGTTTAAAAGTAGCGCGTAGCGTAGACTCTGTAGTGTTACCTACCGACGACACCGACTTAGTAAACGGAGCTGGTGACGTGGTAGACTCCACGGCATTCACAGCTGTCCAGCCGTTAGGCGGTATAGTTCAAGAAGGTCGCGATGACGACTACGATGAATACGCACGGAACAACAACTCAGATCTATTACTGACCCGAGTTGAATCTAACCCGTACAACGCCACCAAGTCAGTTCTGTTCGATGACCTACAGTCCGCTAGAGTAGTGGGTTACCATGCTCGTACTCCATTAGGCAGTGCTCGACGTATCATGACGACAGCTTTTGGTAACTACCCGGAACTGGTACGTCGTATTCAGAGCAGTTCGGCTGTAAGAGAGCGCCTGCGTACTATGGGTTGGAATGGAGATACTGCTAAGTTCACTGAAGAGATGGCAGCCGCAGTGCTTTACGGAATGTCTCCAGAAGTTTACAGAAACCTTCGTCCGGTTAATAAACCAATAGGTTTGCAGAATGTACAAGACGATATATCCACTAACAAGACCGCTACAGAAGCTCCACGGCAAGATACTGGCTTTCGCTTTACCGCAACACCGAGGAAGAGTTACTAACGATTTCTTGTTGATGTTGGCTGAGTGTGTCTGTAATCGAGTGTTGTATGGGGCGTCGGAGTTGGATTACGAGATACCAACTCCTGGAGAGGTATTGGATGAGTTCTCAGGAACAAACGGTTCTGGTGAGTTACTCTTACAGGAACTGAAGTCAGACATCCACTACCAGATGTGCATGCTCAATCCCAACTACAAGGAAAACATAAATGACTTGGAACTCGTTTGGTGCGATGACCCAACGCTCACATTCGAAGCCTGGGTCACTTACTCAGAGTCCGTACCTGGAGCACCTTCGAAAAGCTGGCGGTGAGTTGATGAACAGAATAGTTATCATTCCAGATACGCAACTACAACGTACTCTGGTGAAAGGGTTACGGGAAATACAAGTAGACGAACTAGGAATCTCTGTAAAGCAAGCTATGGAGTTTGTGTACGACGCGCAGCTCCGCAGTTTACAAAACACAGGGGATCCTGGCTCAGCTTTTCAAGAAGCAGTAGCTGATGTGGTGTGGGGGTTTTTCGCTGGGTATGAGGAGAGTTACGACGCAGATAGCGGAATGATCCACCTGGCGATAAACCACGCCCGTGGTAACGGCGGGTTGAGTATTATCGAACTCGACCATCGAGCTAATCAACTGATCTACCTGCTGCAAGAACAGACCGACCTCTACTGCAAACACTATCGTGATTACATTGCTCGCTGGATACACGAGTATCCTGAGTACGTGATCACAGCTGAGTTCATTCGCTTCTTACACGGAGGCTACGCGGTATATGTCGGAGAACCCAAGTGGTGAGGGAATACTCGTACTGAACCTGGAAACCCTAGTAATAGCTACAGAGCGTAAACTACTAGGGTTAGGTTTAACGGGATTGGGATTAGATTGCATTACTGGAGTAAGTCTCAACAACCTACTCCAGTTTACAGACGATCCTCAGTCTACCTACGAACTCCCAGCCGTATTGGAGTTCGGTATTACCAACCCAGATCACTACGAGTATTTATACTCGATACTAGACGAATACACCACCACCCTGAGAGGCCAGATCCAACGTACCGGAATAGGGTTAAACCACGTTACTGGCTTACATGGATGGATGGGGAACTCGATCTTACTAACTGTAACACAAAATTTCTAGGACGCTCGTAGGGGCGTCGGGAGTAATCGATGCTTAGTCAGCAAGTAATCACTATCGCACTTCAGTCCAGCATGGACTCTGTGACAGGACTAGCCCTGACGCCGTATGAGCGTACCAAAACTGCTGTAATGATGTTGTTGGAGCTAAGCGGTATGCCAGTACCGCAGTGCTATCCGAAGCCTCAGAACGCGATACATCAGTATTCTCTGGAGCTAGTGTTTTCCAACGTAAGACGCAGTATCCAGACCAACCTCGGGTATTGGTTGCAGGATCGCAGTGCACACGTAATCCCGATCAGTTACGTGAACGACATACTGACCGTACATGTGTATGACTCGTTGGAGCTCAACCCCATCCGACAGCAACTTAGACGAGAGTCTTCTCAGGATCTCGAGTTAGTAATAGCTTACCTCGAGAAAGCAGCCACCACTTCAGTGTTCGATAGCATCGCAGTAATGCGCCCTAACGGATTACTGGACTATCGGACTTTGCTTTATGGTGCATAAACTCGAAGCCGTAGATACCCAGTCGATTTACGTAATAAGACCACGCTGGTACACTCCGCTTAAATCCCCGGTAACGGGGATGATTATTTACCGTTCAGAACAAACCATCGTGGAGCTCGACGAATCCGGACGTTCTTACGAGGTTCCTCAGGAACTACATCTGAGTTTCTTGGAAGCGATGGAGTATCTATTCAACCTCTGGATACAGTCCCCGACAGAAGACACTCCCTTGGACGTTACAGAAAGTATTGATGTCCTGATGAGTTACACGATCTTCAAAAACAATCTGGTAGAGTCTCTGGAGCGGTACGGGATTAAATTCTTTGATGTGGAGTCCATAGCTTGCGGTGCTACTTACATCGCCCTTAAACTGAATTCAAGGAGTTACCGATGTCAGTCCCAGTGTTAACAGATCTTCCTATTGGAAGCATTGTATCGTTCGAGGTAACAGCCCCCGTAGTCCTGGCTACCACTTACCAGGATTGTAAGGTGTGTGGTTACACAGACGTAGAAGGAGCTCGACTGGCAGGCGACAGTCCCTACGAGACCGCTGCTGCTGTACAGCCCACCCTACCAGAAGGAACTTCCCCAGATCCAAGAGACTACCTCTTCGTGACCGTGGAACTCCCTAATGGTAAAAGAGCCAACCTCGGCCTACCCTGGATCCGTAAGGAAACCATTGTAGTGAAAACCAATACGCAGCACATCATCCGAACCCTACACACAGGTCCGAATGACACAGCTCGTATTCAGGAACTGTTTGCTCGAGCAGGTATCCAGGTCGAATCCATCGTGTTGCAGTCACACACCTAATGTTATAGATCATTCCATCTAGGACGACTTTTTCAGAGGGCTTCGGCCCTCTTTTTTTTTTATTTTTAGGTAAGGGGTAGCTTTATGAAAACCAGACGGAGTTTCTGAAGATGGCTGAGATAAACCAGTTTCTGTGGGACAAATCCCAATACACACGTGATTTCGATTTCATCAAACATCACATCAACAACCAAGCTTGGTATCTGAGTAAGATGACCGGCGACCAGCTCGACGAATGTTTGGAGTTCTGCCACCAAGCTTACCGTCCTGGTGGAGTATTCGAATTCAAAGATCCTCGTGTGCTAGGTATCTACCAACGTGAGGAAGGTACGCGTAAACTCGAAGAGACTACTGTAACAGCTATGTTAGCTGAGGTAGTAGCTACACGCAGGATTATGTCTCCGAGCATGGCTTTCTACATCCACCCTAAAGAGAAGCGTAGTATTCTCGGTAAGTTCATCAAGAAGAACGTGGGGCGTCGTGGTGTAGCTAAGAAAGAGATGATGCGTGCTAAGATGGCTCTGGACAAAGTCCTCGAGCAGATCAAGAACGACGAACAGTCTTCGTACAAAATCTCAAACAACTCGCTCTCAGGTGCGCACGTATCCGAGTTCACGATACTGTACCTCAAGTCAGCTCACTCTAGCCTGACTTCACTGTGTCGTACTAGCGCAGCTTATGCTAACGCTAACAACGAGAAGTTTCTAACAGGTAACCGACACTACTACGACCGTAATGTAATCCTAGAGAACATCATTAGCATATCCACCCACACCGACTACGTGGCACTGGAAGCTGTGATGTCCAAATACGGAATCCATTACCCGACCGCTCAAGAAGCTATCGACGTAGTACAACACAGTACTGCTTTCTATTTCCCGAAGCACATTCGTCTCCACGACGTGGAAGACCTCCTGCATGCAATGACTCCTCTGGAGCGTGCTGCATTCGTTTACACAGGCGATGGTTACCATCTGTGTAAGTACAACGAGCCTCTCTTCCGCAAGTTTGTGGAAGACATGATTCGTTTGCCAGAAATCCAACACCCAGACCCCGAGTCTGTGTATAAAGAGATGTCGGGTGACACCGTAGCATTCGTTTCCAGTAAGATGGCTCACCTCACCCAAGGTAAGAACATCTTCGATAAGGAGCTCGATCCTTCAGTAAAAGCTCTGGTAGCTCAGTCCGTCGTAGAGATGCACCAGACGCTTGCTGACTACTCGGACTTGATCCGCACCCTGTGGGTTACCTCCAACGTACCAGCTTCCGTAGCGCGCTTTACAGAGTCCACCAGACGCTGTGGTGTGGTATCCGATACAGACTCTACGATCTTTACAGTACAGTGGTGGTGTAAGTGGTTTACAGGTTACGACCGTGTGGATCAAACCACTAACGCAGTACGTAATGCGATGGTGTACCTGGTCTCCCAGCAGATCATCCACATCCTGGCGATTATGTCAGGTAACCTTGGTGTAGATGAATCTCAACTCCACCAAGTAGCCATGAAGAACGAATACGCTTTCCCTGTGTTCGTACTGACTTCCAGAGGTAAGCACTACTTTGGTTGGATGGCTGAGCAAGAAGGTAACGTGTTCAAAGAACCTAAGCTGGAACTCAAAGGCGTAGGTCTGAAGAACTCACTAGCTCCTGCTGAAATCAACAAAGAGTCAGTGGACTTCATCAAAGACTGCATGAACACTGTAATGGCTGGTGAACCGATTGAGATGATACCTCGTCTAACCAAGATAGCTGACCGTGAACGTACACTCATGCGTTCTATCACGGAAGGTGGTTACGAGTTTTACACCTCAGCTCAGATCAAGGACGCTTACGGCGGACCGCTTGAGAAATCGCCTCACCGCTACCACGTTATGTGGGAAGAAGTCTTCGCACCCAAATACGGCCCAGCACCTCAACCTCCTTATGCAGCTATCAAAGTCAACATCGAAGCTGACAAACCCTCCAAACTCAAGGAGTGGTTGGCCAGTATCGAGGATGATGGTGTACGCAGTAGACTGACCGAGTACTGCCGTAGGGAAGGTAAGACCAGCTTCGGAATGTTACTTCTGCCGAAGGAACGTATCGAAGTATGTGGTGTACCTAAAGAAATCGTTCAGTGTGTAAACGTACGTAGTATGGTTCACGAGATAATGTCTCCTTTCTATATCGAACTAGAGTCATTTGGCTTTTACATGAACAACTCGGGTCTCACCAGACTAGTGTCTGACGAATACTAAGGAGCAGAGGAGGAGGCTCACGCCTCCTCCTCTGGATTAGTAAGCAAGAACCTGTAGAAACTCAGCCTCAACGCTATAGCGCGTTTCAGCGTCTAATAGACGCACTAAAGCACTACCGCTGTATCCTAATCGGATTTCGCGTAGCGTACGATTGTTCTGTGTTCCGTTGTTGCCGTTGTCATTACGCACCAACCACCAGACCCAGCCTATCTGACCAGCCCCTAGAGCCCAGCGTACAGACTCGGTGAGGTAGTAGTTCGGTAGACGTAGTAACTCTTCGGCCGTGTCTGCAAACGGAACCCGGCACATACGCAAGAGGTCAGCGTAAGACTTCCCGCCCATACGCAAGCGATAAGCGATTTCATCACATCCATTCTCCATGTAACGGTGATTTAAAGGAAGGTGTATTGGTAGATTCGGAACCGGAGGTTTCTCGGAGTAAGGCTCGTGCTCGGCTTTTGCAATACAGCGATTCAACCAAGCTACATCCAACCAAGACTCTACAGCATTAGGTAAAGGATACATAGCCAGGAAGTGCATTAGCCCCAAACGCTCCTCAGGAGGTTTAGCACGCTCCTCTAGACTCCAGCAGTAGTACTGTAGTGCTAGTAGAGGAATGTCCACCAGATACACTGACAACCCTTCCTGTGCGGTGTATCCACTGAAGCGCTCTAACCGTAGATCACTACAAGAGTGCCTTAGGAAACGAATAGGAGCTAGGTCACACCACTTACGATTGAGCACCAGCTCAGTGTAGTTACACTGATACTTCCCATCACTTAGAGCGATAGGTAGTTCCAAGCTGTTAGAGAACAGTACATCCCGATGAGCTCGTCCTTTAGTAGCCAGGTTACTGATCCGTAGAGCACTAGCTAACTCATTACTCAAGCCGTAGATTTGGTCATAGTAAAATTGTACGTCATCGTACAAAGCTATAGGAAGACTGTGCAGCAACCTTACCAACACATTACGACCGTTAACTTTGGCTGGATATCTGCGACAGTATTGTTTTAATTTTGCAACGTTACCTCTAAGCGCCAGGAACCCGTTGTTTAACTCAGGTAGTTCGTACCTGGTCTGTCTGGGTGTTCCTGGGTTCTGGAACAATGAGAACATCGTTGGCCACCTTTGAGTTTGGAATCATAGAGTGAACGTGTAATAAAAAACAATAGGTATCTATTGTATAGAGGAAACTCACCCGCTGGTGTTCACGCACCAGCTATCGTTTTGGGGGGTTCCAAAAAAACACACACCTAAATTACCCAGGTGAGCAAACGAAAGTATGCTCTTGTTTTACGTAAAACAAAGGAATAAGTCATGGGAGTCGTCTTAGATGATCTGGAGTCCTCTCCAGACTCCGAAGAAAACACCAACACTACTACTCAGGCTCCGGTCGCTCCGGCAACTGAGCCAGTGGTGCAGAAAGCTCAACCCCAACCGGAACCCGCATACCGCGCTACCGAAAATCATAATACCCAACAACAAGGAAAAATGGACATGTCCCAAGAACAAAACCAATTCGACCAGCAAGCTGCTACCGACATCTTTGCTCAGCTGGCCAACACTGCATCCCCGCTGGGTTCCCGTTCTGCCGAATACGGCCACCGTTTCAAGATGGCCTGGACTGACGCTGTAAAAGAATCCACTGGTAAATCCGAAATCGACGGCTACGTCACCAGCATCATCTCTGGCGTCTCCGTAGGTTCTCCGGCCGACATCGCTGCTCTGAGCCACATCGGCAAAGACAAGCGTATCGTGACCTACTGCCTGCTGCTGGGCGGCGCTGCTGTAGAGCTGGCTCCGAAAACTGAGCAACGTGATGGCGAGACTATCTCCGTTACCCAGACCATCGGTACCGTGTTCGACGGCGATACCAACATGGCTATCGCCACTGTACTGGGTCAGCAATTCGGTGTCCCGGCTCAAGCCGTGATGATCGTTGGTAAGTCCCTGGTGCCTAAGAACTTCGAGTGCACCCCGCTGACCATGCGTGACGTCATCCAGAACGCCTACATGGCGGTATCCGTTGTCTCCAAGATGACTGAGTTCCGTCCGTTCACTGTTTCCCAGCTGTCCACCGCGATCAACCAGAACATCCGTGTTGGTGCCAAGGCCGACTTCTCCGCACAACCGACTAAAGACATCTACGGTCGTCCGCTGCGTACCGAAGTTACCCTGGAAACCTACGCTGCTGTGAAAGGTAAGTCCAAGTCCTGGGAACAGCAGATCAACCTGACCCGTGTACAAGGTTTCATCAACGTTCTGTACCTGCCGCAGCTGCAAGTACAAGGCATGATGCCTTCCACTCAGGTGCTGATGCCGGAACTGGTAATCACCAACGTCTCTGCTGACTTCGGTGACCCGACTCTGGAGCGTATCCTGTTCGCGCTGGTAGGTGCTCTGTCCATCGAGCGTGATGGTCTGTGGGCTAAAGCGTTCATCCCCCGCAACAACGTCAAAGGCCGTATCGACACCCGTGACATCGGTGCCGTAGGTTGCGACATCAAGCTGGGTGCTGACGTTCCGCTGGCCAAGATCGATACCAAGTCTGCAAGCTTCACTCAGGACAAGCTCAAAGAGCTGCTGTCCATGGTGTTCCGCCGCGAGGCCGGTATCGCTATCTCCATGGATCTGGATCCGACCGCTTACAACTCCTGGCTGACCGACATCTTCGCACGTGCCGCTTCTGGCGACTCGCATGCGCAGACCACCATCCTGCGTGCTACCGACCGCATGTGCAACGGTAAGTTCCAGGCTCGTTGGGATGCTCTGCAAGTCCAGGGTGAGAAGCGTGTGCTGATCAACCGTGGTCTGGTTCAGAAAGGTACCTACGTCCATGACGACGGTACCCTGCACTCTCTGGATGAGATGAACGATTACCTGGCCGTGTGCAACCTGTACGGTTCCGGTGATCCGCAGGTTCTGCGTGAGTATGTCGAAACCATCGAGTCTCCGGACATGCCGATGCCGATCCGTCTGTCTCGTCGTGAGCGTCTGTTCCGCAGCATGAACGACACTGTGAACATCGAGTCCTACGCTCTGCGTGCCATGTTCACTCCGTACTACATGCAGTGCTTCGTTGCCGCTCTGGCTGAGTGCAAGGTTGTCATCAACCCGGATACCTCCGGCTTCACTCTGACCGGTGGTCTGCGTGGCGATGCTTCCCTGCAAGGCATGGGTATGACTGGGTTCTCCAACACCCTGTTCCAATCCCAGACCTTCGGTGGTGGTAACTGGGGCAACAGCATGGGTGGTTCCTGGAACAACAACTGGGGTTAATTCGCTGATCCAGTAATACAGAAAAGGGGAGCTTCGGCTCCTCTTTTTTCTTTGTTGACTAGGAGAGTTGAATGTCAGTTGCTAAACAACTACCAGGCGTGTCAGCCTACTTGTTAGACTATCGTGAACTGATAGCCAGACAGTCCACACCCCCCACGTTCGTAAACGACATCGACGTAAACGAACTGACTGACCGTAAGAAGCTCGATGAGATGCTGATCACTCGGTTCGACTCAGACCTCCTGAGTTCTGAGCCTAGCTGCGAGTGTGGAGCTAGTGGTGCTGAAGCCAAAGGCAGTATCTGTCCTGAGTGTTTCACTCCAGTAGTAGTGCCTGCTGAGCGTAAGATCGAGTCTAGTCTGTGGATTCGCACACCAGACGGAGTACACTCGCTACTGCATCCGCAGATAGTCGATCACCTCAGTCGTTATTTCAAAGTAGGTGGAGTAGATCTGATCAGTTGGATCTGCGATCCTTACTACAAACCACCATACAACTCCTCAGCTATCGAGCGCCTAAAAGCGTTTGGTGTAAAGCGAGGGTTGAACTGGTTCCATGACAACCATGAAGCTCTGTTCGAGTTCCTGTTCGATGGACGCTTCGTAAATAAGTCCAAGAGAGATCGCACGATCTTCCGTGGATTCTGGGAAAAACACAAACACCTACTGTTCCAACCAGCCCTCCCTATTCCGAGTAAGCTTGCTTTTATTATCGAGTCGTCCGATACTGGACGTTACTCAGATCCTAACATAGCGAGCGCTATCGATGCTGTGCGTACGATTACTTCACTGCGTACCAGTATCACGGAGCCGGGATTGCCTTCGAAGGAATCCAAAGCGTATCGTGCGTGCCGTCAGTTGGATCAGTTCTACGACCGACAGTTCCGCGTAAACTTTGGCCCTAAGAAAGGACAGTATCGTAAGCACGTATTCGGATCTCGTCCAGCTCACAGCTTCCGAGCTGTAATCGTATCGGTATCTGGAGTACACGACTACAGGCACGTAGAACTACCTTACGGCTTAACAGTCTGTATTCTGGAAGAACACATTATCTCGTGTTTGATTAACCGACTGAACTACACTCCAGTACAAGCTTACAAGCTGTTCACGGAATCGGTGCTCACGTTTAACCAGACGATCTACGACCTCATCCAAACACTGCTGGAAGAAGGCACTGTTCGTGATGAGATGCAGAAGATCACACAAGCCCTGAGCATTATCCTCCAGCGTAACCCTAGTCTGAAACGACTGAGTGCGCAGAAGTTTATCATTGGTAAGATCAAGAAAGACCCTGCCGATAATACCATCGGTATGTCCGTGTTAACCCTCGCGGGACCAAACGCTGATTTTGACGGCGACCAGTTGAACGGACTCTTACTGATAGACTTCGTCTCTTACGAGATGCTGGAACCTCTGGAACCGCACCTCGGTATAGTAGACATGCACACTCCGTTCAAGTTCTCCTCGGATATGGCTCTCGAAGCTCCTATCCTGGCGACCCTGAACGAGTGGTTGCGACACGCTCCTAAGTAATCAGGCGGAGGGCTAGTCCCTCCGTATTTATTCACGCAAGAGAGGAATATTGTAGTGGAACATGGAGTATAGATTATGCAAGTAATGATGGGAAGTAACGATACGTTTAATGGCATGCTGTTCGGGGCACCCCATCCAGAAACCATCAATTTTCTGAAAAGTCAACCTGCGTTTAATACATCCAGTTTGTTGCCAGCGGCTAGTGGATTCGCTCAAGCAGTACGTACCTTCAGCGAAAACTTTAACCTCGACAGACTGACCCGAGTCATGGAAGCTGCGTCGCGCACCGTAGCACACATGTGGGACTCGAACACCATTCGTAGACTGGATACACTGTCGGACTTCCAACAAGCTCCGACTATGATGATCCCGTTCCTGATGGCGTGTCCAGATGTTCGCAAGTTGTATAACTCTCAGCAGATAGATGGTTGGAGTCACTGGTATCAGGATACTAATCCTGGAGCTAGTGGCGTGGACCTCCCCGAGTATCGTGCGGTGATGCAAGGTATGGGGGTGGATGTCGGTGACGAGATCCATTACACTACGTACTGTGAGGACGATGACTTCGCGTATGATCTGTCTATCGGACAGAAACAAGAGATCCTACTCAGCTGGGATTCCATACGTCATCATCTCTACAACGGTACTAGTGACCCGACTAGCAAATCAAACAACTCGTTGTAATACGAAAAGCCCTCCAGTAGGGCTTTTTTCTTTGCTGAGGTAAATCGAAAATGAGCGAGAAAGTAAGCCCTTCTCTGTCTAGTAAAGGATGGATCCGTACTCCTAGTGAGATACTCGACAATGAATTCGCCAACTTCATGTTGAACGAATACTCCAAAACACATTTCTACGTAGGACACATCGCAAGCTTTACCTACCTGGTACAGCGTTACGGAAACGATAGATTCGAACTAGCTGTTCGAACTCAGGACACTCTGCGACGACTGTTCGAATGTTTCTTCGATACAGTCAGTGTGGAAGTTTCCCCAGAGCAGATCTCTGAGGAAGACGACACCAAGTTCTACCTGCGTATTGCCCTCACGGTAATCCATGAAGGACTGTCTTATGTACTCAGTAAAGAAACCTCTGCTGTGGACTCACGTACACGCAGTATCATCGACATTCAGAAAGGAATTAAGTCATGAAGATCGCTAATTTCCCAGAACACGCACAAGCGCTGTCTATCCTGAACCAAGTACCGCTTCCCACAGTAACCGACCACGAGCTGCGCGAGCGCTACCTCGGTCTGCTTTGTGGTGAAGAACTCACCAACGAACTCGCAGTACTGTGGACTGACGAGATCTGTGGTGGTAAAGACTCTGCTGTAAACGTGGTAAACTCCGAAGGGGCTGTCATCGACCAGGTTCCTCCTTTGCTGATGCCTTACCCCACTGAACTCAAGTTCGGTCGTAGTCGCAGCATCTCAGCTATTGTAGCTGAAACCCAGATCACCAATCGCATCAACCCAATCATGGGTGAGCGGTTTATGGAAGAAACCCTGGGCAAGCAGGTTGAGACTTTGTTCGAGTCTGAAGCTGTTCGTAATGCAGTGGAAGCCCATCGTCAGAAGTGGGTGGAATTCCTGGCCCGTTGGGGTAAGAAGTTGCAGGTAGCAAAAGGATCAGTACAAGATGCCACTCCAGCTGAAGAAGAACCCACCGGCTTCGAAGAATTCTAACGAACTTCGTTCCCTGTGGATTTCCGATATACACCTAGGGAACAACCTCACACCTACCGAGCATACTCTAGCTAGCCTAGACCAGATGGTTTTCGCTAACCACGAAAACCGTTTCCTGGACTTCATCGCATTCCCTGGAGATTTCTTCGACCAGAGCTTAGCAGCTGGAGATCCGAGATACTTTCTGATTGTGAAGTGGGTTACGAAGTTCATGAAGTGGGCTCGTAAGCACGATGTAGTGGTGTTCGTACTAGCTGGTACTAAGTCTCATGACGCAGAGCAATCGGAGATCTTCGTAAAGATCAACGAAGCCGGTATCCACGCCGAGCTTTACTATGCCGACGATGTTTGCATCCGACACATCGCCAGATGGGGACTAGATTTCCTATTTGTACCAGATAACAAAGGCACAGGAGATCACGTCTGGAAACGTGTGAACGAAGAGTTGCAAGCTAATGGGTTGCAACAAGTGCATTACGCTGTAATGCACGGCTTCTTTGATTTCGAATTACCAGAAGCTGCTCGAAACAAACATCCAGAACACCACATCCGAGAGCGCTACGAGTCTGTAGTACGTTACGCCATCGTGATAGGACATCACCACACCCCGCAGCATCGCGGGTTAGTGTGGGTTCCTGGTAGTTTGGAGCGTAACAAGCATGGTGAAGAAGAAGCTAAAGGAGCTTTACTGCTTACGGAATCTGGTGGTAAGGTCACAGGCACTTTCGTAGAGAACACCAGAGCTAAGATCTATCGTGATCTAAAGTGTCACGGTTATTCCACTCAACGTGTACTGGAACTACTAGAGTCGCTAGGAGACCTTCCTGTAGACTCCAGTTTGCGTTTGCATGGTTATCGTGACGATGAGTACGTGGCTGGGTTTAAAGAGCTTCAGAAGCGATTCTATCGCTATTCCTTGAAGCTCCAGACTGAACTGAGAGAAGATGCTTTCGAGAAACGTCTCGAAGAAGTAGCTTTGAACTTCGTCCCGCTGGTTTTAACTTCCAGCAATATCGTAGAACACCTCGGTAATCGTTTGCATTCCCAGAAACACTCACCAGAACTGGTCTCACGAGCTCTGAAACGATTGGAGCAGAAAGTAAATGGATCATCAAGCGCTAATGGCGTCTCGTGAGTTAGGAGCCCTACCGCTATCGGTAGGGACTTCCCTAGCATTCGAGTCGTTTGAACTCAATGGGTTCGGAAAACTCCGCAAGATCTACGTAAATCTTCACACCCTGATGCGTAACCTACATGGAGCATGTAACTCCGCATGGAGAGACACTGTACCGTACGAAGTATATGCACGTACGCTTTTAGAAGAGCTTACGCACATCCAGAATTACATCCAGGGAATAGATGGTTCAGTAGAGCTCGTGGTATACATCCCGACCTATGCTGTGTTGGCTCGTGAGTTCCCCAGAGCTAACATCAAGGAAATCAAAACACCATTACAGAAACTGTACGCCGATCTTTCAGGTCGCGTTCTAGGTGCGTTTATCAAAAACAAACCTTTCCCTGTAGTGGAAACCAAACATCACATCCCTAAGTGCGAGCTAAGCTGTGGGGTGATTACACACCACGCTGTAGACTTACTCTCCGCCCGTAGCGATACGATACTAATCGAGTCGCATACAGGCAAGCACAAACGGATTATCGAGTGGAACTCCAAACTCAACGGAGTAGGTAACTCCCCTCGACTTCCGTTCAACCGACTGACCCTACAGGTCTTCGGCGATGGGATTGATTTTGGTAGTAATAGTTATGCGATGAAGAAAGCACTACTAGAGCTGGCTGAAGAACGTAAATGGACTTCAGCTACTACAGACGAACGAGTGGGTTGGAGCATCCGTCAGATGCGTGATCCAGTGGCTCGTACACTGTTTCTAGAGATGCTGTAGTAAAATAGAGACACTAGTAATTATCTGAAACCCATCTTGCAAGAAGGTTTAACCATGGAAAACGAACAACCCGCACAGGCACCTCAGACAGGTCGTCGACCCCGCAATGCTCTTGATGAGCAGAAGCTGAAACTGATGAGCGATGCGCCGCTGCATACTGCAACCAAACCGGCTACACTGCAACCTGCAATGATTGCCAACCAGCTTCGCTTGCGTTGCTGGACTAATGTCCCGTCCGATAAAAACGACGGACTGATCGAAGCTCGTATGGACTCCGCTACTTTCCGTAGCTTCTTCGAGCGAATGCTGCTGCTGGTAGAAGGTAAAATCACCGAGACCGTACGTCTGGCGTGTGACGCCCAAGACGAGCAAGGCAACCAGGCTCCATCCGTGGTGGTGGTAGGTGGTCGTAACGACAAAGGCGAGATCTTCATCGGACTGATTCCTGCCGACGAGTCTCGTCCTCGTCCTCAGTTCATCCTCCACACCTCCAGCTGGCATCGTTGGTTGGATCAGAACAACCAACCTATCTCCGCAGCACTGGCTTCTGAGATCTTTGCTCGTGGTTGGATCCGTCAAGTACTGGAACTCAGTACCTGCGTACTGGCTGTGAATTTCACAGAACGCCAAATCGGTCCGGATGGCAAAACCATTCCTCAAGGCCAGGGTGGTCAGCGTCCTGCTTACCAAGGTGGTGGCCAGCAAGGCGGTTACAAGAAGCAGTGGCAGAGCGGTAACGGCGGCGGCCAAAACTTCCAGAAGAAACCGTATCAAGGCGGTGGTAACGGTAACTACCAGAAGAAACCCTGGCAGGGTGGTGGCAACCAAAACGGAGGCGGTGGTTATAAGAAGCCGTGGCAGCAGAACCAAGGCGGTGGTCAAAACAACTACCAGGCAGCAGCCCCTCAAGCCACTGCTGCTCCGAGCCCTAACGGTGGATTCGATACCAACATCCCGTTCTAAGAGTAATAGAGGAGTGGCGTTAGCCACTCCTCTAGGTTGAAAATAATAATAAGCCTACATTACTTAGGTGAGTGTCCCCTAGATAAAGGAATACCGACATATGCGTTTTATAAAAGACGAGTCTCGTAAACTGGGCGTCGTCACTGTGGAACATCGCGGACAAACGATTGTGTTTGATACCTCGCGATATATCCAGCCAGACGAGTACTCGGATCCAACGAATTTGTTTCAGGCATTGAATGCATGGTGGGCTAGTTTAAACGACCAGATGCAGGATGCGATCTTCCAAGTATACGTTGAGTCTCGTGAGATCCTCGATACCGTATACGAGACAGGTCGTCGTCAAGCCGGTCTGCGCCGTCAGTTCCGTAGACTCTACGAACTGAATGAACTCCCTACAGTCAAGGCTTTCCTGGTACGCAATGGCCTGATCAGTTTCCCAGGGAATATCAAAGACCAGTACTCTCCTACTGACAACGTAGACCTTACGTATCTGCGCGCACACTACGCAGGATTGGCTACACTAGCCATCCTCCTGCGGATGGTAGTGCCGATGTGGGGTGTGTTTCTGACCAGTCTGGGTCGTAACGAGATCAACACCAAAGACCGACTAGCAGTTCGGTTGTTAGGTGAAGTGAACTTCACTCAACCTGAGTCTGGTTTCTCTGAAGACTACGATCGTCTGCGTAACTACGTACTGACTCTCGTATCAGACAAAGGAGGCGTGCCGCTCTCAGCTCTGGTAGACTCCATCGGTAGTGAGGAATTCCCTGAGTGGATCTTCTCTACAGTACTGCTTCGCCGAGTAGCACTGGGAGAGGTCTCTCGCACCGAGCGTGAAGTAAACATCGTCTCTACCGTGTACGCTCTGGTGAAGTCGTACATCGATTCTGCTGATCGTAAGTTCGACGGACGGATCTCCGATAAACACGGGGACTCCGACGATGAAGACAACGCTAGTTTGATGGAAGCGTTCAAAGCCAAGCAAGACATCTCTCCTGGGCAGATTACCGCTTACGAGGTGTATATGGAAAACCTTCCACGCCTGGCTAATCACGTCGATCCGTTACTGGAACCAGCTCGCGTAGAGCTTTGTTTCCAGAACATCCGTCAAGCTTTACTGAGTGACGATATTCGGATTACCAAACACGTATCAACTCTGATCAAGATGATTGCGTCTAAAGTAATCCCACATCGAGCTGTAGCTCACATCGCAGGTTTCGTTCCAGCGGATATGCCGGATGAAGCTTCAGATGGTTCCAACCGAGAGGAACTCCTGGCTGCTCGTCAGCGGGCTTTCGTAACCGGGAATGGTAACTATCCGCTGTGGAACTTGGTAGCAGTGACACAAGCACTGCTGTGGCAACAAGGCTTCACAGCACTGGCAGCACTGGTTACAGTCAAACCACTTCCTCGTGAACAATCCTTCGGTCAGTCTGTAGTAATGCGACAGATCCCGAAAGACCAACTCGCGGAGTTAGAAGCGCTGTACCCACACTACCGCCTACCAGGCAATAAAACCAACCTGGTAGAATTCGAAGCAGCTAAGTTCTTAGAACAGTTAGCTGTATCGGATTGGAAGTGCGTGGCTCCACTGGAACTTCGTAAAACCCTGGAGAACTACCAAGAAGGACAAGATAACTTCGTACCTCCGGGAAATCTGCGTATTGAGTTCGCGGCTTTTGTTAAATGGTTCAATCAAACCTACCTAGACTAATAAAGGAGTAATGGACATGTCTTATATGAATTTCGGTGTCGGCGCTGGTAATGACGTAGTGCGCGTAGTCAAGCTGGCAATCGTGGAAACTGGTAGTTATCAAACCCAGTTCATTCGTCCCCTGGCCATGTCCCAGATCGATGCTTCTGTGAACCAGGCTTTGGATTCCGCTACTCGCGAGGGTACTAACGTAACCCCGCAGGCTTTTGCTAACGTAGCAGGTCAGCTGCTGGCTCCGAGTTCTCAAGTAGATGCTCCTGCGGTAATCCCTGGTGGTTGGGGTGAGAAACGCGGTCGCTTCTACATGGAAGTTGCCATCAAGCGTCCGAACTCAGCTATCACAGTGCACCAAGTACTGACTGGCTTTACTGACCACCTGGGCTTTGGTCTGAACGGTTATGATGAGAACATGCGTTTCTACATCAACAACGTGATTACCATTCGTGAGACTGTGAACGCCATCGGTGGACACAACCACTCACAACTCCAGGTAGCTGGCTGTGATCAGTTGTTGCTGCCATCCTACCAACCCCAGCAGTCTGGTATGAACGAGTTCACCATGCGTCCTATGGACATCATGGGGGCTGGTACTGCCGGTAGTCTGATGTTGGATACTCCGGTTCCTGTGAATGATGGTCGTGCTACTTTCGCAGATGGTGTTAAACTGTCTCGTCGTAGCAACCTGGTTGCATCGAATTACCTGTCTCGTGCAGTACAGGCTTATATCGATGCTCAGTCCTGCACTACCGATGCAGACAACCTGGTTAGTATCGGGGATGCTGCTACCAGCAACCTGAACGAAGCTTCAGTAGATTCCAATGACCTGTTCTGTCTGTTCTCCCGTGTAACCGGGTTCAACGATCAGACCAACCTGGGTAGTATCACCTACCGTGAGTTGTTGGAAATCGATCCGAATGCTCGGAACGTAACCAAGGCTACTCTGCTGGATCAGGCTGCTCGTGCTAAAGCACCGACTCCCGATCAGTCCAATACCTTCAACGGCAGTAACTGGGAAGATGTAATCCAGCAGTCGCTGTTGCAAGGCATCGTGGCTATCGTATCGGAGTGTAACCTGCGTAGCTTTAATATGATCGCTTCCAACCAGACCATGGAACCCACTCACGACTCCTGGCAGATCAACCTCCAGTACGTAGGTGGTTTTGTACCGAACCGTCCAGTACACTACGAAGCGCAGGTAGCTTTGCAGCGCATCGTGTTCCAGGTTCTGAAGCCGACCTCCCGCAACAACCTGATCGGTATTGCGTTCACCATCTCAGTAGATCTGATGGGTGATACCAGTATCCAGTTGTCTGTAAACGGCGGTCCTGTGGTTCCGTATATCATTCCGACCGTAGCGGATGGTCTGAGCAGCATGCTGCTGACCACCAACTACCAGAACATCACCAGTATGGGGCATGACCTCGTAATGATGGCTTCTAAAATCGCACCGACTGAAACCAGCATGGGACAGCCTGGTGACTCTCTTTCCGGTAACAACGCTTGGGGATTCTAAGAAATGGCCTTACTTGATTATTATAAACTGATTGTCGAGGAGTGTGCGGGTATGGTGCTGTCGGAAGATGGCACTATCCACTCTTCCGTAGACGGGGTACTGGCACCGGTACTGGTTAACAAAAAGAAACTGATCATGCCGACTCGGGAGTTTCTCTCCCGCCCGGACTGGGAACAGTTCACCGCATTCCATCCTCTGTCTGAGAAATCCAGCATGGGTGAGTCTGAGGTACTGCGTACCATCCGGATGTATATGTACACTACCCTCAACGGCGACGGTAGCATGATTCTCGAATCTGCAATCCGTCTGGCGGCTTCTCCTGCTCTGCACAAGAAACTCCCAGCCAAAGTGAAACGAATGCTCGCAATCGTTCCTGACGCTGACGATCGTTCTGTGAAAGACATGGGTAAGATCCTGGATCGTCTGGGTTCCCACAACCGAGCTAAGCTCGTAAGTATCTTCCTCAAACGCAAAGGTAAGCTGGATGGTCGTGAGTACTCTCGTGTGTGCTCTGTAGACTTCCCCATCCTTACTGACGCGAACGACGATACTCGTGAGATCCTGGGTGTACAGGTACGCGTCAAGGATTACGAGCCGTTCAAAGCTCTTATCCGCTGGATGTACGGTGTGGAGAAAGGTTACTCTCGTGGTACCAACACTCCGATCGCTCCTTACCTGACCTGCCTGCTCCAGTCCTGGTTTGCGATTGCAGAACACATCAATGAAATCGTGACTCTGCTCAAAGACTCACTGCCGGAACTGGCTGTGTTGGGTTACAACACCTCCTGGGCTGATTTCCTGGACGAGTTTCCGAAACTCCAACTCGAGATCCCTGCCTTGGAAGGTAATACCGGAGTAGTGGATGAAGAAGTAGCCGCACAGTCCGGCGTAGCTCCTACCACCACTGTAACCGGTCAGCGTAACCTGGCTAGCAAGATGATCACTGAAGCTCCACAGCAACCCAATGCTGTAGTGATGCCTCAGCCGACCATTCAGCAGCCTACGCCCAACACACCTACCCCCACTGTAACAGCAGCACCAGGTGGTACTGTGTCTTGGGACGACATTCGTCCTAAAGCCATTCCGCAGACGCAGTATGGTGGGTGGGGTCAGCCACAACAGATCCCTGTAGGCGGTCGGATGTCTGGACCTAACACTCACCTGCAACCCCAGCAGGCCCAGGGCGGTTGGTTTGGTGAGACCACCGCACCACAGCAAGGTGGATGGGGTCAGCCCACTTCACCTCAAGGTTGGAATTTCTAATAAGAGCATAACGGCTAGCTAGGGGGAGTACCCCTAGCTAGCCTTAATATAATGTATTTTTTTATCTGAAGGTCAGATATTGTAGTTAGTCTGAAAGCGTTGTTGTAAATACTCCATACTCGTATCTCCAGGAATGTAGAGATTAGTATGTTGGTAGTCGAACTCATGGTCGTGTTTGAGACTATTGAGTCGCATGGTTAAGTAATGTTTGTGTTGAGGCACGTTGTAGTGTGCTAAAAACCCAAACAGGTTAAACCTGAATTTATGCAGTTCACTAGGAGGCACTGAGACTAGTTGTGTATCCTGGCGTTTACGGAACCACTCTAAGTGATCTACTAAAACCTGCATGAATTTAGGATCGTAATAAATTTGGGAACCCGAGGGTACCAGTAGAGCTTCTAGCGACATGGTAGATCCCTTAATTTTTGCAACCTATATCATTACTATGCCTAAGAATAACTAGGAGTGTAACCTAGATGGAATTAAGTAAAATATTTGCACCCAAATTCCCGATACCCACGAGAGTAAACCAACTCAATCCGGTTTACTTGGGCGTAGGGACAGGTCTGAACTCATTCGTCGCAAACGATTCCTCGTCTCGTATGCAGATGTTTGGTTCTCACCTGACACAGTTACTACTAATGAAAGGAGCAGGAGTACGTAACATACTCTCAGGTTCTGAGAAAGAGTACGGGAAATACGTTTTCAATAAGAAGCTGAACTATCCGTGTCGTATCGTGAAGATACTGCCGAAGTATCCGGTGGGTATGGGTTCTGGTAGTGTGTCGAATTCCACCACTACTACAGTCCTGATCGAACACGAGTCCACTCGTGAACTCGACTACATCCAACTCCACGACTACCACTCGCTGCACCAGTCTTACGGTTATCGCTTCCGTAAGATGCCTGCGTGTCGGAACCTCGTAGAGAACCAGATGTTCCCGCAGGATGAAACAATCCTCTACCAAACTCCAGGCGTCACCGACTCGGGTATCTATACCTACGGTCGTGAGACCAACGTGGCTTTTATGTCGCTTCCAGGTATTATCCAGGACGGTGTGATAGCTTCGGACGAGTGGTGTGAGCAAGCTACGTTCACCGCTGTGAAAACTGCGGTAGCTAGCGGTGGTTCCAAGTTTGTGTTCTTGAATCTCTACGGGGATGATACGAATTACAAATGCTTCCCAGATCACGGAGAGCGGGTGGCGGATCATGGGGTGTTGGTAGCGATGCGTCGTATAGACGATGACACTGCACTGATTGATCTCTCACCTAAAGCACTGCGTAAGATCGACTACGCTTTTGACAAACTCACCTACGCTGAACCAAGCGCTGTAGTGACGGATGTTACTGTGTGGCACGATCCTGCTAGCAGATCGCCTAAGTCCCCTTCCGGTACAGCTACTCAGATGCAGAAGTATCACGCTAAGACAATGGAGTATTACGCCAACGTCGATCGTGAGTATTATCGGTACTTCAAAGAACGTGGGGATGCGCTGCGCATTACACCACGACTGCATGGTCTGGTACGAGAAGCCAAAGCACGACTGCTGAACACGAAGTCTGGGTCTAGCAAGAACAAGCTGACCTACACTTATCGTAAAGCTCCTCTGGATGACTACCGAGTAGAGATTCAGTATGCGTACGAGGTTACTCCGACCATCGGGTTTAAAGTAACAGGGTGTCACGGGGATAAAGGGGTTATCTGCGGTAAGTGGCCTAAAGCCAACATGCCGCGAGATGAATACGGTAACGTAGCGGATATGGTGATGGATGGGGACTCCACTAGTAAGCGGATGAACCTAGGTCGTGTGTACGAGCAGTACATCAACATCTCAGGTCGTGAGACTCGTGATCGTTTGCATGAACTGCTGCCACTGGGGAAGGAAGTTGCTTTCGAACACCTGATCGGTTTCTACGAAGCAGTAGCTCCTGAGTTCCATGCCAAGTGCAAGGAATACTTCGAGCTGCAAGCTAGTAAGGGTCGTCTGGAGGAAGCAGTAGAACATCACTTACGCTGCGTGATGACTCCTAACCCCAACAACCCAGCTGAAGGTATCAACGTCTGGATCCCCACGAACTGTAGCGTGATTGGAGCTGAACAAATCCGCAGACTGATGGCCTCAGTGTATCGTCCGCGTAAGTCTCATGTCACCTATACTGATCCTTACGGTAAAACCATTGTTACTCGCACTAAGATGATGATCGGTAGTATGTACATCATGCTGCTCGAGAAAACAGGCGATGACTGGTCTTCCGTAAGTTCTCCCAGACTGCAACACATCGGCCTGGCAGCTAAGCTCAGTAAGTCAGACAAACTCAGTACTCCAGCTAAACGTACAGCCACCCGGATCTTCGGTGAAGACGAAATCCGTCTGATCTGTGCTAACGCTGGTGGGGATGTCGCTGCTGAGTTACTGGATCGTACCAACAACCCTGCGAAGCACCGGATGATCTGCCGTAACATCCAGCGCTCTCACACACCGAGTCGTATACACGACGCTACACGCGGTGTAGTGGGTCGCAACAACAACGCAGTGAACTTCACTTTCCACATTCAGGAATCCGGCGGGATAGGTATCGAGTAATGTCCAATTTAGTATACAATGCTAAGGAGTTGATGTTTCGTTCGTTAAATGAGATACTTACTCTTCCGGACTGTGACATCACTGTGGTGTTTGACGATGGTGAGGTGCGTGCTAGCACGCGCTCCACTATTCTCAGTTGGTTTAACTGGCGGTTCTGGGCTGAGTTCGCACCAGACTGTCCTCTGGACATGGAGCAGCACCTAGGTAATGCTCCAGCCTCCAAAGGTAAGGAGTTAGATCTACTCAGTACAGCTTACAAGAAGACGTTTCGTTATGCGTACGCTCGGGATCGTTCCGTGGACATCACCAAGTGGTGGTTGTTCGGCTACGCACTGCAAAACGAGATACACAACTTCGTATCTAAGGATCTGGGGGAGTGGGTGGTTAGTTTGTCAGCAGAAGACTACGTCGAATGCTTAGACCACCCAGAGATCTCTAAGATCAACGCTGAGATGCAGCCTAACAAGCACAGCATCAAACAAGGGTACTCGAAGATTATCTCGATACTCAAAGATCCTACTGAGCTTAAAGGAAACCGCATAGCAGATCAGACTCGTGACGGTCTGACCTCCGATGGCCAAACGCTTCAGATTCTGTCTAAGCGGGGTTTCTTGACCGACGTAGGTTCTAAGCTGTTCGAACATCCGGTAATGGAAAACTACGCGGAAGGTATTACTACTCTGTCCGGTAGTTACCGTGAGAGTTTCTCAGCAGCTAAAGCGTTGTTCTCGACCAAAGCTCCTCTGGCAGCTACTCAGTACTTCAACCGGCAAATGCAGTTACAAACCGGTGTACTGATGAACCTGCATCATGGATGTGACTGTGGTACCAAACACACAGTTCCATTCCACGTAGGGCCAGGGGATCTCAAAGTACTCAATGGCAAACATTACCTGCTAGATGATGGTGCATTAGGTACTATCACTCCGAACGCACGACACCTGATTGGGACTGTGGTACAACTGCGGTCTCCGTTTGGGTGTTTGCACGAAGACCCTTCAGGGATCTGTGCAACGTGTATGGGAGAGATGGCGTTCGCTATTCCGGGGCGCAAGTACCGTACTGTAATCGGCCACGTCTCCGTAGTAGAGATCTGCGAAAAGATCTCTCAGATTGTGCTGTCCACCAAACACTTGGATGCGTCAGCTACTGTCGATGACTTCTACATCGAACCAATCGATCGTAAGTACCTCGAACTCGGAGACACAGGTAACTCTCTAAGACTCAAGTCGTGGGTTCAGTCCCACCGACCGAAGTTGTTGTTCAGCGTGGAAACTGCTAAGCACATAGCGCTAGTAGAGAAAACAGAGAACGTTCGTACTCTGGATATCGAAACCGTAGGTAGTTTCCAAGATCTAACGCTAGTGTATGAGCGTAATGGCGAATCCTGCATGCAGGGACTGAATACGTCTATGGGTTCCAGGTGGGGTAGTTTCACCCACGAGTTCCTGGATTACCTGAAGCGTCACCAGTACACACGTCAGGACGAACATTACTACGTGGTAGATCTCACGGAGTGGGATTTCAGCCAAACGTTGCTCGAACTGCCACTCAAGCATACCAACATGCTGGAGTACAAGAACGAGATCGAATGGTTTATCAAAGGTGAGAAAACAAACGCTAAGCGTCTGTATCGTCCCGTTACTTACGAGGACATCGGAGCTGCTCTGCGTGAGTTCCACAACTTGATCTCCTCCAAGCTGAGTATCAACATCTGTCACCTGGAAAACGTACTGTTCTCTACGATGATCCGTTCGTCGGCTGAGGATAACTGGTGGCTACCTAAAGGCAACACTGAACGAGAGTTCGCTGGTTTCAAAGACCTCATCGCTCGTCGCAGTCTAGCTCCAGCCCTGGCGTTCCAAGAGCAGCGTAAGCTCCTCAAAGACCACAGGACGTATATGGTGCCTTCTCGTCCTCCGTCACCTATGGATCCGATTCTTCGGAGGTAGTGTGTCGAAGTTGCAGATAGAGGTGCAGTCTCACCACTTTGTATTGAGCGGGTATGATTTCCCGCTCTTTCAAAAGCTGGTGAAGTTCTGTGAACCTCTGATACAGACGGAAGTCGACGTAGATCCGCGTAAAGGCACTGAGACCTCAGTAACGAAAGTATACGCTGCGTCTTCGCCCGATCGAAAGATCATGCGGTTCCACATCAACATTCTCAATAAGTTCATGGAGTTCGTGAAACAGATCGGGCTCACGCCCGATCAGTACGAAACGGTTGTGAAACCAATGTACACACCAGCTCGCATGAAGTGTAAGTTAAAGGAGCATATCAAACCTCGGGATTACCAAGTTCCCATTGTGGATTTTGTTGTAGAACCCGAACAGAAAACCAGAGTAATAGGCATACAAACGGGAAAGGGTAAGAGCACATCAAACGACACTTTCGTTCGAATTCCTGGTGGTTGGAAGAGAATGGGTGATCTTAAGGTGGGCGATTACGTTATTGGGCGTGATGGCAAACCAACCCGCGTGAAAGGAGTTTATCCGCAGGGTAAGCTCCAACTTTACGAAGTGGTTTTCTGGGATGGTCGGAAAGTTGAGGTGTGTAAAGAACACCTCTGGGAAAGTTATTTCTCCAACGCCTCCCCTAAAAAACGATGGTCTGTAAGAAACACAGATACCATTAAAACCATAATCGAAAAGAATCCAAAACCAGGAGTTTATATTCCACTCCCAGATCCTGAAGATTGTCCGGAAAAGGACTTTTTAATGGATCCATGGTTATTGGGCGCGTTGCTGGGGGATGGGTGTATATCACACTCCTCGACAGCTATAAGTACTCCAGACGAACATATCGTCGATAAGTGTAATGCGATACTCAACCCCATCGGTTATGAACTCCGCTATGATAGCAAGTACGACCACAGTATCGTTAGATCAACAACTGACGTCGATCCTTTTTACAAGTATCTCCAGCGTGTCGGTATTTTTGGCAAGCGTGCTTGGGAAAAGGAGATACCGTGGGAGTATCTGGAGGGTTCGTTAGAACAACGCTGGAAGCTACTACAGGGACTGTTGGACACCGACGGGACTGTAGGTAAGGAAGGACATATAACTTTCGATACTACTAGCATGGTACTAGCCGATCAAGTTCAAACTCTCGTACGTAGTCTTGGGGGAATAGCTCGGATTAAATATCGAGCTAAGAACATGTATACTTACAAAGGAGAATATCTCGCAGGTCGTCCGAGTTATCGGGTAGGCATACGTTTGAAAACTCCAAGTAAGGCTTTTACTCTTCCGAAAAAGAAAGATCGCACTAACGATCAAAATCAGTACTCGGAAGGATTAAAGCTGCGTGTTCGCAGTATCACCCCCACACGTGTTGACGAAGCCACCTGTATCGCTGTAGAAGCAGAAGATCACCTGTTTGTGGTACAGGACTACATCGTCACACACAACACGCTCACAGCGCTGATGGCCGTGGCTCAGCTTGGCCTGCGTACCGCTGTGGTATTACCGGCGATGTATGCTGAGCAGTGGTATGGCGACATCCAGGATGCTTTCAACTGTACTGTGAAAGACATCATGTTTGTTCGTGGTCTTAAGAATCTAAGATCAGTAATCCAAATGGCACGTAATGGTGAGTATACCCAAGACTTCATCATCATGTCGTCCACGACGATGCAGTTGCTGATTAAAGAGTACGAGACCAACCCCGAACTGTGTTGTGAGATGTATTGTCACCCAGCTGAGCTGTTTGAGCTACTGCAAGTCGGTGCTCGTGTGATTGATGAATGCCACCGGAACATCCATCTGAACATCAAGATGGATTTGTACACTCACCTTCAGAAGTCTATCAACCTGTCAGCCACACTCAACACAAGAGATCCTTTCATTTCCAGAATGTACGGAATGATCTATCCCAAGAAAGACCGTTACGATGGTCTGGAGTACGACCGCTACGTGGACGTGTTTGCATTGGAGTATACGATGCGGCGTGCACACAAAGCCAAGTACAAGGGATTCAAGGGTTACTACAGTCACACTCGCTTAGAGCAGTGGCTGCTGAAGAACCCTAAGGAGCTCGACAACTATTGCGAGATGATTTATCAGATCGTGAAAGATTGTTACGTAGTAGATCGGTTGGAAGGTCAGAGGTGTTTGATCTTTGCGGCATTCGTGGAGTTCTGTACTTACCTGACGAAGTATCTACAACGTAAGATACCAGAGTTGAAAGTTGGTCGTTACGTGTCGGAAGATGATTACGTGACGTTACTGGCTAACGACATCTCTGTGTCTACGATTCTGTCGGCGGGTACAGGCGTGGATATCCCAGGCTTACGTGAGGTTATAATGACCACCAGCATTGATTCGATGCAGGCTAACGAGCAAGCCAAAGGACGTCTGCGTAGACTGAAGGACTTCCCTGACGTCAACCCAAGGTTCTGGTACATCTACTGTACACAGATACCTAAGCAGGTCGATTACTCCCGACGCAAGGAACAGCAGTTCCGTGGTACGTGTCGTTACTTCAAGCAGATACAAACGGACTACACAGTTGCAACTGACTTCGAAGACTATCTGGCAGAACCATTCCTCTTGGAAGGAGATTGTTTCCGCCAAGATGATGCTGGATTCTTCGATCAGCATGTGCAGTGGATCCCGTACGATGAAGCAGCCTAAAAGAGGAGGGCTTCGGCCCTCCATTTTTACCAACCCCAGAATAAAAGGTATTAAAATGCGTAACAAACACCCTATCCAACCACTGGAACTCGTAGACGGTATTTTGCGTTTCAAAGCCAATAAACTGGTCAGAATTCTGTTCGAAACCCATCCAACCATGGATTTGAACCGCATAGCGTGCATGGACTTCAGCGACGAAGACCGTGAGCAGCTCTCCCAGCTTATGGGCGGTAGTTTTAGCTACTGTGGTGACCTACCGTATTTCAGTACAGCTACGCTACATATCGCTAAAGCACAGTACGACCGTGGCGCAGATCCTCGCGACGCCCGCATAGAGCAACTCGAAGCGGAACTAGCCGCTATCAAAAAGCTACTAGCTCCTGCCGTTTCGGTTATCTACGACATCCACCCAGATGACCTGAAGTAATCACTAGAGGAGCTTAGTCTCCTCTTTTTTTTTGGGATTCCACGCAAACACAAACCTATATTCTTTCAGTGAATAGGAGCATTCCGCCCCTGTTCTTTTACTGAAGGAGTAGTGAAATGACAGTAAGCGATCTAACCTTAGACATCATACGCGCTAAACGCGAGTGTCGTGCCTACCTGTGGAGTCTCCACAAACACCGCCTGACCTGGCGTATGCGTGCAGTAGTGTGTCTGTTCCTAGCAGTACACTTCGCACGTGACCTCCGTATGACCTGGACTTACGTACACGTAGAGCGAATGATTCGCCTGCTGGGTCTGGATAAAGGAGGATCCAAATGTCGCTGACACCTGCAAAACTAAAGTCACATCGTGACGAAGCCCAACGTAACGCCGAACAAGGCTTTGCTAATGGGATACTAAAAGCATTATGTGGCGAAGGGTTTTCACCCATAGAAGCTACTAACCGTTACTCACGACCAACCCCAGGAGGAACCTTAGTAAAAGCCCGCTCTGAGTTATACCCAGAGTCTGGGTATGAGTGTCTAGTAGTAGCCGAGGGAAACCGCTACATAGACAACCACAGCTTCGCAATTCGTGTGATGCACGATCTTCTGATCGGTCTGTACCGCAAGGATCTACCAAAGGAACAGAAACACCGATACCTGAAACCAGGTGGCAGTGGAATGACTTACACAGTCTCTGATCCCTGGAGGAAGTGTAAGGTTACGATGATGTACGATCGCATTGTAATCGACTTCCGTAAACTACGTTAGAGACATAAAAGAGGAGGGCGGTAGCCCTCCTCTTAAGTTTCTTTTTTTTTTCGAGTTAACGCCATTCGTTGTAGATGTAGACTTCGTTTGGGATGCGATCAAACCAGTACCTAAAGATATGTCTTACCTTACGATACTCCAGTGTGCCAGTCTGTTGCCCACATCCTAACGCTGGTGAGTAGATTTTTGCATTACCCAAACGATCCACAGACTCTACAAGTTTACGAAGGTTTTGCTCCAACAACTCAGTAGTAGAGACGTCATACCAATGGTGTTTAGTAGGTATCAGTAATAGCTTTAAGTCTGGGTTGATATCAAACAACATCAGACTGTTTAAACCAAACCGTCCCTCCTTACACATCACACGGTATCTACGGTAAACTTCAGGATAGCGACTACGAATGTAAGCAGCTATTCCTTTACCCATGATACCATCGATATTCACAGGTACTAGCAATATCCCCTCGTCGTGTTTAAACACGTCACCAGGGCCTTCGTAAACGACCATACGGCGTTCCTCGTGTTCAGTACTACCTTACCCACGAGCTCCACCCTGAGCTCGCAAAGCTTCCGCTTTAGCCTTCTCTTCAGCAAACTTACGATCACGAGTCTCTCGTACTTTGACTTCAGCAGCGATTTCAAACCACTGCTCCACCGCCTCTGGAGGTAACTCCAAAAACTGATCAATAGTCCATCCCGTCAGTTCATGTATTCCGAACTTCTTGAATCGATAGGCTCGATCGATAATCCACGCACCAGGATTTCTGGGTACAAACGCTGCTTTAACAGAGTCGATACCCATTCCAGTACCCAAGTTGTTCCTGCGCACAGGATGCGGATCATCCACTGTAGGAGTGCCGTCCACGTCGTACGTGTAGTGCACACCCATCAGTCTCCAGTAAGTCTCACGTATAAGCTTGCGAGCTTGAAGTAGTTCCAACCCACCTTCGATCTCCACGAGATCATCTAGAATATCGGAGGCAGTTACGTCAAAACGTATCCCAGTTAAGACACGCTTACGTTTCGGGTTGTCATTCTCAGCTTGTGAGTAAGAATTGTAAAAAAAAGTTTGATCGGTGAGATCGGAATCAGATACGGATCTCTGGCTACGTGATCGACCTGGGTCTCACCACACTTAGCGCAGACGTAGTTCCAGATAGCGATCATAGTAACAGCGCGAGCTGCAAAGAAACGATCGATGTGTTCCAGGAACTTGGAGTTGAACTCCGAGTTACCAGTCATACTGCCGACGTGTAATGCGATCTCGAGTTCGTCGTCGATATAACCATCTTCTTCACCAGCATCGTTGTAAAAAGCGATGCGATGTACGAAGTGAGAATACTGACGCAGTGAACTCAGACCAGCTTGCTCAGTGATATAAGCATCACGTTCCTTAGCAGACATCTTGCCAGTAAACGCAGCTTCCACTGAAAGCTCGAGTTCACGAACCCACTGGAACCCTTCGTCAACCCATTGACGAATACTCGGCTCTACCAGCTCCAGACTCATGTTACCAAACCGGAATACCGACAGACCATCAGTCCCTTCCTGAGTCAGGAACTCAGCACGATATGCTGCGATCTGTTCCAGGGTGTGGCGTTTGGTACGCTGTGCCATGTGGATCTTCTGTTTCTCAGTCAGACGATCTGTACGCACGCGCTGTAGATCAGAAAGATCGATGTAAGCGCGTTCCACAGCTTTACATTTACCAGTAGCGCCCGTACAAGCCCGAGACATCGGGAAGCCTTGTAAATACAAAGCCAGACCTACACCCCAGAGCAAGTCCTCGTGCTCGTCAAAAGGAATGAGCTCGTAGAGTTCCTGAGGATCTTGGTAAACTACCGTAGCATCGTAGATGCAGGAGATAGCCAGGTCGATCAGAGGCTTACGTGAGTAAACGTCGGTCAGTGAGTTGGTACGCCCGCCACTACGACGACCAAACTCGTCTTTCTGCTGCTCGCATTTCAGACGAGTCTCGTTCAGAGCAGTGTCGCCAGGAGCTTTAATGCTAACCCAGAAACCAGCTTTGTAGAGAGGGATCTGTACCACACCACCCACTGAGGTAACGGCCGCGATCTTAGCGGCAGCGCGAGCGCCAGTCAGAGGTTGGTTACCGCCTCCGAAAGAAGGCTTACCTGCACGCAGACGTTGAGTCAGGTGTTCTACGTAGTTACCCCACGCCCCCTGCTCCAGAGCTTTCTGCTTGATGTTAGAGTTCTCGTGCAGAATACCGCCCGCACTACCAGTCAGAACCCACTCAGCAGCATCCTGATCATCCAGGAACTCGTCGTCCATAGACAGGTCATTGAACTGCATCAGCAGATCGTTAGTGGTTTCCAGGGCATCCGACGGGAGGAAGAGATCGATCTCAGCCGCAGAAGGCTCTCCACGACCAGAACGAATCATGGAATGAGGAGACATCACACCTACGTGTGTCTGCTTCCCTTCGTAAGGAAGCTTGGTGAACTTAGGAGCTTGTGGCTCCTCAGCATCCGGCTTCTCTGCTACTGGGGGAGCGTGTTCCACTTCCGGGACTTCCGGCAAATCAGCCGCGACTTCAGTCGCGGGCTGGTCGTTATTAATTTCAGACATTTACTGCTCCTTGAGAGTTACGCAGTTCACCAATGATGGTAGCTACGCTTTTAACACCACTGTCAGCCCAGTCTTCCATCCAGCGCTGGTATTGTTCACCAGCCTGCAAGACTGAACCGATATTCGATACACCTACGTTACGACCGACCAGGTGTTGGACAGACTGATCGATCTGATCGAGTCGTGAGCGGAAGACTTTAACCTGCTCTACCAGAGCAGATGCGTTCTGGTTTACCAGACCTACATTGAATACACGACCTTCAGCGTTAGCTTGACGAATCAGAGTTCCAACCTCACATGCTTTATTCAGTTGCTGACGGCATTGATCGGAGAGTTGCGGGATCTCGTTAGTCGGAGTCGGGCTGACGTAAGGGCGACGAGTTCTGCTGTTACTTGGCATGATATGATCTCACTGTAATAGGGTTGGTTTCATATACTACTAACCCTTGCTATTTTTTTACTGGAGCCGGGTATGTTCGATTATATCAACGAGTATCTGATGGGTCGTACTAGTTTGGAGTTAAGAACCAAACTAATGGACGGCCTACGCACTGCCACTACTATTCTAGGGGAGCAGTGTTTGATGGCGGTGCAAAAAGAGATACAACGTGACGAAGCCGAGTTCTCCGCTAACGGAATCGATTTCATCACAGAAGCCCTTCTGGGGCTGATCTATCAATCTTTCTTGAAGTTCGGTATTACCTTAGATCAGGATGCGATGGAGCATCGCTGGATTACTCCGTACTGCGATACATTGGAGTTGCTGGCTAACTACGAGCAGACTCAGTATGCTGAACAGATAACTTCTATTCTGGAGCTTTCTGATACTTCAGAGGATGTGTTGTTTAACGTCCTACAGCTGCTGGATCCCGATTTGGATCTGTCCTGGGAGGATACGCTGGACTCAGTGTCAATCGCTCTCATAGAGCGTTTCAGGACTGCTCTGCGCGAAGCTGCTACTCAAGTACCAGACACCACTGGTTTAGGATCTGTGGACGAGGAAACCGCATACCTGGAACGCATCCGGGCTTTCCGCGAACAAGGTAAATACCTGGACACAGTAACCTACCAGTACTACGACTCCGGGGCTAACCTCAGAGTAGCGCCCGAGCTCACTCTGGATCTCCTCAAACATCGTTACTCAGTGCTGGAGTACCCACAACTCGCTCGAGAGTTGATAGTGCTGTGTACCTACGCAGCTCTCCCTAACGCTGAAGTAGTCCCTACAGCTAAACGCATAGCGCAGTCCTTCGACCCAGAAGTAGAACTTGCGTTGGCAGACCTACTCGGAGGTAGATGATGACTCGTCTAGATTTCTTCAGGCTGGCGCTCAAACACCACGCCTGGAGATGGCGTTACTGGATGGTGTGTGGATTTAGCGTAGCTAAGATCTCCGATACCCCCAAAGGAGAAGGGGTTTGTGAAATCGTTCAGGTAGGTGACCAATACGGCTACGTAGATCCTGAAAACAAAACCATCGTTACGATCGAAGACTCCCAAGTAGGTCAAACCCTTTTCCCTGTAAAGGAAGAGATTGTTCTGCGTAAGGGAGACCTAGCTAACCTCACCAAGGACATCCGCACTACCTACGGAAACGCTATCTTCAACGCAGCTGCATTAGCTTACTGTTTTGGAGCTACGATTCCTTATCTGAATCGATCAGCCGACGCAGATCAGATCATGGATCTGTACGTGCCTAAGATCGTAGATGATCCTGCTGAAGGAGAGGAGTTAGAAGAAGGTAAGGTTAGCGTGGCGCAAGGCTACAAGCACGCTGAGGCGATGTTCAACGTAATCACTCCCATGAGTATCCAGATTACGCAGTCGTCTTCTGAAGCCATCCTAGGTGTGGATCCTTCAGTAATCGAATTACGTGATCGTTTGCTGGAAGAGCACAAAGACGAGCTAACCGACCTGACCGTAGTAGCCAGTATCATCAAGCAGTTGATAGCTGCTGATAAAGCTACCTTCGAGAACGATCCAGCCAAAGGCTTCCTGTTCAAATCCAAAGCTTTCGATATCGTCCGACTACGTACGCAGATTATGTACGGCGTGGAGTTCAGTTTCGAACAAGACGGTACGTTTACGCTTGTTACGAGATCCCTGGTAGAAGGTTGGGACATCTCTAAGTTCACCGAGTATAACAACTCGATGCGTGATGGTAGTTTCAACCGTGGTGCGATGACTGCTCTAGGTGGTGAAGCGGTTAAGAAAGCTTATCGTAGATACCAGAACTCGAAGATTATCGCTGAGGACTGTAAGACTCCTCTTACACTGCGTCGTAGAGTGCTCCCAGAGCTCGCCAAACGACTTGTGGGGCGTTTCTACGTAGAAGGTGGTAAACTACACGAGACTACTGGCGAATCGATTAAAGCGCTTATAGGACGCGAGGTAGACTTCCGTGATCCTTCGTGCTGTCGTGCTGGTGGATTCAACCTGTGTCGTTACTGCTACGGCACTAGTCTAGACCTCACCCCAATGGCTGTATCTAATGCGATGTCAGAACCTTACTCGCAGCAGATGTACATCTTCATGAAGAAAATGCATGGTACTTCATTGAAAACCGTAGACTACGATTTCCATTTCTGGCTATCTTAGTCTAGTCAATGTATGACTCATTCAATCCAGGAGTAGAGAAAATGGCTAAGCCTCCGTTCAACAATCAACAACCCCGTCAGCCGTCCCAGACAGCTCCCCAGCAACCTGAAAAGAAACCCGAGGACAACACTTACCTCGATCAGCCTCCGATCTCTCCTGTGATCGAAGATCTGGCTGCTGGCAACGTAGCTCCTCGTCCGAAGTCTGACACCGTAGCGATCTTCGAAGACCGCGTGCAGTCTTACCTGAAGGCTTGTGGTCCCACCGTAACCAAGACCCCGTCCTCGATCGGTCAAGCTCAGGGTGGTTTTATCTACACCATCCAGTCTCTGTGGCGCATGCCGGTACAAGACTTCAAGGAGTGCATGGACTACCTGATGGAAACCTTCCGTCAGAACCCCAAGATCTTCTGCGAAGCTTTCCTGTTCTCCCACATGGATCAGGTCACCAACGTTTCCTACGAACATCGTCAGCAGCATTACGCTCTGATGAACCTCATGCTCAACGGGGCTAACCCGGATGTAGTGCTGAAGGAAGTAGTGGACGTCAACCTGGCCTGTCGTGGTCTGCCGGAGAACGCAGCTGAGTTCCTGTCTGCTTACTACGGCTTGCAGTAATCCCTACAAAGGGCATAACTCAGGAGGAGGCCAGTCGGCCTCCTCCTATGCCGCTTAGGCAGCTAATGCATCACGGTTCTTACGATATTCGCGATATTCTTTCAGTACGTCAGTGTGTGTAGGCATCTTGAAGATTTCACGACAGATTTCAGAAGCATTTACATGACCCGCTGTAGCGTTGATACCGAAACGACGACGTTGCAGGTCGCTTACGTTTTCGATACGAGCCAGCTCCATCCAGGTAGTTACGCGAGAGATATTCAGTGTATCTTCACCATTAGGATAACTGGCAGCTACGTCAAGCAAGTTGTTCGGTAGAGGCGCGAATTCTACCCGCCCAGCGCTGTTTCACAACAGTACCGGACTGCTCTAGGCTTTCCCTAGATGTTCAGACTATATCATCATCTCCCGTATTACGAGAGAGACCTCCACTTGGAGCCGCCTGGCCTAAGCCGCTTGCGTGCCCTACTCCCCTGCCGGGGATAGTCGTTGAACGTTCTTCTGTACGAGACAGAAGCTTCGATGCGAGATTCCCCAATCCACAGTCTGTGTTACCATACCCAAGTGATTAGCTTGGCCACTATTACATCACTGCAATAGCTTGGTCTACTGGGCTCTAAGCGGGTTCCCGTCAGTTCAAAGGTTGTTTCAGTGAGGATCACTCCTCAAGGGGACCTTGTTTGTTTATCTCATGCGACGTGGTGGTATGCTACATGAGAGTAAACAGCCGTTGATCCGCAACGTGAAGGAAGACCAGGGTGCTAAGCTCCGGGAATTCCTTAATACAGCGTAGTCCATTATCCGCTACCATGTGCGATGGTAGCGTAACAATCCAGTTATCAACGCCTACTACTAGGTCGTCGAGTTCTGGAACTTTCATCTTATCGGAAGTAGTACCGATTGCGTGTTCTTCTTGCAGAGCAAAGAAGTGCAACGCATCACAAGTCCGACGAGGTTGTGAGTGGAACTTGTCCAGGTTCGATACACCAGAGAACAAGTTGATTTTGTTACACAAGTCCATGTTCATCTCGTCGAGTAACTCAACAGAGATACAGTCGAAGATGTTGTAGATGAGATATTCGACTTTAAACCTAGACTGCATGAACTCGTGCCACTTCAGTCCTTCCAAGTGGTCAGCTTGTTTGAACTTAAGTTTACGAATCCCCAAGTGACGATGAAGGATGTTATCCAGCGAGTAACCACCTGGAACTTTACCACCAGCTATCCGGATTTTCTGATAGACACACATCGCATCTAGGAACTTAAATCCAGCAGCACACTTAAAGAAGTGCCAACGCTCGGCAGGGGACAGAGGGAAGTTACGTCCACTGGCAGTTACTTTAACAGTGGAGCCTTCCTTCCAGTAACAATACTGATACTTCGTAGGACACCGAGGATCCGAGAACACAGTAGCAGGATCAATCCCACCCTTCTGGAGCGCACTCAGCATCTTAGGAATATCGTACGCCATGTTCCAGATAGCTACGATGTCAGGCTGCCACTCGTGAGCGTAACGCATCAGTACCATGGGGACTTCGTGTTCGTGGTCTACGAACTCGATGTACAGTTTAATGTTCCGTTTGGTTTCGTATTCACCTAGCAGTTCAGTAAACTTGTCACGGATGTCTTGCTCAGTACAGTAGAACCCTTCCAGGAAGAATCGGTTCACTACCAGTAGTACTCGATCTTTAAAAGTCAAACTGCCCGAAAGGATTTGTTCAGTCCCGTGGAGAACATCGGATTCTAAGTCGAGTACAGCCACACGGTTCAGTGAGTACAGGTCAGGGTATTTCTCCTGGTATTTGTGTTTGATGATCTCAGACACACCTACGTCCGCTCCGTAGAGATACGGACTACGAGACATTATCCGAAGGTCGCCTGTGTTAGGTACTTTCAGTATCCGAGCTATGGTTGGAGCCAACATGCGCTGAGTACACTCGTAGCGCTGTAGGTTCTTTAAAGACTCGAAATCTTTCTTGTGTTCGTGTTTACGTAACCCTGGTTTAGTGACGTACAAATCCCGCTTGAAATTCTCCAGAAAGCGCAGGTTAGTGGTAGCGGAACCGTCGTTTAGATGTATGATCTCCTTCACTAAAACACAGTCGTCCATTGAGTCGTCTTGCGCTTCTATGTAAGTCGCAAGTTTACACTCAAATCCTTTGATGTTGTCTGTATCCAACTTAACTGTTTGCATCGTTACCTCCTAGTGCTCACAGATCTATTAACTTCTTAAAAAGGAACTACCATGTCTTCGATCACAGCCCACCTCCGTGCATTGGGAACAGAGACTCCCGAGTATCAGCAGAAACAGTCTCTGAGTCTGGAAGCTCATCTCTCCGAACTCGAACAGATGCAACTCCAGTTTTCAGAAGAGCAGTACAACTACACCGAAGAAGGTATGTTGGATTCGATCTGGAACGGCATCAAAGCCTTCTTTAAAGCCATTGTCGACTTCTTCAAGCGCCTCTTCGGCAGCGGTCCTACCAAAGAGCAGAATGCTACTCTGGACAAAACCGAGAAAGAAATCGATGATTTAGCCGAAGCTATGAAAGACGTCGATTTCACCAAACCCGACCAGGATGCTGAAAAGATCCTTAAGGAAGCGGGATTGGTGGTAGATACACCCATTCGGCTTTCTGATATACCCACCGGTAGCCTGGCTGACTTTGACGCGTTCATGATCTCAGACAACGGCAAGCCTCTCACTCCGGATCAGTTTGACAAATCACTCGATCAATCCGAGCGTAATAAACTCACTCGCGTTTGGTTGGACGATCTGGTAAGAGGTGGGCAGCAAAAACCAGCTCGCACCAAAGAAGAGAAGGCTGGTGAGCGTGTAGCTAAGCGCGCTGCTCAGGTATTGCCTAACGATGCTACTCCGGAACAAGTAGCCAAAGTCGCGTCTAAGGCCGTCGCCGTTACCGACGCTAAGATGCGTCTGCTGTTGGACGAGGTAGGTCGCTGCAATATCCCAGGTGTGGAGTACGAAGGCTCTAAGCTGCACATCGCTCTGGCTAACTACCGCATCTACTCTGAGAAGTTCATCACAGCCTCAGTTCTTCTGAGTGAGGCGGAGTCTGTTGCCAAAGAGTTTGATAGTAAGAAATTCGATCACCTCACCGAAGATTCTATTGCTAAAGACGGCTTCTTCGGACCGTCCAGCGTACCTTTGCTTAAATGGAATCCTGAAGACAAGAAATACGTCTTCAAAGAGAAAGGTCACGACACCTCCCCCCAGGGTTTTGTAGAAGACATCTTCGCACGCGCTGTACTGGGCGCTAATGACTACGCTGGTGTAGTGGCTAACGTTTCCAAAAACACCGATACCAAAACCGTAGGTGCTCTGATCAAATCTGTGCAAGAGCAAATCGCTCAAGCCCGTAAGTCATCTGCTGTCTACGTTAAGGTTCTGGGCGTGGTGGAAGCAATTTACGCTGCAGTTAATAAAATCGATCCTAAGACAGCAAGCAAGGAAGAGGCCGCAGCAGCCAAAGTCGCGGCTTCGATCGTCCGTGAGATTGGTCGCCTTACCGCTGGTTCTGCAACAAACCAGCGCAATGCTCTGGCTAACGCACTGCAAGCTGTGCGCATCCTGCGCCGCAAGGCCGGTAAGCTCAAGGAGTACAACGGTCTGATGAAGAAACTCAACGACGAAGTTGCAGCTATCAAAGCTAAGAAATAAAAAGAGCATATCTGGCGAGGGGTACACCCCTCGCCATTTTATGACCTCATCTCCTAGGAGTACCCCATGCGTAAGTCTAACCTAACTCTCCAGATGGAGGCTATTGCCTACCAGTCTGGAGTTTCTAAAAACAAAGTATTCCCCCGCCTAGCGGAAGCGTACGATGCTATCATTCACGAAGTACGTAAATCCAAGCGTCTGCGTGCGGGCGATCTCGAGCGTTTCGGTATCGCTAAGATCATCTTCGAAGAGTGTGGTGTCCGTACCACACAGCAAGTAGACCAAGGCATCTACAATGCCTGTGTGTATCCCCCGCTGGTGGATCGTAACAATCCAATTGCTGCCGACTTCTGGGTTGAGATGCGTGAGAACGAAGACGCAATGCATTTCATCAAAAGAGCCAAAGGGGCTATCTCCGGTACAGTAGACCTACTCAACGCTCGAGTAGGCGGTGTCTACTCGGAGATTGAGTGTGAGATGCATGTAGGGGATCAGTTTTTCTTTGACTCGAAATATAACGGCTCTCACATCGCAGCGATCATGTGTCACGAGATCGGCCACGTGATGACTTATTTCGAAGCGCTCTCAGAAACAGCTACGATCAACCGCGTTCTACAAGCGGTGTGTGCTGACGTACTGCGTGGTGCCGACTACGAACGCCGTCTGGTAATGCTCACTGAAGCCGAAAAGGTTCTTGGTGTTAAGATCGATCTGAAAGAAGAACACGCCAAGATGGAGAAGATGGAGGGATATCAGATCCTGATCATCGAAACCACAGCGCGCAAACCCAGATCTGCACTAGGGTCTCCACTCTACGACTTCAAAGCCTGGGAACAAGCTTCAGACCAGTTCGCTACTCGTCTGGGTTATGGTATCTATCTGTCCGAAGCTTTGGACATTATGTTCCGTAGTTTCGATTACCCGACTTACTGGAGCGCTCCTCGTTTTTACATGATGGAGGTGTTCAAGTGGATCTTCGGTACGGCGATGCTGATCATCCCAGGATACAACGTCCTGTTCGTGTTACTTCTGTTTTTGATGGGCAATCCGCTGTGGGATGTCTACGACTCCCCCACTGACCGCATCGCTCGTATCCGTCGTGAGACTTTGGGTGAGCTTAAGAACGCTAAGATCGATCCTAAGCGTCGTAAGGTACTACTCGAAGACATCGCTGCAATGGATCGGATGTTGGAAGGTATGAAAGACCGTCGTACTTTCTACGAGCGCGTGTGGATCTTACTGTCCTCTACAGCACGTACCGGTACACGTCAACAACGCATCCAGCAGGAACTCGAGTCCCTCGCTAACAACGACCTCTTTTTGGCATCTGCTAAGCTTAAGGAGCTTGCATCATGAAACTCACAGCATCCCAGTTCAAACAAAATTTCCAGTACCTGCTGGTAGACCAGCGCCTGTCTCCGGATGATCGTAAGTCCGCCATCGGATTTGCTTTGGCTCGTGGGATCTCCTACGCTCTGGACGTACCGGCTACCAAGGTAACTAACGCACGGATGTACTACCTCCAGCAACACCAGCCCGTGGTACAAGGATTGCTCTCTGAACTCGTAGAGCATTACGCGTTTCCCATCGCCTCCACCGAGCGTATCGTAGAGCAGCTCTGGACAGCCCGCTACCAACTCGTACACATCGCCGACTACGCTCAAGACAGCACCCTGGCTTCAGTAGCCATGACTGGCACCGAGACCGACATCCTGACTCCTCGTGTGCGTGAGCTCTATCCGTGTCGTGAACTCGCTTACACAGCGGGTCGCGTGGCAGGTATCCTGAGAGGAGAGTAATCATGGTCGGGCGTAATCGTTTTTTCGACAATGAAATGTTCAAATCGGAACAGGAGTTGATGGTAGAGGAAATCGAGCGTCAGCAGGCGCTCGAATGCGAAGCCACACTGCAACTCGAACACCTGGATCGGTTGTTTGAACTCCAGGGTCTACTCTCCAGCGGTGTACAGCTCAACGACGGGATGCGTTACACCATGGAAGAACACATGGGGTACATTCCAGAGAACCTGAACCTCGCCATGGAAGGGGTAGTCTCGACTATCTGGGAAGGCATCAAAGCCTTCTTTAAAGCCATCGGGAATTTCATCTACACGCTGTTTACAGGTAAGTCCAAGTCCTCTACCAGTCGAGTCGACTCCTACCTGGAAAAGCTCAAGGAGTTCGAATCGAAATACGGAAACTTCGTTCGAGCCGATCTTGAAAACTGGTATCCCGATCAGATCAAATCAACCAAAGCATCTGCTTTGAAATCTTTTCCGGACGACGCCAAACTTAAAGCCAAGATCGAACACCTCGAGACGATCTACGAAAAGGAAGTTTTCAAAAAGCATTGCGCTGTGATGTGTCTTCTCCCTCACTTAAGCATCTATGGAAAACTCAATTCCATAGTGACCGCTCAGTTGGCTGGGATGCCAGACTTTGCCAAGTACAAAGACGCCATCAAGAACCAGTCGAACGGGCAAGTTGTTTCGTACACCCCCCTTAAACTGGACAAGGCTCTGCCCGACGCCATCTACAAGTCTTATGTCGACTTGTTTAAGAACTCTGGGGAAAAGCTTCCGACGGAGTTGGGTGAAGTCACCGAGCAGTTGCTTAAAAATGCGCTGATAGGTTCATTGGAATCTCAGAAGTTGGATCGCTATGGTGCGATTTTCCGTCGCTGTGTTGGAACACACCCAATCGATATCATGAAAGACTATCAACAGTGGATCGATCGAACTGCTAAAGATCTTCCCAAAGTCAAGAAAGAAATCGATGACCTTGTTAGCAAAATCAACTTGGAAACCCCACCTGGCGTAGCTACTGGTTTACGACAACTTGGTAAAGATGTCAACGCCCAGATCATCGCTATCAACTTCATCCATACCCTACTGGACGGGTTGATCGCGAGTTCAACCTACCTCTTGCAGGTGGATAACTCGATCTGCGATCTAGTAGCGTACACCCAAAACCAAGCCATCAAAGCCGCCCCTTAGGAGCAGTCATGAAAAACCGTTTTGTAAGCGAAGAAGTAATCAACCCTCTCGTAGACCCACAACTCTCCTACGAGCATCTGGAAACTCTCTTCGAGATACAACAAGCACTCCAACACGGTGGGTTCCGTGAAACAATGCTCGCTCAGGAGTCGGCTGAGTCTATCGGTGTAACTTTCACTGAAGAAGGACTGATCGAAACCATCTGGAACGGCATCAGAGCTTTCTTCAAAGCCATTGCTGACTTCTTCCGCAAACTGTTTGGTATGAAATCCAAGCAGGAAGCCAACTTCGAAAAAGCAATGAAAATCGCAGAAGACCTGGAACATACAGGTATCACCAAGGTACAGCCTGGTGAGATCTGCTCTGCAAACCGTGAGGCCATTCGTAAAGAAGTTTCCGGTAAACTCGCCGCCGAATTCGCTGCTGACGCCCAGGCTGTGGCGAAGGAGTTGGACAAACTTACCACCGAGTTTGACTACAACCTCCGCATGCTCATCGGCCTTCAGCGGCTGGGTCTTTTCCCAGGGCATGGTCGGCAACGGACGTTCGAGGCTAATTCATTCTTCGAAGTCTTCTTCGACGATGGTGCGTTGTCACCATCGCGTGGTCTGAAGAACATCGCAGATACGCTCAAGTACTACCGTGATGATTATGTGCATTTCGAAGTAGCCGTTTCCAGCGGGGATGTGAATAAGATCATAGCCATCGGCTCTGACTCAGTATATTTCGGCGACAACTTTAGCAAATTCCTTAAACGGATTCACGATGCCGCTGGCGTGGCTATGCCAAAATACCTTAGTGGTCTGGATCCCAACATCCTCACGACCGCTTGTGAGTGCATTATGCATAAGCAAGCTTTGAATTTCGAAACGCCCAAAGTTTCCGATATTGAAACCGCGCACGAAAATAGCAAGAAATTCAGAACCGAGTTTACTCGAAACCGAGAGATCAAAGCTACACTGGATCGCTTTAGTACATTTGACATCAAACCGGCACCCGGTCGCCCGTACGGTGATCAGTTCGCTGAGCATCTTAAAACGTTGGGTAAGGGCGTCAGGATTTATTTCGCTTTCTTGGAGGCGTGTGATCGACTGGAGACCAAAGCCGGCGAAGCGTTCGATACCTACTTGAGTATAGCAGTTATGCTCGAGATGGTTCGTAAGTAGGAGTTGATATGGAATTTACACTAGAGGAATTAGAACAGGAACACACTGTTCTAATGGGGGAGGCTCAGTCCCTCCTCCTCACCCTGGAGCAGTTAGACTCGCTCCAGTTCCAATACGCCTCTGTAGGCGTTTCACGTAACGACGTACTGAGTCTCGAACAGATCTCCGGATCTCCTACAGACCTCAATCCCAACTACTTCACTGAAGTTCCTTCCCAGACCAACCTGAACCTCGCAATGGAAGGTCTGATGGACAAAATGAACGCTGGGGTTATGGCTCTGTTTGGTGTGGTGATCGGTGTGATCATTGCGGCGTTTGTCTGGATCTCTAAACTGTTCCGTAGTTCCGACTCCGGCACAGCCTCGGCTAACGCAGCACTAGCAGCAGCTCAACAGCAGCTCAATACCTTAATGGTAGCTGAAGCTGCGCTCAAAGCCAAGGTCGAAGGCGATAACGAGTCTAAAGTTATCGAGCTCTACAGAAACCTCGTCATTCCACCTCTGAATGATGTGCTGGTAGCCACAACCTTTGCCGCCCTGGATACCTCAGTGTCGAAGTTCTCCAGCTCAGGTAATCTGGCTTTCGCTAGACAGCATTCTCACGTTCTTCGGTACATTACCGATGGTGTGCAGTATATCAACCCCAACGACGAAATCGTCAAAGGGATGGTTTATGAGAACTTCGAGAACTACCTGACGGCGATGACAGCGCTGATCCAGCCGACTACTCCGACTCAAGAGACCTACAATCGCCAGCAAACTTCCTTCACGGAAGCTGGTGGACATAACTTCACAGCACAGCCAGTACGTCCGATCCTGGATCTGTTTGCTGTGCAGTCTGGTACGTCTCGGAAGATCTACGCTGACGGCAATCCGATGTCCGCTGCGGAGTACGAGTCACTCCGCAAGAAGACTATCGAAGAGTTACGTCAAGTCTCCTCCCCACAGATCACTAAGAACATAAGTGATTTTGATAAGCTGGCTTTAGGTAAAGGTTCTTTGCTGAATCCCGATACTTACCGCCTCAAAGAGGAGTTTGACAAACTTCTGGCTCGTCAGGCTGAACTCAGTATCTCAGTTTACTTCGATACCAAAGCAGCCTCTGGTCGTATCAACGAGATCGTTAAGAATCTCGAAGATACCAAAAAGAAAGTGGATCGTATTCGTAACTCAGGCGGTATGCCAGACAAAGCTCGGTTCAAAGCGTTCAAGGACTCCCTGGACTCCGTACGTGAAGATGCCAAGCTGATGTCGAACTACGCCCTGTTCTACGATAACTTCTACAAGAACCAGGCTAAGTTCTTCAGAACCATCTACGAAGGCATGAAGAACGTACAGCGCGAGCTCGAGTCACGACTCAACGAAGAAACTTCAGAATCTCTGAAGCATGCCATCCGGGAATCCAAGAAACATCCCGATGAAATGGTAGATCGTCTGAAAGCCATCGCGGACAAAATGTAATAGGAGGAGGAGCCTAGGCTCCTCCTCTTTTATGCGCGGTTTACTACAAACTCCACAGTAATGTCATCTTCCACACGAGTGGTTTCGTCAGCCAATACCACCAGCTTACGACGCACCCCAGTACGCTCGGTCTGATCGTTCAGGATCCAAGTAGTCAGTTTACCATCACTACCTACACCAGCGATGTCTACTGGAACAGGATCGTTCCCCAGCTTCGATCGAATCACGTCGTTCATCTCAGACAAACTCACCGAAGCTTTAGTGAGTTGTTCGTTGATTACTTGTTTCGCGATCTTAGCCAGACCATCCCGGTAAGACTGGTTCTCGTAGTTTACACGAGACAGATAGAACTTCACAGTCCAACTCAGGTTAGCTGGAAGCGTACGAGTAAGCTGGTCTTCCACCAGTACCGTGATGTTCCCCAGAGTTTTACGTGGAAGGAAGTAAAGCTCAGTCCCTTCCAGTAACTCCTTGGAAGTCGGCGTGATGTCTTTATCCAAGAACTCAATCAGAGTAGAAGCCACTGCGTTGCGATAAGCTACGTCCTGCGGATTCGTACTGAAACGATAAGCCCCTTCGATGTAGAACAGATCCACATAGCGTTGCAGTCGACGAGGAGCTGCTATCAAAGGTTCCTTAGTGACAGGATCACGTTTGATCTCTCCGATCTGATGTTCCCACACAGGACTACCATCGTCTAGCAGTACGGGACTACCTTTCTCGTGAGTAACCTTAGGCTGGTACGACCCATCAGGTTGCAGGTAGAACTTCATACTACCATTAGACTCCCGCTCGAACTGAGTTTCAGGCCAGACCTTAGGAACGTTCTCAGACCATCGTTGGTAGTCCTGCGGACCCACTACCGTACGGGCATTAGCCCAAAGCTTCGTAAGAGCCTTACCGAAGCGTACAGTGATGAGTTCGTGTGTAACACCACGAGCTCGAGCAGGCAGGAACTGACTACCTACCACAGCATCCATAGCGGCAGGTTCGTACTTAGCTGTCTCACTAGCCACAATCCCGTGGAAGAGTTCAAAACCTTCCTCTAGCAGAGTACGCGTATCGCTCGCTGGGTTGTTGAACATACGGAATGTGTTGAGTATCAGTTCGTGAGCTGTAGTGACGTCAAAACTACTACCCAACACAAACTTCCACACCCGCTCACCGTCGATCATCCCTTCCAGTACGCCGTTCAGGTAAGCGTAAGTAGACTCACCCGACGGGATGTAAGCTAACTGACACCACACCTCAGCGTCCGGTAGGGATTTGTAGGTGTCATCACTGACCACAGACACCCTCAGTATGTATCCTACATCTGCTACGTAATCCACAGCAAAAGCAGAGCTACCTACCCCAATCAGCACGGAGGAGTTCTCTTCTTCAAATCCACGGTTTACCACACTAGGCATACTGAGCTCGTAACCACGAGCATCGAACGTACGACCAGAAGCATCCAGCACGTAATGGAAAGGAGAGTACAGATAATCCCGAGTGTTGACCAGATTAGCTATCAGCTCCTTAGAAGCCTTAGGATCAGTTACCTGCGCCAGCTCAGAACCAGTTACCGGAACTACTACTCCGTCGTTCAAACGCCACAGAGTAGATGGCAGGATCGTTACACGGGATTGGTGATCGTACACCGAATCCAGTAACACTACTTCTTCGAAGGTAAGCTTCGTAGAAAGTACCGCACAGTTCGCACCAGCATTCAGGAACTCAGAACCTTCTGGTTTAGGCAGCCCACGGATACCCAAATACACTCGATTAGGAAGATCGTCGATTACTTCCTGAATGGAGTAACCACGAGACTGCATCTGGTATTCCAACTGAGCATCGGTGATAGCTGTACGTCCTCTACCGGCGTTCAGTTGTTGTCTGGTACGTAGCTCCTCGAAAGTAAGTCCGTTACTACCGCCTACAGCAGCACCTTGAGACAGAACCATGATCTTCTGGAAACTACTCAGAGGAGTGGTGTAGCGACCTTGGTCAGTGTTATCCAGATCATTCCAGCTCGCTTGAAAGTTCTGTACGTCGTAGCTGTCCAACATCATATCCAGCTTACCGCGAGTGGTGTAGATATCCACACGCATACTACCACGAGCTAGTCCGTTGGTGAAATAGATGTTAGGAGTTGTAACGCGCAGACGATTACCTTCCACACGCAGTAGCACAGTCAACACTTCTGGGTTGTAAGTCTGTTCGGAGTGAGTGGTAGAGCATTCCTTCCAGTTCACCCCATCGTCGGCTTGATACACTCGGCAATGATAGAACTGATCACTAAACCCGTATTCGTGAGTAACCTGACCACCAGCGCCCAGAGTAAAAGTCTGAGATGCGATCTCGAACTGGTACAGTGGATAGTCGATCACCACACACTCACCACCACCAGCTTCCACACGCTCCAGGTTAGCGATCTGATATTCCACTACGTTGGACTCTAGTCCGTACAGTGGAGACTCATCCGATACGTCGTATGCTAGTTGCAAACCACCACGAGGCAGTACGCGGATATCCAGCGGATACTGCTGGGTGAACTTTACACCACCCACTTCGATCTGGGCGTGTTTGGGAATAGTGATCTTACGGACATCCCCCTCACCAGTAGCGACAGCCAGACGCTGAATGTCGTCTAATCCCAGTACCACTTGGAAAGAAGCTCTACTCGGAGTAGCGAACCGTCCCACGTAGTCAGCATCGGACATATGGCGATACAACTCCGCTGGGTTGTCGGCCATCTCTGAGTACAAGTAACGATGGATAGCTTCACTGGAGTTACAGGCCATTGCCCCTAAGTGCGCAGCTGCTTCCAATCCCAGAATCATCGGGTTCCCAGGATTACCTACCTCCAGCTCTCCGTTAGTAGCTTTTCTTACAAACTGCAACGCCAGCCGATGAGCTTCTACTGGATTATTACGAACCAGCATTAGCTGTTCTTGTAAAGTCATACTCCACCTCTTAGTTGAGCATAGATATCCTTGCGAACCCACCACTCGAGTTCGTTATCACCTTCTTCGGTAATGTAAGGATAGCCATAAAAGTTGTAGAAAGCTTTCTCTTGCTTATCGAGCTTCACCAGGTACTGCTTACGAGACGCCTCGGTTTTCATAGCAGCACAGTACATCGCTACTTGCTTGTTGAACTCTTTGATCAGCAAAGGATCGTTGTACTCGAACCCAGCGCATTTGAAGCTGAAACTCAGCGTGTCGTTATCGACCTGCTTAGACACAGCCTGATCGTAGTTGAAAATCGATGCAGTAGGTAGCGTGTAAGGGAAGCAGATGGTAGAAGCTATGTGCTGTACGTAGTCCAGATCCTGGGACAGTACCAGACGCCAACATCTACTTACGTAGTCGATCTTGTTTTCAGCTACAGCGTCACTCCAGGGCCACATAGTCCCTTCGTACATCGCAGTACCGGATTTGATCCAGAGGTTGATCATCCCCAGTAGTGGAGTACCTTTGATATTTCGAGCCTGTACAGTGAGTTCCCAAACGTCGTAAGACTTGAAATGATCGTCGAACATAGCAAACGACTGACGATACAGACCAGGGTCAGAAGTATAAGTACCTGCTGTTTTATCAGGCCATCCAGAGGCTGATTGGATGGTGTTCGTAAGCAACGGAATAAAAGGTTGGTTGGGATCCACCAGAGGACTACACCTAGGTCGAACCTTAGCTGCTCCTATGGGGTCTAGGGTATCGCGAATCATTCGCTGATACGTCACCAAGTTTTCCGTGAGATAAGGAGTCAGCTCCCGATCGGAGGACAAGTTATCGTATGACAAGTTTAGTCGAGGTTTGCTGAACAGTATCAGACCAGACTGGTCTGTGTTCATTGGTGCTATACTACCGTAACCCCGAGAGTTAAGCCCCAGTAAGGTTTCCAGCGTAGCCCGCTGCATCCCACCTAGACCCTGCTGTCGTGTCAGCAGGTCTATAAATGAAAAATCAGATAGTTCTGTATCCATTTTCTACTGCCCCTGTGAGGTTGAGATGAATATTAATCCAGTTGTATTAGGTACTGAAGGTACCGTAGGGCTGCTGCAAGGCTTGCTCGAAATCAAACGTCGGATGGGCGGGCCCTCGAGTCTGTCTGAATTCGCACTGCGTACCATGGTGCGCCCTCGTGTGTTGGTGGAATCTCCGCTGCGTGGTCAGAGTTTCATGAAAGACCTGCTCCAGCACGCCACCAACACCTTCACCGGTTTCTATACCGCCTCAGCTACACTCTTGGATGCTGATGTGATTAAGTCACAGGTCCTCGATCGGATGGATCGCCTCAATCCGAATCGCGAACCTGCGCTGGATCTGTTCGTGTCAAATGATGGGATTGCTGTTAACTCGCATAGCGTTCAAGGCGCTGTCGATACCAAAGGTAATTACGCATACAGTTTCGAAGAAGCTGACTTCGCCGATGGCTTGCCGTTCTCCTCCAAGCTGAGCATGGAGTCTAAGAAGAATCGCAACCACCAACACCCTGAACCCAAAATCCCAGAAGCCCCCAACGAACCCAACAAACCAGCCAAGTCCAAAGACGAAGAAAAAATCCAATATAAGAGAACAGGCGACGGCCCGACTGTATACGAAAAGGCATCTGATCGTCTGGCTATGGCTACCACGATCACTGCTACAGAAGATCAGGGCCTGGCTGTAGGTAAGATCTTCAGTATGAAGTTCCGTATCAACAAAGAAGAGCGTGAGCTCCAGCTCGCCTGCGTACTGGCTCCGATGGTTACTGACCCAGCCAGTATGGCTTCTATTCTCAGCCTTTATACCGCCCGTCAAACTCTCAAAGAGCGCTGGCACGGACTGAAGTCCGGTAGTCTGTCTCCTACCGAGTTTTTGTTCCTGACTGATATCGCCCGTAAACACAAGCAAACCATGCGCAACGACAAATCCGGCTACTACGCCGAACAAGCTCGTTTGCAACGCAACGGTAAGCTTGCTGGTGTACTCTCCGGCCAGTCTAGCCTGGCTACTGCTTCTGCGATTATCGTTACCTCAGCTGCTACTATGGCACGTGCCGAGCTCGAAGTAGGTCGTCCGGTGACTGACTTCGAAACTCGCGAAGCTATGATGGCTGCGAACAACTCGTTCGTATGGTACATCGTAGACACCGAGTGGGCTACTGTGCGTCAGTACGTACGTGGTATGGAGCAAGGTGCTGAGTGGAACTTCAACGAACTCAAGAAATCCTCCAAAGGTGATGGCGTGGATGTTGTTGAGTTGGTGAAAGCCTTCTCCTCTGGTCGTCCTCTGGGTCCCTCTTTCTAAAAGGAAAGGTTATGAAATTTAACATCGCTTCTTATGTAAAGGGGTTGTTCCCCAGTATCTCCTCTTCCGACATCCACGACCAACTCGACTCCATTCGTCGTGCTGATCGTGATTCAGTGCGTCCTGCGTTGGAGCTGGCTGCTAAGAAACTCAAGGGACGTAAGTTCCAGTCTGAGATGGTTAAGAAGTTCTCCCGAGAACTCGGAGCTGCTGTACGTCTCAAAGGCGAATGGCCTGAGCAACTCCTCCAACTCGAAGAGAAAGCACTGGTCAAGGTAGAAATCCTGTTCGGTATGCTGGATTCGAACTTTGACGCTAAGGTACAGAAATCCTCTGTTACTTTCCGTCAAGCTCAGATCCTGCGTATCATCGAACTTCTGAGTTTCTGGCAGTCTTACGTGATCGCAGTAGTCCCTATGCTGATCACCGATGAGATCGCTCAGACCGATGGTACTCAGCGACTGCAAGAAGTTTACACTCCGGGCGAGTTCAAGCGCATGGAAGCTCAGGCCGGTGACTTCATCTCCACCAGTAAGCTGCTTGTAGAATCCGATGACGCATTCCGTCAGGGTTTGGAAGAGCTACCTACTGCTGTGGTGACCCGTGAGTCTGAGGAGCTTCTGAGAGCTGCTCAGGGACGCAGTAAGATGGATCCTCTGAGTCTGGGTTTCCTGACCCCAGGGACGTCTCCTATCTTTGCTGTACTGCGCTGGTACGGTGAACGTCAGGTGCTGCGTTTGCAGAAAGCCGAACTCGAAGCCAAAGACCTGGAACGCCGGATCATCCAACTCGAGCGGATCAACGACGGTACCTCAGAACAGCTGCAACGCGAGATCGATTACGATCGTGAGCGTTTGCAAAAGCTGACTGCCAAAATCGCTAAGATGGAGGAGTCGCTATGAGCACAGTAGTGCGTGAGTCTCCGTGGGGGTTTCGATCCCCACAACCTCTAGCTCCTCAACTGGACTCTCGTGACGGCGTCGACTCAGAACTGATGGTTCTGTGGAGTGAGTACCAATCCTTCCCTGAACGTTTCCGTAGCTGGGAACACTCCAGTCGAGTAATCGATGCTGCTATCCGACTGTTCGGTAATCCGGAACTGTGGTTTGGTCAGCAAATCAACAATCCGAATCTGTGTCAGGATCGGGTGGAGTTTCTGCTGGACTGCCTTCGGGTAGTTACAGGCGATAAGCGAGAGCTTCGTATCGGGTCAAGAGCAGCACTGTTCTCCAAACAGCCTACAATGCGTTTAGACGCATCGGAGCGTCTGCGCAAGGGTCACGAGCAGCTGAAGCTGTATCTGCGTCCTAGCGTCACCAGACGCGTTCCTGCACTGCCTCCTAATCCTGATGTGTTCTTGCAGGACTGGTTGGTATACGGCGGAGTCGAAGACTTGCTCTGTAGTCTCGTGGTGCTGTTCGGACCTGACGACGTAGTGATGGGGTGAGTTATGGGATTGGAATTTGGTAAGTTAATGCAGGAGGCAGAACTCGAAGGCTATCAGCTAGAAGAGTTCTGTGTGGTGGAAACCGAAGAGGTAACAGAGATTCCTGAACAGATTCGTACAGAGTTTGCTCAGCTAGATCTGGCGTTAGAACAGTTCATGGAACTGAGCAACGATCTCTACGGAATCCAAACTACCACTCTTACTCCACAGCAGAAGAACATGGTGGTACTGCGCCACAACGCAGTATTCCGTCAAGCTCCTCAGCTCAAGCTGTCCCAGGAAGATTTCCTGGACGCTACTCTGTCCATGGAGGAAGACTTCAAAGAGCGTTTTGTAAATGGACTGAACGCTGTACTGGATTTCATCGGTCCTTTGATGCTTCGAGCGATTGAGTTCGTTAAGGATATGACCGATTCCACTCAAGCAGCTCTGCGCCGTTGCAAGTCTCTGCGTGAGAAGATCTCCAACTACTCCCCGCCCAGCAAGATCCGTGTGAACAAACGCAGACTGCGTGGGGCGTTTGATGACGGTTATGGTAAGTGGTTGTCTCCTGAGACCGTGATGCCACAGCTCCACACCGCTACCAAGCACGTGTTCGGTAACTACTGGCGTGACGTCGATTCGTGGATTCGTTCCGCGAAGACTGCCGAGGCTCCAGACAGTATGGGGTTAAACACGTATTTTGACCCACTACCGCGTCAGATCCAGTTTCAGATGGTTGCCGAGCGCTATCATTATTTGAATGTTGGTAAGTCCCAAGTTATGCCTGGGGATTTGTACGTAGACGCTCCTTCGTCATCCAAGCTTAATTCTTTGGTAGATGCTACCGAAGATACTCTGCGTATTTTGCAGAACAAGCAAACCGGTGTGATCAGTACACTGAAGATCCTGGAAGCCGAAGGTAGGAAGCTGCGTAAAGCCTTGGGCGGTACTTTGCAGATTATGTTCAACCCTGACACAGCTGCTGAATACAAGCTGAACGTTGCGAGTATCCGTGTCAAGTCTCGTTTAGCTATTAATGTTGTGAAAACCTTTGCAGCGTATGCGCTTGCATTATGTGAATACTCCAATCAGTATGTTGCGTTAGTACTCGGATCCAAGTGATCTATGTATGACGCAGCTTTTGCTGCACTGGAAATATCTCGTCCATTTCGAAATGTACTGGAGTCAAACATGTCTGATCTGATGAAAACCCTGCTGGCCAACGCCGGTCTGAACACTGCTTCCTTCTCTCAGGAAGAGTTCGAAACCCCGGTTGACGAAGTGATCGCCGCCGCTACCGGCGAAGAAGACGTCCTGGCCGAAGACGTCGCTACCATCGAAGAAGATTCCGAAGAGCTGGACGCTCAGGTTTCTGATCTCGACACTGCCGGCGAAGCTGCCGAAGAGCTGGATGACGTTGCTATCTCCCTGGAATCCATGATCGCTGACGGCGGCCTGGATCAGCGTACCCACGGTTACGTGATGACCACTGCTGCTGCTATCCTGAAGCAGGTCCGCGTGTCTGTACCGAACATCGGCCTGTCCCAGGAATCTTTCGACACCACCGAAGGTCGTGTGCGCGCTGCTACCATGACCATGGAAGGTTTCAAAGAAACCGTCGCCAAGATGTGGGCTGCTATCAAGAACGGTATCGACAAAGTCCGTACCTTCCTGAAGAACCTGTGGGTCAAGCTGACCTCCGCAGCTACTCGTCTGCGTAAGAAAGCCATCGCCCTGAACGATCGCGTCAAGTCCTACGGCAACGCTTCCGCTAACGCTCGTGGTAAGCTGGCCATGCCGACTTCCGTCATGAAAGTCCTGGGTAAAGACGCCACTACCGGCGCTGCTGTTAAAGGCTACGCTGCGGCTCTGAACACCGCCACCACCTCAGTACTGGAGACCTACTCCAAGGCTCTGAACACCTTCATCAAAGACGCCGTCGTCTCTGGTAAAGCCGCCGCCGACTCTGGTGTACCGGTGCCGAACATCAACTCCGCCGCGCTCCCGCGTGGTCCGAAGTTCGATAAGGCCGGGGAAGAGTCCTTCGGTTACGTTCTGAAGCTGGGCGAGAAGACCAGTCTGGATAAAGCTGACAAGAAAGGCGAAGCCGAAGCGTTCAGCGTATCCGATATGGGTAGCATCTGTGTGTCCGTCAAGGCCGCCATGGAAACCGTAGAACATTACGAGCGTGCCTGGAAAGACACCGATTCCGCGATCGACGCCATGGTCAAGAAGCTGGACGCTCAAGTCAAGGCTGCCGGCGAGTCCGAGAAGGAAGGTCTGAAAGACAACCTGAAGGCTGCTCGCAAAGCTTCCTCTGCTGCTGCTCAGGCTCCGACCAAGTTCGCTTCCTACGCGTGCTCCATCGCCAACGGCTGCCTGACCGCAGTTGCCTGGTCTCTGGGTGCTTACAAGTAATCTGTTGCAATAACAGAAAACAGGAGAGGGCTTCGGCCCTCTCTTTATTCGCTCTGTATGTATGACAGTCCATTGCGATCATAGCCACGATCGTCTTTTTCAAGGAGGGCTTCGGCCCTCTCTTTTTTACGTCTTGGTCAAATCCTGTGGTTACGTACGGAGACAGTACAATGAGAATTCATTCATTCAAAACAAGATTCGGCACCCCCAGCTCAGCTTATGTGATCTCGCCTTTCTATTCCGGCAAGAACACTGAGGCTTGCATAGAGGATTGCCTGAACGCCGGGATAAATCGTTTAGTCATTCCTTTCTCCGATAGTAAGGAAGGATTGGATGGGGTTAAAGAATCAGAACTCGTAAGAGTTTTACAGTTGCGTTTAGACGTCCTAGAACAGCGCCACAGAAGCAACGCTATGTGCGGGAATACTAGCGCACTAGCCAGCGACCACGATCGCTGTATGCGCGTCCTAGGCGTTATGCGTAACAGCCTACATTCGTTACTAACTCACCTGGATGAGTACGAGGAACTGGTTTATGCCAAAGATAATGATTCCCATCAATGATGTATTCACCAGCATCACACGCCCTGTAGCGCTCCAGGTATCTCGTACCGTCACCCGACTTCTGGGACTGTCGCAAGACACCGACTGCTACATCCAACAAGACGGAGCAGTGGTACCCCTAGTAGGCTCCACTAACTCAGACTCTGGGGCAGTGGCCAGGTTCTCTCAAAACGAGAAGGTATTCATCGAGATTTCAGAAGAGCAACTCCCGAGTGGGCTGATCACGATGTATACCACACAACCTAACGAAGTGCCTGTGTTCCACGACACAGATTGCGGTGTGGTGTTTACTCCACAGCGAGTCCAAACCAGAATGACTCTGAGTTTGAGACTGCGTAGTCAAGACCGAGCTACTGCGTCCAGATGGAGAGACGCGCTAGCACGACGTATAGGACAAGACCTCCAAGAGTTTATGTTGGAGTTCACTTATGCGTACATCATTCCTAAGCCTGCTAACGAGCTCGTGTTTCTAACACACGAGCGTTTGCGTACCCAGGAGACCATCCAGGAGTACGTACGTAGGTGTTGGTGTCCTAAGGTAGTGACTGTAGCTAACCAAGCTCAGAAGAAGCTACTAGGGATTCGAGAGCGTCAAGTAGGTGGTACTGGGAGATTCAACTTCGATGTTCCTCCTCGTGAGGAGAAAGGAGACGGCGGCGCTGTGCATGACTACTCCATCGAATATAGCTTCGAATACGACCAACCCACAGGACTGGTACTACAGTACCCAATCCAGGTCTACAATGAAGCTTACCCCGACGAGTGGATCAACCTACCGCTACCCTACGACCCTAACACAGAAGTACTGCAAAACCCTACTAAGTCACGCAGCGCTTACACAGCTCTGATGCGGATGCACACTCCAGAGCACCGTCCTCTGGTAGACGGGTTAGTAGTACCTGAGTACGACGACTGGGTTCCTAAACACCAACCTGGCAAAACCAGTAACTTACTACGAGTGCTGTTGACACTGGATCCCACCAAGCCAAGACACTTATTGAGTCTCACGGAACTAGATCCTCAGTTCGTAGATCCCATCCTACACTGGTGGGCTCAGAATCCCAAAGCGATAGCACACACTCATCTCAACCCAGTAGTGATCACTGTGTTTGAAGAAGACGAGATGTTAGAGCCTGGTACTTATGCTCTGGACGAATACGGAGACCTGGTCACTAATTTCGATCTAGACCTTAACAAGAACTATCGAGTACGGTTTGGTATCGTAAACGACCTCAGTATCCTACACGCTGAACCAGAAGCTCGTCTGCGTTTAAATGGGGAGTTAGGACTACTGATCCTTACTACCCTAGCGCCAGATCTCGAAGCCATCGGGAAACTACCTAAACTCCACTCAGGTGGAGGTATACGTCGTCCAGACTGGGTAGAGGCTCTGAAGTGGATTCAGACTACAGCACGCCACTACCACTCTTCAGTAGAAGTGGTGAGATGCAACGTAACACGCTTCTTCGTAGAAACTCACAGGAGTTGACATGTCCCCATTCAAACCCAAACCGAAACCAACTCCTCCCACTACCCAGGAGCCGTTTGTTTCCCAGAAAGCTCCGACTTTCGTACAGTCGGATTCTCGTACAGCGAATATAGCTGCACTGCTTCCTTATGTTTCAGGTTACTCGATGCGAGTGCGGTACTACCGCAACTTACTGACAGAAGCTTCGGAGACTATCTCTACTCAACTGACCTCGGAATTCGTATTCCAGGAATACCAGCGGATAGATAACTTCGAGCTCAAAGTAACCTCCCCTTTCTCTCCTAGCTTTGATACTGAGAAATCGGAGCACGTAGTGGAAGGTGAAGCTCAGGTCTACGCAGGCTTCCGTCCTAACCGTGGCGACGTGTTCATTGCCGATGCTGGTCAAGGACGTGAGTTCGTAGTGACCGTGGAGACCGCTGAGCTTCGTAACGTATTCGAAGCCTCGGTCTCAGTGATTACCTACCGAGTAGCAGAGTGGGCTAGTAACCCCGAGTGGATTCATGCTCTCGAGGAGCGGGTGGTCAAACGCACTACTTACGTACGTGATGCCCTGCTCTACGGAAACGATCCACTGTTCCTGGAACAAGACTACGACTACTGGCGTGGATTCCAACAGTCTCGCCTGGAGCTCGAGAAAGCGTTCCACCGAGAGTTCTGGAACTTCGATTCCCAAACTTACCTGGTACCCCAAGACGAGCGCACTTACGACTCTTACCTCGTAGGCTTCTTACACGAGTTCCTGGATTATCGTCGTATCGATCCACTGCGTCGTCCTAACGTTTACACGATGGACGGGCATGAGTGTTTCACACGCACTACGCTTTGGGATCTGATCCGTGATCGTAGCTGGTTTGGTCTACACTCTGTATTGCAGGAGATGGATCGTGCTCCAGTACAGGGCTACTACCAACCCTACCGATACAACTGCATCTCGTATACCGATACGAAGTACGTAGTCACAGACCCACAGGCTATCTGGGTTCATCGTGAGGAAGTACCTCCTATGCCACCACACGACGCTTTAGAGTCGGGTATGGAGGGAGATGCCTTGCTGGCCGCTCGAGCTGCACGTGATGCGTATTACGCCGCAGTAGACGCAGGAACGCTCCCACTACCCACACAACCCGATATCTTCCCAGTAGCTATCGATCGTTACTACGTGCTGTCTGAGCGCTTCTACAAGCGTCAGCCAGGTCTTACCAAACTAGAGTGGTTGGTGGAGCGCATGATCTCCAACCAAGAACTCGACTTCGCTGTGCTTCGAGACCTGATTGCTAAGTCCCCGACCTGGCCTCGTCTGGAGCGCTTCTATTACTACCCACTGCTACTGGTGCTGATCCAGTATGCCCTGATGCGAGTAGGTGCGTAATGTGGCAAACAGAAAATGAAAAGAAGGGATACGTCCCTAAACACCTCCAGAACGCTGCGTACAAAATCTTCCACTGGCCGTTCGAAGTAGCCATCCCTCAAGGCATGGTTCAGTCCGATGAGGAGATTGCTGTCCTGGGAGCGTTTACTACAGGCAACCCCGAACAAGACCGTGAGATGATGCAACAACCTTTCTTCTCTTACGTAACTATCGACGCTGTAGTGGAATGGCAACGTAAAGGGATTAACGTGGAGTTTGCTAATCCTCGCGACTTCAAGAAAATCTACGACATCATCGTGGAGCACTTGCAAGACCTAGCGTTAGCTATACGCAACGGTTGGATGACTGTAGCCCCACCTGCTGAGGACTTGGAGCTCCTGGAGTTAATAGCTTCACGACTCTACGTTAAAGCTCGTGCCGAGATCATCTCCGATCAAGGTCTACAAGAAGTCTACAGCTTCCTTACCTTCCAGTCCGCTTCCCCGCTCGGCAACGCTCTGGGTGGTATGGCTGACCGTAAGCGCAAAGAACTGCAAACCTCCGAACACCAAGAGATCGTTACATCGAAAGATCTCCAGGTATTGGACGAGCGCATTAAACCTTGGATGGAGGGCTAAACGTGTCTATACGCGACGTACATGTCTTCGAAGACATCCTAGCTACCTTTCAGAAGCCAGCAACCCTGGCTTCTTTTTCCAAGGAGTCCTGGACACGTCTAGACGACTACAAACCCATCTCCGATGGACAGGGACTCAAACCACAACACTCGAAGTACCGTGTAACGATCATCACACCCGTAAAGGAGATACGGGCATTCGAAGTAATCGATGGTAGTGAGCTGCGCGATTTCGAATCCAGTAACTTCGCCCAGACCAGTATCCGAGTATTACTCACAGCAGGTGTGTACAACCACGAGATCTTCCCTTACCGTGACCGACTCGTAGTGGTAAGGGAGCGTGTGCCGCTCCAGGAGATCGGTGAAACCCACGACACTCGTCAACCTATCGATGTACAACGTTTCAAAGCTGTGCTGTTAGACGAAGCTTCTGAACTGATGGAAGCAGACGCCTCACGCAACACCAATCCGTCTCTGGGCGATCAGAACCTACGGATAGTACGTATGCAGCTGATCAACCAAGTCGCTGAGCAGCTGCGTTGTATGACGTTTGGAGAGACGTTTCGTAACCACCCTCCGTTTAACATCATCCGTACCAAACTCACCAACTACATCCTGGGTAAAGTAAAGGTATCGGTACCTCGCCCTCCAGTCGGGATAGACATCGTAGAGCCGGATGTTAAAGCTGTCCGTCCGATCACGATCATTCCTCCTTCTACTCCCGTAATGCACCTACCGCGTTACATTCAGGAAAACGAAGGAGGTCTGTACAACTCAGGAGTAGGTTGTTATTACCAAGACCGACACCTGTGGGTTTACCCGTTGTATGACCTTACTCGTATCGACAAGTGCACTAGACCACTTACGATACTCTCTGTTCCTAAAACAGAGATGACCTCTGTCGAACGGACGTACCAGATCGAAGGCAGACACCTATTCGTACTGGCCATGGGGGACGTCAAGTACCAAGACCCTAAACTGCGTCAGAACCTCAACCAAGGTAACGGCCGTAGGTACACCAAAGCTTCGTCTTTATTCGACGGATACGATGTACAGAACAACCGAGGGACATTCGATCGTAAGAAGAACTCCAACGAGTTTTTGTTCGAAGAGTCTCGGGACGGGATGCAGTACACCACGATCCACGGAGGTGGTTTTACAGACAACCACGCTAACGCACGTACGCCCCTGGCTCGCCAGAAAGGCACTTACGCTCAAGTACTGTGGGAGAACTCAGATCCCTACCTGGTGTATCCTGGTATGGGTGTGGAGCTGCTGTACATCCGCAACGGTAAAGTAATCCGGGTACGTGGTGTAGTACTGTCAGCTGAAGACCAGATCGTTCCAGTGGGTACTATCGCCAAAGTCACACGACACAAAACCAACACAGCACTCACGCTGTTCTTGGAACAAACCGAAAGGAACTAAGATGAAACAGTTCATCTTTCTAAATACCGACTTAGGGCTACAAGCCTTAGCTCGGTTTAGTGTCAGTCGTCCGTACAGCATCTCGGAGTCCGTAGTAGCGGACGTATTCCGAGTAGCTGTGTTCGAACCCAGTCGCGCGGAGCTTACTGAGATCTGTATCCACTACCCACCGATAGGAGATCCCATCGCTAGCGGAGCTGAGCTACTGTGTAACTGGCGAGACTACGCCACTGTGTCAGAGTGGTTAGCCTGTAACCAGTTTACAGACCCAGTTTGGATTCGCTGGGCTGTTCCGATCATGCAAGTCCTTTACGCTATGAAGACAGCTTTTCCAGAGATCCGTAGTTTCAGCTACACAGTCGATGAAGAAGCTGGTTTGTTCTTCCGTTTTTCAAAGGAGAATATCTACTAATGCTGGACTTTAACAAATACGATCCCACTCGCTTAGTGATGACACTGCGAGATGGAAAGAAACTGTACGGGTTTAATCTTTCTAAGGAGGGACAAGAACTTTACGATCGTGGTCTGATCAACACAGTGATCATGCGGGCTCGTAAGTTAACGGGATGGGAGGTCATCAACATCGATGAGGTGTTGGAGGCTGAACGGAAGTTACCGGAACGCAAAACAGGTTACGTGATCAAGTCGCAGTTCAAGTTCTACTACGGAACTGTGTTTGTACGCAATCGCTGGATCTTGGTGGTGTTTCCAGGCTGAGAGGTTTTACGTGCGAGAATCCAAAGAGACCTTAGACCGCATACTGCGGGAGTCTAGGCTTCCATGGAGACAGTTAATACGTTACGCCAAGCTCTCTAGAAGCCATCCTAACGCATTGCGTACCGAAGTCCTAAGACAGGTAGGGGATTTCTACCACGATTGGACTGAGAGCGATCTAGACGCCCTACGAGTGGCTTACGATCTGGAAGAGTTACAACTCCGACTAGGGAAGCGCCTGCATTGCGCTGGAGCAGACCTGGAGCTAGCTAGTAGACTGGTACAGAAGATCCAGAGCTAGGGGGTGGCCCCTAGCTCTTTATGCGTTTACTATCGGAATGCAATTAGTTTCAGACCTATATTCTAATAGTGAACAAAGGCAACCAAGCTTTTGTTTCTCACACCAAACCCTTACACAGAAGGAACGTTCTATGCGCGAAATAGTCGTAGTTACCAACCCAGAGTTCTCAGGCGAAATCAGAACCACCGCCACCTACGGAGATTACGTTAGCCCCAGTCAATCGCTCGAAGTTAAGAACATTGTGGCGTGTGGTGGCAAGGTCTTGCTGGATTTCGGAGACATGAGCGTGGTGACCGTCCCGATGGAAGGAACTTACCTTCTGGATAGCAGTGTATCTACCTGGGATTCTACTCACAGTACAAGACTCTCGCGTACCGAATGGGATTATGTCAGTGTCTCGAAGGTGGATGTTATCCTAGACGGAAAACTACGCATGGGATACCTTGCATCTTTCGAAGATACACGAGGTAAATTCGAGAAAACTTTTTTCAGATTCATCGGCTGATCGATCAGACGTATCGGCAATTACACAAAACCCTTACACAGAAGGTAAATACCATGTTTAATTTCATCCGTGATGCAATCGCAGTGTACAAAATCCGCTCAGTAATGGGCAAAGAAGCAAACTGGATCTCCGAAGTCGAGTTCCCCAATGTACAGATCGGTAGTATCCTGCCAGTCATCATAGCTACTTTCCCAAGTGGCGATATCCGCAGTATTCACTGCTACCGTAACGATCGTCCGAAAGTAATGGACAAGTTCGTGGAAGCTGGTATCTCGGTAGTAGCCGCTGACCTTGAAGTCGTGAGTCTGCATTCCGGTAAGATCGAAGGGTTCAAACTGATCCCCGATTACAACACCAAGGTGACTTTCCACAAGTCACCGTCTGTGTGTGAATACATGCGCCTGAACTCGATACTGAAAGATCTCAGCAGTCGTGCTCAGATGGAGTTTGTAGGTATCGGTAAGATCCGCAACGCTCAAGTAGGTGATGTCCACAACCACCTGTGTATCATTCACCCGAGCGGAGCACACAGCTCCAGAATCATTCGTTGCCCGTCTCTGGAGTACGGGTTGGTACTCCTGGAAAGCGATTTAGCTTTCTTGAAAGAAGCAGGTTACGATGTCCGCGTAACTCGTGCGAAAGTTACCGGCGTACACAAAGGTCGTATTGTCGCTGTTACTCACAACTAATCCCTGGGGAGCTTAGGCTCCCCTTACAAACCCTTTAATAGAAGGTACTGAAAATGAAAACTGCAATCTACTCCGCAATCGTATACCCTGGCTTTTTCGCACTGACCTACTGGGCAGGAATGATCCTGACTCGCTGAGAGTATTACTCGAGCTTATTCGAAAGAGTAGGCTCTAAGAAATACCCACATCCCTTACAAAGAAGGAATACACAAATGCGTAACATCGAATCTTTAGTAAAACCCGAAATGACTGCTTTCCTGGATATGGTACTTCCGAAAGAAGCCATGGGTGAAGTCCGCAAGGAACACCTCGACGCAATTAACGAAATTGTACCCGACGGCAAGATCACCATGCGCAAGATGATCGAGATGCTGTACTGGATCCCTGAAATCGGAATCCCTTCTCGCATGGCTGAAGGTGAAGAACTCGATGAGGAGCTTGTGGAATCCACCCTGGAAACCATCTCTACTCTCACCGAAGCTCTGAACAGCGAGGCGCTTGAAGAACTCAAAGCGCTGTACGAAGGACTGGCTGAACTCAGTCCTGGTGCAATACTCCATGCGAAGTTCCGTCGCTCCGGCATGATCGACCTGGGCGTACTGACCACCGAGCAAACCCAACTCATTGCCAACGGCACTGGTTACGTAGACGGCTATACCAAGCTGTTTGAACAACGTGACGATGGTTGGTACTACCAAGACCAACCCATCACTCACGGCGTGTACGTAGCTCGTGAAGCTATGCCCAAAGATCGCGTAGTGGTGATGGTCTTCCGTAAAGGTATCCCCATGGGCGCTATGTTCCAACGCTACTCCGATAGTAAGGATAGCTGGGCTAAGTGCGAGCTCCATCCAGAAATGGAGAAGCACTTCGAGAACTACACCAACACCCAGATTGTCAACACTCTGGCTGGTGCGTGTGATCTCTACAAAGGTAAATAATAGAGGAGGGCCTTAGGCCCTCCTCCTGTTTCTTTTTTTTTTTGGTTTCGTTAAGCAGCATCGTACCAAGCTAGACCACCACCTTGAGCCGCAGGCTTGGCACCTACTTTCAGCAGACTCAGGTCTTCGGAATTCACATCGTCCAGTATCCCACCAGCTTCTTCGAAGCGGAACACACAGAACAGGTCTTTCTCAGCGGTAATCTCGAACTTACGATGTTTACCACGCATGACACACAGATACGACACACCATCGCGTTTGACTATGTGCAGGTAAAGCTCCAGGTCAACTTCCTGGTCGATTACACGACACGAGTCCCAGTAACCTTTGTTCGCAATCTCCTTAACGAAGTCTTCTTGTGGACGACCATCACGCAGCAGAGCTTTAGCATCAGATGCCAGCTGATGCGGAGTCATGAACAGAATACCGCGTGGGTTCGTGAAGTTACGTACACGACGGAACAGATCACGAACATCACTCCCCATAGGCCCTTGGTTGCAGCCTTTCTTGGAGATCATGTTCAGGTAGTCAAACAGACACGCATGGATTTCGAAACCATCAGCTTCCAGAGCCAGGATTTGATCGAACAGGTCACGATAAGTGTAGTCCGAAGGATTCACCCGCAGCATCTTCACGTAGTAACCGTTCACACTCAGACGCTCGTTTACGTAACGAGCAATCTCAGCGGGCGGAATACCACGAACGTCGACGAGTTGCTTGGTTTCGTTTTCTTTGAGGTTTTTGTACAACCACATCAGGTTGTCTTTTACTGAGTTCTCCGTGGAGATCATCAGCAACATCGGTTTCTTTTCTTTGTCCAACATATACGGCTTGTTGTACAAAGCGAAATGTTTCAGCTGGTTAAGCATCCACCCCGATTTGAAGTTGTGTTGCAGAGCGCCTACTACAGCAAAGTCGCCACGACGATAATAAGTAGTACCACCCAGCATCCGGTTGATACCCTGCCAGCCAGACATCAACATGCCTTCGACAGTGTTCTCTTCCAGACTACGCTTAACAGCATCTTCCAGTGAACCCAGGTCACTGAAATCGATTTCATCTACTACACTGGTACGAGTCAGTACACCCACACCTGAACGCAGTGGTTCCAGGTCTCCGATGACTTCATCTACCAGAGCTTTGAAGTCTACTTGAGTATTGGAGAAGTGAGCAGTGGAGTAGTGTTTTTTCAATACTTCACGGATTCTAAAATCCCGATTGTAGGTTTTCAGCTCGTCTTGGTAACGCAACACACAGCGTTTGATTTCAGACTGAGCATCCAGTGGTTTCAGAGCACTGGTAAAAGCTTCATACAGCGCTACATCGTCGCCTACTGCGATGCGTATCCTTTGAAGCAGGTAATCCATATCCACAGCGGCATCGCTGGGTTGCTCTATGAGATGCAACACAGTAGCGCGCAGCGAGATCAACACCTCACGGTATTTGTCATGCTCTATACTGGAGTCCGGCAGTTTGATAGTACCGAGCACTTCTTTTACGAATTCTTTGGAGTCGTAATTGCGCTTTTCGAGCTGTGACTCTCGAAACAAAAGAGCAATGCAATGCAGAAAAAGAAGTTTGGGTTCCATTGGTCAACCTTAATTTGTTAGTAAACTTTTTCAAGGAGTCATAGTGTTATGTTTTTCAAATTCAACCCTATTACCCAGCAACACGAACCCCGCCCGATTGTGGTTCCGTACTGGTTGAAGCAGTACCTCGACGAGGAAAACATCAGTTTGAATCGTTTCGTAAAAGCCCTGAATGGCATCGACGGGGATCTGACATCTATACTCTCAGAGCAGGACATAAAAGTTTACATCGCCATGCAGGGAGTAATCGGAGTCTACGCCGACTATAACCCACTGGCTAGTTTGATCCAGGAAGCCGAGTCTACTGACTCCATCATCCGTCGCACCCTAGCTTCCCCTGAGTGGGTTCAGGTTGCCACCGGCATGGGAGAGTACCCACCACACACCCAAATGCGTGCTATCTACTATGAAGCGATGCTGGGCGCTAATTTTGCCTATGGTTTTAATGGCGACTTTAGTGGCAAGGCTTGGCTGACTGGAAACACACCACAGATGAAGCTAACACCCGCACTGGTGGAAGACTGTTTGATTATCTGCGTTGAGCCCTCCGGCGATCCTATTGATATGAAAGCATTTGCCAGTCAGTGTATTGAACTGCTCTACTCATCTATGAGCTTTTCGCAAATCGTTCGTTCACCCTACATGTCCTTGTATATGAAGGCTGCACGAGCTTTATTTACTCAAAGGTAAGCAACCAAGCCAGTGCGGCTAATGGTATGTGAACAAATCTCACTTCGTACGGAGAGTAAACATGTCTTTCTTTAATAAGCAAAACGAGCAGGAAAAAGGTTTCGGCCACCTGGTAGGTGCACTGCGCTCTAGCCTGAGCGATGGCAGCATCGGTATTCAATCCAACCACGCTTCCATGGTTTTCTCCACCGAGAGCCTGGACGCTACCGCAGTCCAGGACATGAACCGTCTGGGTTCCACCATCGGTGCTACCATCGATGCAGTCCTGTCTCAAGAAGAGATGGAACTGGTTCCTCAGTTCGAATCTGCTGACGGTGCCAAGTCCGACTACCTGACCAAAATGGCAGAGCGCTCTGCCAACGCAGCTAAAGAAGCTGCTACTATCGCCATGATCGGCGGTAAAGGTAACCCGACCCAGTACGTTGAGCAAGCCAATGCCGTCGGTTACTCCACTGAAGGCGCTGACGTTGTAACTCCGTATCTGCCGGGTGGTGACTTCGACCTGAACGGTCTGGGTGCCTCCAACCTGACCTACGAAGCTTTCGAAGGCAAAGACTTCGATCGCGTTGCTGCATGGGCCGGTTCCTGGAACCTGGGCGCTGCTCGTCAGGATACCTTCGTTGAAGCGTTCTTCCCGACCACCGTTCTGAACCCAGATCAGAACGCCTACGACATGACCATCAACCGCACCATGACCATGCGTGGCGTACGTCGTAAGCTGTCCGGCGACCCGACCGACCTCGGCTACAAGAACATCCTGGAAGCGTACAAGAATGGTGCCATGCTGAAGAACCAGCACACCACTCTGACTCCGTACCGCGCTGCCGACGATTCCAACGCCGACAAGTTCATCGACGAAGCTCTGTTTGCTCCGGAAACCAAGACCATCGATGGCGTCGACTACATCACCGCTCCTCTGGCGATGAACGTACCGGTTGACATCATGGGTGTTTCCCAGAACCCGAACGTTCTGGAAGGTACCTTCTCTCAGACTGACCAACTCGACGGCTTCATGCGTGTTGACCAGCTGTATATGAAGGTCACTCACACCGAAGGTGCTGAGACCAAGACCTCCGTGCTGAAGTTCAACACCATTGCCATGGATCGCAGCCAGTTCGTCAAGTCCCCGACCGGTGACTGGATGGAATTCCTGCTGAGCATGCCGACCAAAGACATCGCTGTTCAGCACGATCAGCTCGACGCCAAAGGTAACGTAGCTGAAGCTCTGGCCGCTCTGAAAGCCGCTGGCTACAACGTACGTTTCTCTGTAAACGTTTCCGGTGAAGCCAACGTACAGACTGGTACTGTTAACGTGTTCTCCAACAAGCCGACCGTTGTTGAAGTACGTAACAAGACCACTGGTGAAATCGTAGATCACAAGTCCGGCGCTGTTGCTGCACTGCTGGCCAAGATGACCTTCGAATTCGTTGCGTTTGACGGTACCTTCCGTCGTACCAACGGTAACCGTCGTACCCAGGGCCTGCTGATCGACCGTAACGTGCGTAAAGTTCGCTACGTCGTGCCCATCGGTGCTCCGATCTCCGTACAGACCACTCTGAACGAAGCCGAAGATACCCAGAGCATCAACGACCTGATCAACGGTACCCGTCTGCGTAACAGCATCATCGGTGTCGACACCGTCCACGAGAAGTTCGAAGCTCTGCTCGAACTCAAGAAGAACGCTCCGGAAGTCTTCCTGGGCGAGCGTATTCCTGAGTCTCTGGAAGGTCCTGGTAAGTTCCTGTGCCGTCCGTTCGTCAAGCACCTGGATCTGGACGTTTACGCCAAGCTGCAGTCCCTGAACTCTGGCGATCGTATCGAAGACCTCAACGCTCTGCTGTGCAACACCATCCGTGATGCCGGTAACGAGATGATGATCGACTCGAACTACCTGCCGGTGCTGGCTACCTACACCCAGGGTGCCGAGACTCGTCCGCACATGCTGGTCGGTACTGACCTGAACATCCCGCAGTACCTGATGACCAAAGGTGATCCGCGTAGCTTCGGTCCGAACCTGGACTCCACCGTGGTTGCCTCTCCGCAGGACTCCATGGAGAACTACATCTACCTGGTGTTCTCTCGTGTCAACCGTCAAGGTCCGGATCCCCTGTCCTTCGGTAGCCACCTGTGGATTCCTGAGCTGGTGCAGATCGGTCAGGTCTACGACGCTGGCGCGAACATCAAGCAGCTCACAGTGTCTCCGCGTAACATCCACACCATGCAGTTGCCGTGTATGTACCGGATCAAGGTCATCAACCTCCAGAAGGCTATCACCGAGCTGGTCAAGTTCCCGACCAAAGAAATGGCTTAATCTCCATTTCGATGTATATAAAGCAGAGGGGCTTCGGCCCCTCTCTTTTTTGCCCGATTCGAAAATACCTCAGACTTATATTACACTAATGCCCCTTAGCTGAAAAACAATAACAATCCTTTTAACCAACGATAAATCGGTTGACAACTATGCAATGCTTATTGGCTAAGACATTAGAACCAAAAGAAGATTTGCAGTTTTTAGGGAGTCCGAATATAGCTTATACAGCTATTCGTTCGGTAGTAAATGAAACCACGGAAACGATTTACGTGGTGGACGGTCAAGGGATACTTACTACAATCCCCCCTCTCGATCCCGTCGAGAACAGATTGCAGTACCCAGGCTGTGTAACAGTTAGTCTGAAAATGGGCTTTAGTCCTCGCGACATCGACCCACGCAAACCTTCTGTAACAGCTCGAGTACCAGATCGCGTAGCCGACATTCTTCCTGAAGAGAATCTCAAAGTAGCTCGCCATCTGGCCAACCCCAGTCGCGGTAATCCTAACTGCCATTGGAATCGTCCCGCTGATGTTATTCTACCATCCGGTATGATGCTGAGTGACAGTGTTATGCACATCACTCTAGATGAGATCAAATCTGACAGCACTAACGCTAAGTTCGTGGCTCAGGTAGGTCTTTACATCGGATTGGATGAAGACTTTATGTTGAAAACTACGCATCCGTTTATTGCTATGCGTAATGATCATTGCTTGGAGATGTTGGAAGCAGAACGCAGAGCTTCTTCAGGAGTGGTGTACGAACTCGTAGATCCCGGTAAAAGATACGGAACGATTTGGTATCTGGAGGGAGAGACCGCTCGTAGTGTAACGGCTTGTCCTAACACACAACGAGTAGCTGGGTTGTATATCAAACGTACAGAACACTCCAAAGGTTGGACTGAGCAGCATTTTCCGCTGGAAGGTTTGTTAGATGGTCCAAAAGACGGTATCAGGTTTTGGGCTACTGCGGAAGAAGCTAGCAAAAACACAGCCGAGGCTCTTGCTGCTTTAGAGTTGGAAAACACCAAACTCCGAGCAGAGCAAACTAAAGCACAAGCACGAGTCGAAGCCGCTGAGTTAGATCGTATCAGCGCTGCACGTAAAGATGCTAGTGACGGGATTAAGTTCTGGGCGACATTAGTTACTGCTTTGGTAACTATTATCAGTGGATTAATTGCTATATTCAGGAGATAGTTGTGATCGACGAGAATCTATTTGATTTCATCTTCGAGAGTCAACCCAAGTTCAACCCAGTATTGGCGAAAGGTATTGCGACAACGGAGCTGCGTGCACCTGAGTTGCTGATCGATCGGACGTGGCGCTGTGCGGCACGTCTTTTCCCGCCAGGATTGACCTACGAGGGGTACGAGATCTGTACTCCTCAGGAAGAACTCTTCGAACTCACTCGACGGTCAGGTAAGCAAGCTTACGAGCTTGCTCACTCTGATGTGTATCTGGTTAAGTTCAACTTCCACCTGGATGGTAAGTTTCTGATCTCTCGCGGGCAGTACATGCCCGCACCAGACGAAGCGAACGCCATCACACTGCGAGGATCCAAGTTTACGCTGTCACCAGTCCTCGCAGATCGCTGTCTGTCGGTTTCCAAGGATACTCTGTTTATCCCACTACTGCGTGATCGTCTGAGCTTCCTACAGCTCGTACACACGCTACTGGTGGATGGTCAACCTAAACAGGTATTCGTGGAGTACTCCCGGATCCACCACCACAAACAACCACCAGAAGTGAAACGTTATCCAGGTAACGTGAACGCTTCTACTACACTCGTACATTATCTGTTGTGTATGTACGGGATGTCTGGACTGTTTGCATTAGCCGGAGCAGTTCCTATTCTGATTCCAGAAGGAGCTGATGACACTCCTTACCGAGCCGACCACGTTATCGTGGCTTCCAACGGTTGGAGTGACTTGGGGAATCCTTCCCGTCTGCGTCCACGCGGTGTACGGAATCGGGATTGGCAACCTCCGAAGTTCCGTCTGGCTATCCGTAAGGAAGAGTGGTCTACTACAGTAGAGTCCTTTGCAGCTGGATTCTTCTACGTGTGTGACGTGTTCTCCGATCGCATACTGGAATGTGACCTCGAAGACACGCACTTGTGGCGGGTACTGCTGGGGATTGCTATCTTCGGTAACTCCGTGTCCGAAGGTAAGCTCTACGAAGACGTAGTAGCTCACCTGAGTTCTCTGGAGGAGTACATCGATGAGATTGCTCGAGAAGATCTCTCAGCTGATCGTATCATGGTTTCTTCAGCGTTTGAGTTGTTTGTTTACGTTATTGAAAACATGACGAGCATGGTTGTGTCTACCGACGTTACTAACCTGGAAGGTAAACGTCTCGTGACCTGGAAGTACGTGCTGTTCGGATTGATCACAGCTATCTTTAAGTTTGCGTATTCACTGCGTAGTAAGAATCGTAAGCTTTCCGAAAGGGATCTGATTACTCGTTTCAACCGAGGGATCACTCCTGAGCTGATCATGCGTATCAACAGTATCACTGGGATTGTTTCCAGTATCTCCTCCCCAGGAGATTCCATGGTACTGAAATACACTTCCACTGTAATACCACAGTCTTCAGCATCCACGTCTAATCGTGGTAAGTCTGCGGAACTGTCTTTGGATGACCCTACACTGCGTCCCAACGCTACAGCGCTGTCCGTAGGTAGTTACCTAAACTTACCTAAGAGTTTACCATCACCACTGTCTAAGGCGAATATGTACGGCTTGTTAGGCCGTAACGGAGAAATCCTGATCCGCGAATCCGATCGGGAATTCCTGGAAAACGTAGACGCCGATCTAATCTAAAACCGAATAGGAGTAGGACATGCATCAAGTTAACACAACTTACTGGCGTCAAGATCCCCTGAACTGTTCAGAGAACTGCTACCCCCTGCCGAATTACCCGCAGGACATCCGGGACTCTCAACCGACCGTGGAGCGCCTCTTGCGCGCGTACATTCAGAATGAGTCTGGCAAGAACCCCGTACGTGCTAAAACTTACAACGTATTGTCAGATGGCAATTATTCCAGCACCATGTGGCAGCAAACCGTAGTATTCGCAGGACAACTCCTGCGTTTCTACTTGAACACACTGGGAAACCAAGTCGATCGCAATGCACTGGCGCAGCGTGCTGCTAAAGATGCATCGGACTTCATGACTCTCAAGGTCTTCGAAGGATCGCCGGAGTACTGTAACCCGAACTGCCCTCCGGCCATCGCACAAGGCTTTGCTGCGTTTAAGAACTACATCGGTCAAATCCTCAACCAGATGCAGCAGTCTCAGTGGGGCGGTGGTCAGCAGTCCTCCTGGGGGCAGCAACAGTCGAATGCTTGGGGTAGCCAACAACCCAAACAAGACTCTGTACTGAGCATGTTCCAGGGAACCGGTGCAACAGCATCAGAAGCTCTGTTCCGTCGTCAGGACGAGTCTGGTGTAGCATCCAGCGGCAACGCTATGATGGATGCTATCGCCGAGCGGGATCGTTTGCTGGATGAAGCGGAAGCTCGCCGTAAGGAAGCCGAAGCGAAGAAGAGTCGTGAGATCTTCGGGTCTGGTCTGGACTACGATCAGTTCTCTGGCGGTCCCGACGGCTACAACACCGGAGCTGCGGATACTGGTCACGGATTCTCCGACCACTTCCAACCCAGCCAGAGCTCCACTCATCCCGGAGCGCCTGATCTGGATTGGTTGTCTGGTGGTAGCGGTACTACCACCACTACCAGCGAGCAATTCCCTGACACCACTTACGTACACGACCCCGAAACCGTCGAGATCGAAGACGCAGTACTGGTCGAAGAGTGGGTTCAGACTCCCGTGGGCGATGACGTCACCCGAGCTATCCACCCAGCGTGGGATCTCAGTATGGGTAAACCTCCGTATCTGCCGTATGTACACGCAGATACTCCTGTACCGAATCCGAAACTGCCTGTACCGCTGGCTCCTGCTTTCTGCATGGGAATCCGCGTTGCGCACAACATCTACACCCAAGTCGTTCTGGACGGCTGGATCTATTCTGCTAAGGAACTCCACGAGATGGACGAAACCAAACATCAACTCCGTTACGACCTCCGCCCGCGTCAGGAACCCGTAGGACGCGTCGTACCGATTTACGAACTGCAACAAGACGACACTGTAGTAGACCAGGACTTCGTAACCGAAGCTCCGGTCAAACTCGAACAAATCGTCGTAGGTCTGGAGATCGACTCTGCTGCGAACTCCGTGATGAATACCTACAACGTAGTAGGCTCCAATCGCCCAGCGCATTTCACCTACATGAACTCCCGTGCGGTTCAAGTAGACCAGCGCTACAACATCGAAGAACTCCTCGGGAACTTCGTGTGGACTGGTAAACACGCTAACGCGGATCTGTCTGTACTGGCGCATGGTCTCAAAGGACTTCAGGTTACTTCCGAGTACCTGTACGGTCTGCTGAACACCTTCGCTACCCAGGCTATCAACCGTGTGCTGCGTTACGAGCTCAACACCATTGCTCGCGTAGAGAGCTTCGCTGACGACTACTCAGAACTCCTGGAGGTACTGCGTAAGAAATACGGCGACTCCATCCTGCCTGCTCTGGCGCGTTGTGCACCACTCGTAGCGCGTAGCGTAGCGTGTGTCTGCCCGCCTCAGTACGAAGACCGTCTGTTCCTGACCACAGTAACTCCGTTTACTGCCATGGCCTCGGGCTTCGTGTCTACTCCGAAAGGCGTGGACTACTGCGGTGAAGAAGAGTTTACTCGTCTGCAAACTGAAATTGGCGATCCCGATACTCCCATCGGTAATGCTTGCAGTTACTTCGTAGGTATGGTACGTCTGAACTACATGGCGTGTGTACCTTGGACTGTAGCTGAGATGGGTCTGGGTTCCCTGAAAGCAGGTGAGCGTTTGCTGTTTGCATCCACCAACGAATACCATGCTTACTTCGAGTCTGTACTGCAAGAAGCAGAAGCCGGTGCTCCTGTGTCTCGTGTGACTATCGTCACCCCGCAATTCGAAGCAATCGATCTGCATCGCAGTGAAGTAGGTACTCAAGGCGCTATCGTGGTGGAGCGTCGTAGCATTTTCGGTTAACTGGCGCGTCCTACTCCAGTTGTAACTAAAGACGAGGGAGGTCGCGCTCCCTCTCTTTTATGCCCTTTTCTACGGCTGTGTGTTTTAGGACACGTGGCTGTTGTAGGAGTGTTACTGTCTGCGGCCAGCTAAGGGTCGCACCGCAGATTACTTAGTATCTAGTTGTCCCTGGAACCAGAGCATTCTCCTTATCCCCCACTGGGAGAGGATCGATAGAGCAGTTTGTACCGGAATTAACTGGCAACCGCTGTTCTCAAGTTAAGTGCGTAGAAGGCAAGAAAGGACAAACGACTAGCAGTAACACTACCAAGTCTACTAGATTACAGTAGGCGCATTCCTTGATCGATTAGATCAAGGGGATTACATGGGGTAATCCAGGAGACGTCATCACTCCAGAACTGACTGGCTTTAACTAACGGAGGTATTGCATATGCAACTCGAAATGGTTTCGGGCCTCTAAGACTTCGCCACTGGTGGAGTCTTTTTTTTTTTGGCTCAAAGGGACAAAAGAGGAGGCCGAAGCCCCCTCCCCTAGATTACTCTTCTTCAGTATCCTTCTCATCGGTAGGAGGTTCATCAGTCTCCTTAGGTTCCTTATCCTCATCCTCTGCTGTAGCGTCAGCGTCCTCCTCGGTTTCTGGAGGAGCATCTGCATCAGCATCGGCATCCTGGTCGATGCTATCGAAACCACCAGCCTCGTCTTCAGTACCGCCACCAGTTTCAGTGTCTGTACCGTCTGTCTCGTCCTGACCCATCGCATCCATCTTGGCTTCGAACTTCATACCACGCTTGCTACATTCAGTAAACAGATCTTGCAGGGTCTTCTGAGTAGAGTCCAGCAACTCCTTCACATCCACAACCATACCACTACCAGCTGTGTCTTGGTTACCCATCAACTCCTGGAGCTCAGGCATGATAGAGTTAGCCACCATGAACTTACGTACGAAATAAGCTTTGACGTGTTGGAAGAAAGCTTCGATAGCACTGGATTCACGAGAATCAATCAGACCAGAGATCATATCCGCAGAGATCCACTGACGCAGACCTACGTCCAGACCTTCGATGTACTCGTCCATCTGCATCTTCTGCATCTCGAACTTCTTAGTATCAGGAGCAGGAAGCGAGATACTAAAACGCTTCACCAACTCGTCAATACAAGACTCGATCAGCAGCTCAGACTTCGAACGCTTCTCTTCGTTAGCGCGAGTAGCGATGTCCAGATAGTCCATGATTTTAACCAGGTCTTTCTTAGACATCTCCTTGAGTTCTTCCACCACAATCTCCTGGAGTTCTTCCAGTAGCTGTCCAGAGTTCCAGATGTATTTGTGCATGTGGTCGTTGAACAGATTCGTAGTAGGTTCCTGGTAAGCCAGGATACGTTTAGCAAACAGCAGATTACTAGACGTGATAGACTGAGCGAACTCCACGTTACCCAGAGAATCCACCAGCTCAGGAGGTAAACCGAATCCCAAGAAGTGTTCGCGCTTCTTACGCTCTTCCAGATCTTCGAAAGGTTGAGTGTTAGGAATAGTGCGTTCTTCCTGCGTTACAGAAGTCTCTGGGTAGTTCGGGTTACCGGTCGCTACAATACTCACACCAGCGTTTTGCAAGTAACTCACGAGGTCGTATGCGTTGTCTACAGACAGCGGCATCGACTGACTGCGAGTACGAGCGAGCTCGTGTCTGATGACTTGCATGGTTTGGTCTGGGTTAGCATCGTCCGGATCCAGAGCAACGTTTACCTGAGTAGAACCCACAGCACTGCGCACAGCACGCATGATGTTAGCAAACTGCAACGTAGCACGCTGAGTAGCCAGGATCTTGGTTTTGTCCAGCAGACTACGACCAGTCCCGTCTTCGTTGTAGTCGTATGCGAAATACGTCATGAGTTCCACAGGAACCATCAACAACTGAGTGCCTTTGTTAGCCAGGTGTCGAGCTAGCATGATCTCGTAAGCGTTGTTGTTAGCAGCGATCTCGAGGTTAGCGTTCACACGACCATTCTTCAGACGAGACAGGATGTCTTGCTGTACCACAGACTGAGCAGTAGCACGCAGCTCCATCAGTTCAGTGGAGCTAGTACGCTGACGGTTACCATACACACCACGGTTAGCGATATCTGCCAGTGTGTTGTTCAGGTCTTGACCAGGAGCTTGGGTCTGAGTGTACTCGAGTTGACGGTAGTAGTCAGAACCCTTAGCACGGTACAACGGAGAACCGTATTCGTCCAGTAGAATCAGATGGTAGATCGGGCACTCAGGCTTACCAGCCGGGTGGATGTTGATCACACACTCAGGAGGCAACCGCATTACCAGAGGATGTCCGACAGGTTTACGTGAGTAACGATCCATCGGGTGGAGCTGGATAGTGTAACCTGGACTACTACGATCACGAGCCATCTCGCCACGTATAGCTGCCATCTCTTGGTCACCGAGCTCCAGAGCCTCAGTGTTCCATTCCACGTTAGAACGAGCACGTCTACCGTAAGCGTTAGACATAGCCCGCTTACGCATCTTGGCCTGACCTTCCTCGAGAGCCGCTGGGTATTTCAGAACGTTCACGTTGTCAGAGAAAGTCAAACTCAAATACTCGGACTTAGCTTCTTCAGCGGAGAGTAAAGGAGCCAACCCACCGAGCTGCTCTGCTGAAAACACAGGAGCTGTTTTACGCTCAACCAGTTTGCGTTTACCGTCCTTATTCTCCAGAACGAAATCAGAAGGTCCGAGGAGACCGATACTCGGAGCAGTGCCGGAGTTAGGGTCGTAGTAGTCCTCACCGAACTCCTCCAGAGACATCGACCCCCCGTAGTTGATCACAGAGTCCAGGCCAGTCTCCGGTACTACCAGCAGAGGATACGAACCTGTGTTGAACAACGCATCTTCTATCGCGGTGGATATAAAAGAACGGATCGGATAAACGTTTGTGAAGAAATCGGATAGGTGTTTAGACACCCGACTTACCAGGTTAGTGGGAAAATCGTCAAATGGTAGCTTGTAGTAGATGTCCCTGGAGACCATATCCTGTGGCGACAGAATAGACGACACCAACAACTGCGCTGCCATCTCGATATCCGGAAGCATCTCACGCAGGTTTTGAGCTGTGGTGATGTCACTACTCAACCGCTTGGCTTGGTTTTGGAGAATCAGACTGTTGGGGTTACGGCCGTTGGTGCCATTAACCCCCGTCAGGTTCATTGTACGCGCTTCTACGAGCTTGGTAGCGATAGCCGCTGCCTGGTTATTCAGGAATGGTAAACGTTGTCCAGCGAGAGCTGGAGTGCGTGTAGGCTTATTGGTAGACATCAACAACTCCTTGGAGGAAGAATGAACGCCCTCTATCAGATTTTCAGAGACGAGATACACGTGTTGTGTAACACGCTCGTCTATAAGTCAGTAGCTACGGCTGAGGCTTTAAACCGCGCATTAATAGAAAGGGGTTGGTCGGTTGATCCAGACGATCCTTATACATGGAAGTACTACTTAAATTTAGCAGGAAATTACCACGACATCGATCTACCAATGACCGTAGTGTCTCTGGATAACCTGGAAGAGATTGCTTTCACGAAAGCTAATTTGGCCCAGCATAGAGCCACTGCTAAAGCTTACGCGTATGGTTCGCCATACTATCTGGAATTGGTACGTCGGTATCCCAAGCAGGAAGATCTGATCAAAGGGATCCTACAACCTATCCCTAGAGCTAAGTCCATCCCAGCCGCAGATCACGAGATCCTCTACTACGACCCCGTACTAGTAGAACCTCAAGAACAGAACCTGATTCCTAGATTGCAGCAGTTTATCGATGCGTTCTGGTATAACTGGCACAACCCAGCCTACGCTATCACGCACGACCTGGTAGACGGATACAGCATCGGGATACTGGCTACTCAGTTACCTGCTGAGATCGAGCGTATCCGTCTGGATAACGCTCACACCGAACAAGCACACAGCTTCCACATCTGGATGTATCTGCGCAGTAACGGACGTCTGGATGAGTTTCGTAACTACCTGACTACGAAACAAGCTCTGTGGTTGTATCGCAACATTCGTTTCCTACAAGCTAACGCTGGGAAACAATCCACGTTTGAGTTACTGATCGAACACCTGTTGACCGAGCGAGGGTTGCCCGTAGTACACTACGAGGCACAGAAAGACCTCACACCACTCACACAAGACCAGCTCGTAGCTAACGTGCAGTTCCATCCAGTGGGGCTGAACCTACCAGACCGTCAGGAAGTAAACCCTACTCCTCGTACTCCGGAGTATCTGCTCCAGAAAGAATGGCCTCTAGCTCCTGGAAACCAAGATCAGTATCCAGAGTCATTGGCTTTTATTAAAGAGAAGTGGGCTACTACTATCCGCGCTAAGTCTCCTACGAAAGTATTGGAGTCTCGAGCTGTAGATCGTTCGGGTAACGTTCCTTTCTTGCTGGAAGACGTGGTGGTGAACCACTGGCTGTACTGGGCGTGTACTAACCGCTACAACGTTATGTTCCAGTTCCAGTCTCCGATCTCCGGTGAGGGTTTCAACCTCAACCCACGTGATGCTTTCTGTTTGTGGGTGTGGTGTGTAAACCGTGGTTCTGGTAAAAAGGAGGATCGGATCGTAGATTGGGTAGCGGAGCGAGTGCGTCGTAATCGCATGCCGTCGACTGAAGAACTCAGAGCCCTCGTAATCCCCTCCAGACTGCCTGACACGATGTTTGAGCGTGTGTACAGTAGCATGCCTGCGGTGTCGCCTGTAGTGTCTGTGGATGCGTTCTACAAGCAGTGTGTGGCTATCCACACCTATGCACTCCAACAGTACGACTACTACACTCAGTTCCAGAACTACCACGACCGTGCGGCTGCTGAAGCCGTAGTAGGACACTTCTACGCCGACGTGGGAGTACCTCTGGCTACCGAAACCACTTACACCCAGTGGTTCCGTAATCGCGGCCTGCCGTTTGACGAGATGTCCCCTAAAGATGCCACAGAACTTGGGGAACAAATCGTCAAGCAAGCTACGGGGATTGGTTCTGTGACCACGTACAGCATTCGAGAGATCCAGGAAGCGATGCTACGCTTACTGCATCGTTTGAGTTCGTATACCATCCAGTCTATCCGTTCGGAGTCTTCAGACGCTTCAGTGCCTGTGGGTGTACCTATCATCCGTGTAGGAGATGAGGACTGTAGCCTGTCTGGTAGCACCCCGGTCCGACTGCAACCGGTACGAGTAGAACACGACGACTCTCGAGTACGTGACGCTCTGGCCGTAGCTGGTCGTCTGGGTAATCTGACTGTAAAAACGAGCTCTCGCGAATCCAGTGTTACACAGATCGATGTATGTCCCGACATTAGAATCGTAAACTCTCAGACCGAAACCATACGAGTGCGAGCAGGTAGTCTCCGCTACCGAGACGTTACTCCAGAGTAACGGTGAATTTATGAACTTCCCATCTTAGGAGTATAGCCGTGAGTAATGTAGTGAGAACGCTGTGGGGGGCTGGACTCCAGTCTTCCTTGTTTTTGAAAACTCAGTACGAGGTACTGCCGTTTACCACTCTCAACGAGAAACACGAGATCCAAAAAGGAGTATTGCCGGCTCCTGGTGAGACCCCTACCGAGATGTTGTTTGTAATGGGCGTAGGTGGCCACTACTACGAGGACAACGCTACCAGTATCCCGAAGATCAAGTACTATCGTCACGAGCCAGACCACGCCGCTCTGTTCCGTCAGCTCCCGATGGTTAAGCGTTTGCTCTCCAACGACCTGACTCAAGAACAGCGCCAACAATACGCTGGTCGTAAGGTAGTTACTGAGAACGGTATCAAGAAAGTCGAGTACTGGGCTAAGCGCCTGAACTTGGCTGATGTAGAAACCAAGTACTACCGGATTACCACGATCAACGGTGTGGAAGACATCAAGCCGTATGTGCCTGACTCTACCAACCTGAACCCACAACCCAAGAAAACCCCAGCGGATTCTTCGATCACCACTTCCAACGTGAAGCTGGCCGTGTCTACTATCGTGAAAATCCAACTGACTCCGTTTGACGTATCGGAGTGGTTGTCGGTGTGTAACCAAGAACTCGGTGACGCTGAATTCGGTATCGTGTCTGAGATGGCTATCGTTTCAGGTGTGAACAAAATCGTGCAGTCAGAAGCCTCTGGTGGTGCGAGTTTCAACTTCCAGGAAGTGATCGCTCAGCAGATCACCAGCTTCCTGGATGCTCGTTACGACTTGGTAGGCGCAAACCTGGGTGTGGAGAAAGTCCTCGACCTGGGCGACGCCGAACTGTTGATGACTGGTGTTACCAACCTGACCGGTGGGACTACTCCTGCCGCATTCAGCGGGACTTAAAAGATGGCTGCTCCGGTAGAAGACTACATCTACCGGGTGGTTGGGATAGACCCAGGTACGGAAACCCTGGGATGGGCTGTAGTAGACTTAGACTTGAAGCACCGGCAGATTACGATTCGAGCTGCTGGCACGTATTACGCTTCTCGGCTATCCAGCTCCCCATTCCAGGACTACGAACTAGCGTGCGGTAATCGCCTACAGCGTATCAAGCTGTTAGGGCGAGCTGTACGCAGTTTACTGGGTTACTACCAACCTCATCGGGTTTTATCTGAATCTCCTTTCTTAGGACGCTTCGCTGCGTCGTATGAGTCCTTAACGCAGTGCATGATGTCACTACGCGAGGCTGTGTACGACTACGACCCCAGTACTGTACTATGGGGGATAGATCCGATCTCGGTGAAAAAGAATGTAGGGTTTGAAGTGAAACGGAAGATGTCTAAACAGCAACTGAAGGAAGGAGTGCGTGATGCACTTCGTAAACTCAGACTGATTTGGGCTGATGGTGTCAACCTAGAGTCGCTTACAGAACACGCTGTGGATGCTATCGCAGTAGCGCTGTGGGAGGCTCGTAAATATTTCTGGTGTGGCTGATGGAAAACAATTATATCGTAGTGGAAGGTTCTGATTTCGCAGGTAAGTCTGAGCTGATTGTAAAACTCAAAGAGCATTACGAATCCAAGGGTCGTCGTGTGACTGTGGTGCGTGAGCCGGGTGGTGATCCTGTAGCTGAGGAACTCCGTCAGATCCTCAAATACTCGAAACATCCGATCTGCAACAAAGCCGAGACTTATCTGTTTATGGCAGCTCGTGCCCAAGTTCTGGAGCACGTCGTACTGCCTGCACTGAAACGAGGCGATCTGGTAATCTCGGATCGCGCTTACTACACCACGGTTTGCTATCAGATTGGAGACTACACTTCCTCAGAAGCAGACCTGGTGTGTGAACAAACCTACAACGTACTGGGTATCGCTCCTATCAATCTGATTCTCAACATCGACTACGAGACACTGCTGGCACGTCAAGCCTCACGTGGTATCGAGGTCGGAGAACGCATTGAGGCGCGTGGTGAGGAGTTCTTCCGTAAGGCAATACGTCTGTACCAGGAGATCTCTCAAACCTTCCCAGACGCTCATTCAATCGATGCTACAGGCAGTCGTGAATCTACACTCGATCAGTGTATCACGCTGCTGGATGCCATAGGGGTGTAAGATGGGTAAGCTGTTAGACATCGCACGTACCGCAGGGGATGCTGCGATTAATTTGATCTTCGGTCCTCGGGTAGCTGATGCGGTGGCTAGCGCTGTAAACTCTGTATCAGATGCTGAAGACCTAGACCCAGAGTCTGTAACGGGTAATGAATTACTAGCTCACGTAGAGACGCTTCCACCTGAACTACGCAGTACACTCCTAGAACGAGCGTTCGATATCGAACAGCTTCGTTTGGAGCAGGAACACGAGATGATGGACGTACTGGCTGATGCCGATAAAATCGGTAAGAGCTTTCGTCCAGCTATCGCTCTGATTATGTCTCTGATCTTAGGGGTGCAGGTTGGGGCGATGTCTGTACTGCTGGGGATTATCTGCTACCAGCAACTACGCTTGCCAAACGAGATCGAACTACTGATCACGATGGGACCTCCTGCTCTGATCGTACTGACGTACTTCGGCTTCGCTTCTAAGGAGCGTAAAGAGTTCCTGAAGCTGATTACGACTCGAGGGATAGGTGGTATAGCCACTGGAGCCGCTGGGCTGTTAAACGCAGCTGCAAGCGCTCTGAAGAAATGATACACCTATATTCCTAACAGGAGGAGCTTCGGCTCCTCTTTTATTTTACGCCTCACCGAAACGATATGACCTTTACCAACGAGGATACTCAAGATGCCTAATCCAAACCAAACTGGCTTTAGCAAGATGGCTGCTGAAGCTCTGGGGCTCGATCCGGCCGTAACCAAAGAAGTAGCAGATTCCTTCAATGCTTTTTTGAACAAACTTCCCCGTCCCAAAACTGAAGCTGATTTTGATCGTCAGCAAAACCCTAATGTTTTCGTAGATCAGATCCCCGAAGAGGAGGAACTTCCTTGGGTGATGAACCACCACTCTACTGACTACGGGGTGTGGATTGATTACGACGGCAGTCGTTTCAAAGACTATTACGCACTGCGTCTGAAGAACGGTAGCGTGGTGAACCTCGCACTGCCTAACGCTGACGTCTGGATTGCTGACGTATTGGCAGGTGGTACTGACCCTAAAGGCGTGGTATGGAACATCCATCCAGGCACTACGTTTAAGGATGACGAAGTCGCTCAGATCCAACTCGTATCGGATGCTTATCTGTCTACGTTCGCGTCACACGCAGCTACTGGCGTAGAGCGTATCAAACGTAATCGTCAGATGTTCCGTGACAACCTTCTCCCTACCGAAGATCCTAAAGTAACGGAGCCTGCCAAGATCATGGCGCGTCACTTCGGACTCTACATCGGGGAAGAGCAGATCGCCGGTAGTCATCGTAACCAACTGAAAGGAGAACTCTTCCATCGTAACGAAGATGGGACCTGGAGCTACAACTTCAAAGCTCACGTCGATTTCGGAGCTATCTCTGGTTACAATCCCAAACTTATGAAACTGGTTAAACAGTTTGGGGCTGTACTGCGTTTTCAGATCGATACCGTAGTGACTATTAAATCAGATGACCTGGTCGCTGACCAAGTAATCACTGACGGTAAGTTCGAAGTAGTGAACCCAGGACGTCGCCCAGATTACGACTGGGCTGCTTACCTGGCTAAGCTACCTCCGATGGTACTGCGAGTACACTTCTCGCACAGCTATCGTAAGAACTGATACACAGTACTGCTAGGACACACACTAAGCACGGGAAATGCGATATGAGTGAAATAGCCGTAGGATACGTAGGAGACCTGGACACACTACAAGGACGTGTGCGTTCGGAGTTAGAAGCTCGCCCCTGGTGGGGACACGTAGGGGAACTTCCACGCTGTATAGGCGTGGATGTTTACAACCGCCAACGTGAACTCATCGAGATCGGGAGTCTAGTACTGATCAACCCCCGAGTGGAGCGAGTGGACATCCACTCTGATTACTCACGTGTAGTTTACGATATCGTGGAAGGCGTAGGTGCACTCTACGCTAAAAACGTATTGCACGGGAATCTGGGGCTGCTACGTGTCGAGCAACACAATGGAAAAACAAAAGCAACAGTGAGGTTGGTGTAATGAAAGTTTTCCAAAACTACTTACGGGATATACTAACGAACGGTCGCTACAAACGCGATCGCACAGGCACTGGATGTTATTCTCTGTACGGACCTCAGTACGTTTACAACCTGCGTGAAGGTCTTCCGGTGATGACCTTGCGTAAGTTCAGTCCTAACGCCTGTATCCACGAACTCATCGGTTTCATCCAAGGACACACTAACCTGCGCGACCCGATTTTCAATGGGATTAAGATCTGGGACGAGTGGGCTCTGAAGGAGTCTTGTGTTACTCCTCAGGGCGTGGAGCTACAGCCTGGTGAAATCGGACCGATGTACGGCCACAAGTGGCGTCACTACAACGGCGTAGATCAGCTCAAGGAACTCGTAGAGAACCTGCGTAATCGACCGAACTCTCGTCGACACGTAGTGACTGCATGGGATCCTGCTCTACTGCCCGACGAATCGATCTCACCCGAAGAGAACGTGATGTTGGGACGTGGTGCTCTGGCTGAGTGTCATTGCTTCTTCCAGTGCTTCCCTTACGAGCTCACGCTCGAGGAGCGCTGCGCGATCTCTCCGATGTCTTACTCGGATTACTTCCGTGATGATGACGAAGTGTTCCCAGGCGCAGCAGATCGCCTCCAGTCGCTTCTGACGAAGTATGACGTACCTGAGTATGGAATGGATCTCAAACTCTACCAGCGCAGCAATGACGCTGTCGTAGGAGGTCCTTCGAACATAGCTCAGTATTCCGTGCTGCTGCACATGCTGTGTCATGACCTGAACTACGCTGTAGGGAACTTCATCCACTCGCTGGGAGATGCGCACATCTACTCTAACCACCTGTCTCAGGCTGAGGAGTTACTGCGCCGTGAGCCTCGCGGTCTGTCTCAGATCCGGATCACCGCTCCCAAGCGTACCAGTATCTTCGACCTGCGGTTTGAAGACATCGTGATCACTACACCAGAGCAACACCCAGCTCTGAAGTGTCCTATCTCGAAGTAAGGAGGCTGTAGTGGACTTGAAACAAACCCTACAGACTCAGCTAAAGTCTGCGAAGTCTGTGAAGATCACTCGTAACGGCGTACCACTGAGTTCTCGTAGCTTCCGTGAACAACGTGAACGCTTGATCCAACAGGTTGTCAAAAAAGATGTGTCTGTAGAAGCTATGGAAACTGGTCGGCGTAGTGTTTACCACGTTCAGATCGGTCTAGGTAGCTACACCGTCGTAATCGGTTAGTGCTCGCTCTGGGTTGCAGTTGTAAGTGAACCTATATTACTACACTGCAACCTAACTAAAGGAAAAGAAGATGATTGTAACTGCTGTTTGTAAGAAAGGATTTGTGGATCCGGTACTGGTACAGAACTTCGTACTGGTAAATGCCATCGAAGAATTCGTAAAAGATAACCCTGGTACTGAGTCGGTACTGAGCTCGTCTTTCCGTACCCTACGCCCAGCTGAATGGGCCGCTGGTCAGCGTGAGTACACTGTACTGCCCTGGACTACCACTCGTGAGCTGGATTACACCATCGTGTTGTGGATGTCGCCGAACGTACACCACTTCGATCGTCCGGTTAAGAAGCAGTCTGCGAAGACTCGTAAAGAAGGGGACGATGCTCGTCTGTATATGACTGCCATGGGCGAAGCGCTGGGCGCTACTGAAGTGCGTCCGAAGTTTGTTGCTATTCGTTTGCCTAACGGCGACCGTGTAGGTTTTATGATGGCTGTGTTTAAAGGACACCTGCGTCACACCGAACCTGGAACTCCGACTGAAGTTCCAGCGGATTCCGTATTCCATCCAGAACCCGTTACCGAAGCTCCGGTAGAAGTTCTGGCTTCCACCGACCCCGTACCTCATTCCCGCGATATGGAGGGACTGTAATGTCCGTATTGGCTGTATTCATTACACACAACGTCACTGCCGAGCAGTTGCTGACAGACAACTACGCCAACTCCCTGGTAGCTGTGTGTCTGGGTATCGATCCGATTCACGTCGACCCCACTCGTATCCGTCTGGATCTCGAGGAAGTAAATGAGCTCGACGATTCCAAGCGTATGTGTATCTTCTCCTACGATCCTGCTTTTGCCAGTGACGACTCCGACATCACCGCCGGTATCGCTTACGTAGGTCCGGAGTTGGTCGGTGTAGATCCTTCCAAACCGGAATGTGAAAACGAAGAGTGGTATCAGAACGCTACTTCCAGTATGTGTACTGTAGCGGCTCTGGTAGGTCTACCCGAAGTCACCCAAGCGGGTGTGATGGAGTTCTTCCACACCACTCGTCCTCAAGAAACCCTACGCTACCTGATCGGTATCTCTGGAGCTGAAGATGCAAAACCCGAAGTTTGAAACCGTAACTACCTGCAAAACAGTAGATCGCCTGGCGATGACTGATCACGAGTACCTCGTGTGGTGGGCTGAGCACTCCAGTGAACATCGTTGTGCTGACCTCTCCTCGGCTGGCGTAGATATGACCAAGGAACGCGAGGGTTACCTCGTACGTTACCAATCCGGTACTGACCAGGAATACTACTCCTGGAGTCCGAAAGAGATCATGGCTGCTGCGGTACTGCCGCCTCTGATCAAGATCGATCTCGAAGCCTTGGCTGTGGATCCTGGTTTTCAGGAAACCGTCACACGAGTTCGCAGTAGACTCCTCGCCGTTCAGCGTGATCTCGAGAAAGCTCGAACAGCTACTTTCACACTGCCGGAAAACTGCACCGACCCCAGTGAAATCATTCAAGCCCTGCTGACGAGTCTTTCAGTAGCGCCGAAAACTATCGAATCTGCGTGTCCCAAAATCAGCGAAGTTGCTGACACATCGGTTCGGCGGTGCGAGCCGAACTTCAGTCCTCTGTTTGAGAAAGTGCACGCCGAGTTCCTTCGGAAACTGAGCGTGACTTCTCTGCCTCAGGCTCTGGAAGCTGCGCTGATGGTTTACACCGATGGTCTGACCTACACCGAAGAATAACCTAACCAGAGAGGAGGCTCGAGCCTCCTCTCTTTTGCACGGAGTTACTAATGGACAGTTTAAACTTTGTAAAGATGAAGGTAGAATTACCAGTAGAGTGTGTACCGATGACTGACATCGAATACCACGGTCACTACGTTACAGGTAAAGGTAAGTTTATACCACCAGCCCTCGGTAGTCTGGATCGTAACAATCCTCGGGATGGCTGGTTGATGCGGTTTAACTCAGGAAAGTCGAATGAGTACTACGCTTGGTATCCACTGCCAGAGCTCGCCGAACAGTTATCTGTAGAGTTTTCTAATCAGGCAGAAGCTTTCGATGGACTGCGACAAATGGCCAGTAGCGTCCTACAACAAATCCAATCCGGTGTAAGCTATTACGACGTCTTCAAGAAGTGATTTAATACGCTTACGACAACTTTATGTTCACTAATAAGGGGTTTTGTAAATGAGAATAGAGTTACGACATCAGTTCTCCAGTATCGACTCAGTGGAGACTTTACTGCAAGCTATCACAGCTAACGTACTGGATGCACTGCAACATCCACATGTCGGGTATTTCGAGTCTACTGTCATGTATTCTTCAGGTCCTGGTCAGCGATTCGAAGACCATTACTACGACCTGGCTGTAGTGTCGCAGGTAGCGCCTTCTGTGCGCATCTACGCACAAACCATACCTACCCATTACCGACTGGATCCGGAGTTACTGAACAAGATCTGGGAGCGTGTGAGCGGCGTCCAGGATGTTAAGCAAATCCCACTGGCTCTGCGTGGGTTTGATTCTTGGTATTGGAACCTAGCTCAGGTAGCTTGGATGGCTGCTGATCGACTGGGTGCAGATCCTATCCTGACCTATGTACTTCCAGCTGTGGATTACGAAGGTACTCCACTACCGCCTACCTTTATAACCGTATATGTAAACGTACCAGAGGAAGACTGATGCGCTTAACCATTCTCTTCCACGAGACCACGTATCCTAACGAGGTTACGGAGATCCTGCGTAAACTCTTACCGGACGAGCCTAATGTGGAATCCATACACCACGTGCCAGATGATGGTGTGAACATAGCCACTTACAACCTCCCATGGCGTAAGGATCCTGATCTGGTAGTGGGAGTCTTCCCGGAAGGTACTCCCGTGCGGTTTATCGCACAGCGTGCTTTCAGCGAATGGCAACGCAAGTTCCCAGACGCTCGCACTATCCAGCTTCAACAACAAATCCCTACGCTCGAAGAAACCAACCCCATCCAACACCCAGACCCAGTACTGCGTACCATCGGGAGTATCGTGGTGTCTGTACTTTATGTAACCTTCTCACTTACTTATCGTAAGGATTTGTGTGAGTTACTGACAGGTTACCCCGAGAATTGGTTGGTGCTAACCGATCACACCGACGGAGGTGTCGGGAAGATGTTTCACATCCACGCTGAGGAATATGATTCCGAAATAGAAAGTAGCAACCCCGGAGTAGTCCACTGACACATTCCGTGTCTGGAACTCCCGCATGGGTGGGTACGGCAGTATCCCACCCCCTTCCAACCCTCTAAAGGAGATCGTAAAAATGCGATATTTGCTGCCTATGCTGTTTGCTCTGTTGAGTCTGGTAACTACACCCACTCAAGCCTACAGCTCTACCTCCGGCTGGTCTAGCCAGTCTCGTACCATCGTACTAGCAGCCGACCGAGTCGGCGTAGATGCTACTACGCTTTCCGCTATCGGTTGGATTGAATCCAGGTTCAATCCTCGCGCTGTAAACCGACACACTCAGGCTACTGGTATGTTCCAGTACAAAGCTTCCACCTGGCGATCGCATACCAAACGCTATGGGCGAGCCTACGGCATCACGCCAGGCACTCCTCGTACCAATGCACTAGCTAACGCTACGATGGCTGCCATCGACCTCAAGCGCCACCAAGACGCACTCCAGCGCGTCCTAGGACGTCCTCCTGTTCCAGGGGAACAGTATATGGCACACTGGTTGGGCTTGGGAGGAGCAACTCGTATTCTCAAAGCACCTGGGTATCGTAATGCGGCAGTAATGTTCCCAGCAGCGGCATCTAAGAATCGTAGTTTGTTTTACACTTCCAAAGGCAAGCCTCGTACCGTAAGACAGTTGCGTGACTACGTGAACTGGAAATTCGGAGTGATTGGGGCTCAATTCGAACAAGATGTAGAGATCCTCACAGCGAGGTTGTAATGTTACTGACACACGGCGTACCGCTGGTCATCCCAGCCCCTAGTGTAAGTGATGAAGAACTAGCAGTACAGCAAGCCGTGACACTACATCTGGAGGGAGCCTAGGCTCCCTCCCTTTATGTCCGAATGGAAATAAATAAAAACATATATCATTTCCGTGTGAACCTAACAATAAGGGATTTTAAGATGGAACGTTATTATTTGTTTGTTGGAACTGTATCTCGAGCCAAACCTCCCCTGATAGAAAATCTTCGCGAGGTTAATCTGGAAAGACGCACCATCGGTATAGATGGAAAGAGACTTGCACTTATACTTACCGTAAGCTCCAAAACCGATAAAGTTTTAACATTTTATTTCGATGCCAGCTATATGTCGGAACCGGCACCTGGCGAGCAGTTTTTACTCGAAGAGCAAGAATGCATCTTTATTCATCCCAAACATACCAGCGGCAACACCCCGCTAACAGTTAGTCTTGGGCAATTGATGAGCCGCAACGGTTCTGAATCAGACCTATACACCCAAGAGAGTTTCGATGCTACCTATTCTGTAGATTCCTTTAAACGACTGACACTGAAAGGAAAGTAACATGGAAAACGAAATCGATCTCGTACCTGTTCCTGTTAAAGGACGTATCGTACGTCGTGACGGCAAGTACCACGTCGTACTGACTATCGATCGTAAGACTGGTAGCTTCTTTCTGTGGTGTCGTCGCGGTACTCATGACCGTAAGGTCTCAGGTCACACACTGACACTGGAAGCCGACGACGTAATCACTGTTAGTCGTACTGAGCAGTTCCCACAAGACACTCTGAGCGCTATGCGTTTGGAAGAGTATTACCCAGTAACTAAGGATTAAGCATGCAAGTCACAATGAAGCACTACACCTCTACTCGCTACACTAAGGATCAACTAAAATCTCTGCGTCAGCGTATCCAGATCGTTTCTAGCGCTCCAGTGAATTTCTTCTACAAGGGGGAGAAACTCGAGATTGACCACATCGGCGTACACCTGACGGAACGTCGTTATGGGTTTGATCTGACCTTCGCCAAGGTGCTGGAATTCCCCGAGATTCCAGAAGGGCACGAAGTCACCATCCAGATGATCAGTACCCACGGTGACCCTGACACCGAACGACACATCGGTAGTTTCAACATCGAGATAGCTCTCCCCACACTCCAGTCTCGTTTCCACGAATACTTCACCAAAGACGTAATGCCAGTACCGCTGTCTTCTACACTCGGGGACGTCGCTGAAGACGTGGCTGAACTAGCCCAACTGACCGGTCATTCCAAATGGAATTTCGGAAAGACCACCACCGAATATGAAATCCAACTTGATACGCATCTCGCGGCTGTCGGAACTACCTTGGAACAAGTTCACTCGGAGTTCCTGCGGGGAGTGGTTCTGTCCGCGCGTTATCCGGACGAAACTCGCTATCTGAACGGTTGTTTGTCTTACGGAAGAACAGGTAAATGTCAGTAATCACTCTACGTGTGTCCCGTAAAGGAGTCTGGGCATACCGAATGTTTTTACTTACGCTTGTAGCGCTTACTGTGTATCACACCTACCAGTTCCTACAGCACACTCCCAACCACCCCAAACCAATACCCAGTAAAGTAATCGACTCTACTGGTGATGTAATCTACTACCCAAGCACTCACGAGGTAAAATAAAATGGCCGATCTCGACCGCAACGTAATGCTCTCCACTCAAGTCGCTTTCGCAGACCAGACCGAACTCGAGCAGTTCCAATCCACTAACGTACTGCCGCGCGAAGTTATGGAGCGTGGTATTGTGGTGAACCGCTACGGCCACCAGGATACCGTGACCCAACAAGCTTTCGAGCTGCCCGACGAGCTCGAAATGGTGATCTGTGAAATCGATGAAGTCGATGATGAACCGGAGGATGAATAGTAATGTCTGTCCAAATCGATCCCAAGTACGTTAAGAAACTGGCTCGCAACCGGGGTACTGTAAAGCAGTTGGATCCGCTGATGGTAGCCTGCCCTAAAACCGGCTTGCTCTACCCAGTCACTACTGACGCCCCCGTGAACTACAACATCGGTGACGTACTGGAGTTCTCCTCCAGTGGCGACCTGGTAGCTCACACCCCGAAAAAGACCAAGGCTCGTTCCAGTAACGCTTCCTCTGGTATGACTCTACACACCACCACGTTCTCCAAAGACAAGTGGCTGAGTTGGTAAGGAAACCAGGGTATCTTAGGGAGGGGCTTCGGCTCCTCCTTTTTATTTTGTTTCAGGGGGTTGTGGATGATAGACCCAGCTACTTTGGAGAGTTGGTTTGGAGACGAAGCTGGTCTTCAGATCTGGTATGACGTAGAAGAGTTCGCAAGACTACCTGATGGTGGGTTTCTAAACCACTGTACATCAGGAGCTCTGTATATACAGTCCGTATTAGGAGAGGGAGAGATCTACGGGTGGTTTGAAGGTACTAACCCAGATCGTCATCCCAAGATCTTAGGTGGTCACGACTTCCTAGTGTATCGTGATAGATGGATAATCGATCCGTGGTTGTCGGTGTATCGTTGTATAGCCCCTAAAACGGTTTGGGACTTACACACTGAGTTAGACACCATACGTGCATACTACGGAGATCCTACGACCTGGGTAGTACTACGTCCCGAGGGCTTCGTAAAAGTAGAAGGAAAATGGAAATGAGTTTGATCGCATTGGATCCTGAATGCGTGGTATTTGATACCTCGTTTGTTACCAGTAAAGGTTTTATAATCCAGCAACCCAAAGGACGCTGGTATCCTGAAGATAAGATGTGGGTACTGGGGTGTGGTGGGATGTTCAACGAAGCTGCGTATGAAGAGATACGCCAGCTCGCTAAGGAGTATCTGGCTACTGGTGTGGCAGTGGAACACAAGAATGAAGAGTTGTTCTTCCATCCGGCACTGATCACTACACCAGATCGTGCGCTACGACTGCATTGTGGTAAGCTACAGGAGGTAATCGAGCCTGAGCAGTGCGATGGTATCCTGGATCGTAGCTGGATTTTGTGTCAAGCCCAGGGACTCGGTTACTTGGAAACATTTCGGGTGATGTCTGTGGTGTGTCCTACGCTGCGTTACATCGCACATTATTCCCGTCTAACTGGTGAGATACAAGGAGCTTTCGATGCAACTACTGGTATGTAATGGTGCGCTGTGGATTCCCACAAGCGTGATCCCTAACCCCACTACCGTACAACACCTAGACCCCGGTACGTTCTACACCGAGTATGGACTGGTGGTGGCAGCTAGCTGGAATGGAGCCGAGGTGTTCAGAGAGTACCTCGAAACAGGGCACTTTAGTACAAACCTCCCCATCGAAGCTCCGATGGATCTGGGGGTAACCTACGGACACGACCAGAAACTCCGTGTATGGCAGCGTATCGGTAAAAAGATCATCTCGCGTGTACTGCCGGTAAACGAACGTATTCCGAGAGCTGTGTTTGGGTTTCAGGATGAAATCGAACCGTTAGATCTGGCTACCGCTGTAGCGTTGCAGCAGTTCGCTGTAGAGGGGATGGACTACGACGGAGGTTTCCTGTCCAGAAACCCGAACTGGACGTGTCACGTTCCTATGTTGATCGACACGCTCTCAGCCAACATACTGCTGGTACGACCTAGCAGAGAATGGACAGGGGTGTCGCTGATGAGGCTTGGAAGTGATTTTAAACCGATCCCTGTAATAGTAGGGAAGAAAACGAAGGGATAAGGTAATGACAGTCGTCGTAATAAAGGATGGCATACTGGCCATCGATCGGTGCGTTACTTCCTCACGCGAGGGGAGATTTGTTTCTAAAAAACCGCAAACAAAAATGTTGGAGTTTTCCAAGGACAGTGAACTTACTATCAGAGGAGAACCTCTGGTCAAAGCTTTCATTGCTGGTAGCCTGACCAACGCACACACGATCCTCACCGCAATACATTCAGAGAAAACTGCGAAGTCTCTAGAGCAGTTCCTGGAGCTACACCGTCTCTACAGTGTCACTATGGCTGGGATGTATTGGTTCATCCCTTCCAGTAAGAAACCAGGAGTCTGGTGGATTGTAAACTGGAATACTGGCGTAATACGAACAGTACCACATACGGAAAGCTACGTTACTCGCCCTACGGACGCCAACGCTACTGAGCTGGAAAAGTGGTTTGACACACCAGAAGAGGTCGTGTGGTTCTACAACAAGCTGAGCTCCGCGTGTGGGTTTGGTGTAAACATCTACAATCCTTGGACTGGAGTACTCGAGCAGATAGACGAGCCTAGTCCTGAGGTAGCTGAGAAAATCAGACAAACACTGATACGCAGCATAGACCTCTGGTTCCTGCGAGAACCAGAACCTAATGCAGAACTAAGTGCTGGAGATAAGGAGTTGGTTAAATGACAATTTCTGTTTACTGGAAGGGGAAGTTTGCAACGGATCGGCAGATAAGTATAACAAAGGCCGGGAAGACTGTAGGTAAGTTGAGTCAAACGAAGATCAGAACGTTTGATGAACATAGTCCTTTTCTGTTTAATGGACACCACGTTCGCGCAATAGCTGTGGCTGGAACCCCTGCTGAGTTGGATGAAATTCTAACGGATGTGTCAGTTGAGGACCGTCCATTCCACGAAAAGGTAAACTACGATTTACTAAACTACTACTGTATACGTAAAGAAGGGGGTGGTAAATACGACATCCTCACGTGGATTTTAGCCGACAAGCTGTATCGCGTCAACTGGACTGCGTTTACTTGTCGAACTTACCGGAACGATAGCATAGATACAACTTTATTTATTTCAGAACCTTCAGACGTACAGTTACCACTTGAAACTATCAGGTGGTGTAATTCAGCAGAAGAGATAGCGTGGCTTTACAACGCCTTCTCACGTGGTTGTGGTTACGGTGTAGATGTGCTGGACATCCACACTGGGGAGGTTACCTACCACCCTTACCCTTCCGAAGACACCAGACAGCGTATCCGTCGTACGCTGCTGGACAACTTGGATCGTTTCTTCTGTCCCCCTATTCCAGAGGACCGTGAGGAACTACTGGTTTACGAAGTCTAATCCAGGCTCCATTGGATCTGAAACCTAAATTACTTTAATGACTTGTGGTTCTTTAGAGAACCACCATACCTACGTAGCCTACTAATAAGGAAATATCGCTATGTTCGAATCAATACGTAAAGCTTACCACCTTCTGCGTTCCTTCCCGATGATCCGTGAAGTTTGTCGGCTCGGATACGATCTGGTTCCGGCCGGGTCTCAACTCCACCCCAACCCCGAGGTACGTCGTGAACACTATCGGGGGTTCCGTGTGATCGACTCCAAAGGTCGTGAAGAGATCTTCCGTCCTACTCGTGAACTCGGGATTGTAGAAGAGAAGCGCATCCTGCAAACTCTCTATGATCGTGGTTACACCGTCGAGTGTGTGTGGGTGGAAGAACAATACCGCTCTCGTGAATGTATCGATTGGGTTTACGAAGAGCGCTACTACAACTTCTGGGGCTATATCCACAATGCTTAAATTCGTAGTATCCCGACTCGTGGGGTGGGAACCCCACGGTCGTATTGCTTGGCTGATTGCTATTCGCGTGGTATGGTTTCGTTTGCTTATAGCCGCAAGCATGGCTCTCGCCTGGAACTCCGACTACGGTTGGTTTACTAAGGCGGTAGTAACCCTGGTACTGATTCTCTTCTGGTCTGCGGAACGTCGTGGACACTTACAACAACTGGAGCGTATACAATGACTCTCGAAGAACTCCGTACACTGACCGATACGCTTCGTTACTACTCGGATGCGTATCACCTACGCAACGAGCCTCTGATTTCTGATGCTGAGTACGATGCTCGGTATCGTTTACTGGAAGCCGCTGAGGCGATCCACGGAGCTCTCCCCAACTCTCCTACCCGACTCGTAGGGGGCGCTGTTAAAATCGATTTCAGCACTGCTCAGCATCGCATTCCTATGCTCTCACTGCGAGACGTCTTCGTAGCCGAAGAACTCGTGGAGTGGTTGGAGTGGTGTACTCGTCAGTCTCAAGACCAAGCCTGGTTTATTGCCGAACCTAAACTCGACGGTTTGGCTCTGAGTCTGACCTACGAACACGGACGCTTGGTACAAGCTCTGACTCGTGGTGACGGGACTACTGGTGAGTTAGTAACAGCACAAGCCATGGCTATCCAAAACGTGCCTCTGCGTATTCCAGCTCAGGAGCGCATTGAGTTCCGTGGTGAAGCTATGCTCACTCGTCAGCAGTTTGCTAAGCTGCGTACCAAAGGCGTAGAGCTCGCTAACTGTCGTAACGGAGCAGCTGGTGCTATGCGTAACAAAGACCCACGTAAGACTGCTGAACGTGGTCTGCGGTTCTACTGCTACCAAGTACAGCGGGACGTAGTAGGAGCTACGCAACAAGCTGAACTCGCTTTCGCTAAAGAACAAGGCTTCGAGATCTCGCTCGATCTCCTCTCCCCTTACGTAAACCAAATCGTAGGACGTTCTCGTGAGTGGTTGCTGGCTACTGTAGCTACCGTTAAAGAACGTCGCGATGAACTCCCGGTGGACATCGACGGGATAGTGTTCAAAGTCACTTCCATTCCACTTCAGTCTGCACTAGGTTGGGTTTCCCGTACTCCTAAGTGGGCTGCTGCTTGGAAGTACTACGGGGACACAGCTGAGACTACGCTGGACGACATCGTAGATCAAGTCGGACGTACTGGAGCTATCACTCCTCGTGCGGTACTGCAACCCGTTCGCATCGGCGGTGTTACGGTTTCCTCAGCTACGCTGCACAACTACGACGAAATCCGTAGACTCCAAATCCGTCCTGGCGTCAGAGTCCTACTGGAACGAGCTGGCGACGTTATCCCGAAGATCCGTGGTGTGGTGGGACATCCTAGTAAGGTAGTGTACACACCTCACGCAGAGCCTACTGAGTGCCCTGCTTGTGGTATTGCTTTAGTGCGTGCGGAAGGTGAAGTAGCGCTACGCTGTCCTAACGCGTCAGGCTGTCCCGCCCAGTCCCTACGTAGACTGATGCAACTCGTGTCTCGTAAAGGATTCGATGTGGAAGGAGTGGCTGAAGCTACTCTCATCCAGTCTGGAGTAGACATCGCCAATGCAGGACTTCTGTGGACCTACGACGCAGCGAAGTGGCAGTCCTTAGGGTTGGGTCCGGTAGAAGCTCAGAACGTTGTAAAAGCGTTCCAGAGCCGTCTGGATATCCCTGCGCACCAGTACTACTTCGGGTTAGGTATTCCTGGAGTAGGAGAGTCTACCGCGAAGCTTTTCGCTAAGCATTATCCGAATGTTCACGCTCTAGCTAAAGCCGCTATCGACGGAGTGCTGATAGCTCTGCCAGACGTAGGGGTAGTCACCCAAGCTTCTGTGTGTGAGTTCTACGAAACCAACCGAGCTTTCCTGGAATCGTTAGACACAGTAGGAGTTACTCCTGTAGTGACTACCACTGGAGTAGAACAGCGCTTGGCTGGTAAGACCTACGTAATCACCGGTAGTTTCACCAACTACACTCGTCCCGAGATCCAGACCGCACTAGAAGCTCTTGGAGCTAAGGTTTCAGGTTCGGTCTCTAGTAAAACCACAGCAGTGTTTGCAGGTGCAGACGCTGGTAGTAAATTAACCAAAGCCCAGGAGTTGGGAATCCCAGTCCTGGGAGAACCCGAGCTCATTCTGGAGTTAGGAGCTTAAGATGTCATACGCAAAACCAATGAGTGAGCAGGAAGTTGAATACATGCGGGGTCTAGAACCCCGCGATCTACTGACAGCTTCTATCCAAGACTGTCGTATCCAGTCTGATCCCCGTCAAGCCCACAAGCATTCCCGTAAAGTAGATCTGTTTATCCGGGCAATCCAACCTACTGGGGAAGTGAAACTCTACACCTCTCCTAAAGAGTGTATTGAGCTGCTGGAGCTTGCGGCTAAAGCGTTCGAGGGAGGAGACTACCGTAACCTTACCGACAAACGCCAAACCTCTTACGATCGCACCTACGCTCGTAAGAAGACCTGCAAAACCCGTACTACTATTCTGGAGTTCGACACCTACCGTCAGGTCGGTGAGTTAAAGAAAACAGATGTGCAGTATTTCGTGAGTATTACCACCCCGACCGTATTCGATGACCCAGGTATCGAACTCGGCCCTGAAGACCTCAAGTAACTGAAAGGAGTTTTACATGAATCGTTCCGCTGTAGCAGTAGCCCGTCGTATCGTTTCGGTAATGGAAAAGCAAGAGCGTACTCTGGTACAAATCCCCCGAGAGGAATTCAAACAACTCTCGGGCCGTAGTCAGCTTCGTAAGTCGTTTGAACAAGAAGTGCTGGGCCATCTGGCCGAGCAAGGTTACCTGGGTGTATTCGGTGACTCGTCGGTATTGGTATCCTACGACGAACTCCAACCTGAGCTTCAATTGGAGCCTGGTAGCCTCCAGTTCCGTCGTCGTAAGCGTAAGTTCCGTAAGCCCGCCGCTGTAGCGGCTGAATAAGTCGGTTCCAAAATACCATAGGTACATATTACCTAAGTGCAATTCTGATTGTAAATGCGCTAACGCGCCCAACTGCTAATAAGGAAACTCGTAATGAATCGTCATGACAACATCGGTTTTGAAGTAATGCTCAACCTGGGTACTCTGGGTAACGCCAACCAAGGCGGCGGCGCTTGGGTAACTCGTCTGTGTGTGGTAGTAGACGCCCCCACTGTTGGTGCGGATGGCGTCGACAAAGCTGGTAAGGTGGTTGCTGACTTCATCCGCAAACAGACTGACGTGTGCCCGTATCTGAACCTGGGTGGTGGTGAAGTCGCAGCGGAGCAAGTCGGTAGCTGGTTGTCCCAGGTAGCTGACGCGGTGGAGGAAGAACTGCTTCCTCGCTGGGGGTTCTTCGGAGCCGAGCTCCAGCATGAGAACTACGAAGGTAAGTTGGACAAAGCTGTGCTGCGCATCCAGCCGCACTGGCATCAGTTCTAACAGCTACTGCGCATAAGCAGTACCGAGTGTAGGGGGCTACCCCCTACACTCTTCTTTTTCTTTATCGCAAAGGAGTCGTGATGAGCAAAGTTCCTCGTCACCAGTGGCCTATCTACCAAATCGATGATGGTCGTCCTTGCCGTATCCAGGGTTTCCATTACTCTGAGACACCGCTGGTAGGTACTCTGAAACCTCAACCGATGTTTGTGTCAGACCACCCCACGGAGTATGACGCACCGTGGCTTAAAACCAACCGACCGGAGTGTTACACCGGGTGGTTTGAGTTACGTCAACCTAAGGTGGTAGAGTCGCGTACTCCATTCGACCACTTGGGCAGTATCACTGACTGGAGTGAACAAGGTTACGATTCGGTGGTGTGGCGCGACCCACTAGCTGAGTCAGCTCAGTTCCCCGCCGAGATCTGGTTGTTTAACGCGCAGGACGCGCAGATGACCCCGATGTTCCCAGTGGTCCCAATAGCTAGAATCATCGCGGAGCAGTCCCCGCCTCCGATGTTTACTCCACCAGAAGACTCGGAATACGAATACCTAGTACAAATCGTCTAATAAGGAAATACATCATGTACCAAGATTCCACCAAGCCCGCGAAAGAGTTCCAACCACCTAAAACTATCCTAGAGACAATCGGTTACCTGCGTCGACTACTGCAAGGTTCTACTCGCATACATTCCCGCTCACCACACACGTACCAGTACCGGTTGGCTAGTGGGGTTATGTGCGTACTTTCTAGTTGCAGTGACCCAGAAGCCCGTTACGAGAAATTCGAGCGAACAGTCTGGAAAAGATTGTTCGAACGTCCTACCCTACGGATCTGGGTGAAGAGTTTTCCGGGGCTTAGTTTGCTCGATCTGATAACATTGGTTAACGGTGAGGTCGATTTGTCG